GGCGGCACCGGGGCCCAAGGTTATCAAGGCCTCCAGGGCAGCACCGGCCCGCAGGGCTATCAGGGTCTGCAGGGCAGCACCGGGGCGCAGGGGTCGCAGGGGCTGCAGGGCAGCACCGGGGCGCAGGCTTCCATCACCGGCACCGCAAATCAGGTTCTCGCCAATGGCACGAGCGGCAGCGCCCAAACGGGTGCCGTTACACTCACGCTCCCACAGTCGATCAGCACTTCAAGCTCGCCCACATTTGCGGGAGTAACCGCGGCATCGCTGACCGCGCCGAGCGCCACTGCGCTAACCCTGCAGGCTGGCGCCGCGGGAAATACCAACGTTGTGGCGGCAACCGTTGGAACCGGGATTTTTCAGGTCAACCAGAATGGCGTCGCCTCCGGCAACGTCCCCACGCCCAACACCGGGGCTATCGCGCAATTCGTGACCGCGCAGGCGTCGAATCCGGTCTATTTCCAGTTCAACTCCTTCGCCACCTCGACGCGCATCGCCCTCTACCGCGCCGATGGCAGTCCGGGTTCGCTGAGCGCCCTCGCCTCCGCCGACAACATCGGCGGCATCACTTGGGGTGGTTACAACGGCAGCGCGTTCAATTTGTATTCGGCGGCGATATTGGCCTACGCCGCGAACGCTTGGACAACCTCCTATGAGGGTGCCTATATCAACGTGCTGACGACGCCGACGACCGGCAACACCGGCCAGATCGTCGCGCAATTTTCGGCGCAGGGAAACCTCATCGTCGGCACATCGCCGGCCGATACGGGCCTCACGGGCGCAGGCGGCCTAAGCGTGATGAGCACGACCGCCTCGACCACGACGGGCACGGGGTGCGCGGTGTTCGCGGGGGGCATCGGCGTGGCGGGGGCGATTTATTCCAACGGGCTCACCGTGGGTGGACACAACACCATCATGGTTTCGGGTGCCAACGCCGCCGGAAGCAACACACAATCGCTGACAATTTCTAGCGTTGATCCGGGTGGGGGTGCGACCAACAACGACATCTATTTTCAGGCGCTTGCCACCGGAGCCCCCAATATCCGTCTTCAGGTCAACAGCACGGCGGCCGACATCGGTTTCAACATCGGCAACACGAATGTCTCGGCGCTGGCGGCGCAGATCGACGGCAGCAACAACGGGCAACTGAGCGTCCGTTCTGCCACATGGCAAAGCACCGGATCGGCGGGTTCGGGCGCGGTTGGCACCATCACCCAAGCCGATGCCGCGCTGTGTCTTCTGGCCACGCCGGGCGCGACGGGCGCGGCTCTGAAATACGGGTTTGGCACGAGCGCACCCGACTACCCGTTCACCTTTGTCGCTACCACGGGCATCGGCAAATTTGTCATCAAGACGGCGGATACGAACGGCATTATCCTGGCGATGGGCATGTTGGCTGGAAATTATGTGTTTTTCCAGAGCACCGCTCAAGGCTCGGGCACCGCCGTTGCCCTGCAATTCTGGGATGCGACCAGCGCCCGCCTGACCATCAATCAGGGCGGCGTGGTACAGCTCAATTCGCTGGGGCTGGGGGCGCTCGTCACGGACGCCAGCGGCAATATCAGCGCGGCCACCATCGGCGCATCGCTGTCTTTGTCCGGCGGCACGCTCAACACGATTCAGGCGCTCACGACCGCCAGCACGCCAACCTTTGCGGGGCTGACCACCAGCAGCGACATTCAGTTTTCCAGTAATCTCGGTTACGGGTTCACCTCGGCGGGGGGTAGTCGGCAGATTGGCATTACTAACGCCGGGACTATGATCAATAGTTATCTTGGCGTAGGCGCGGCGCCTACCACGACAAGCAGGCTGCATGTTTCGGGTTTGCCCACCAGCAGCGCAGGCTTGGCGACCGGCGACGTGTGGAATAACGGCGGCGTGCTTAACATCATATGAGCACCGACCTCAACCTCGTTTCGCGAAGATGAGCCAATTCAACTTTCTCTCGGTCTTGGGCGCGGAGAACGGCATGGCGATTGGCGATGGCGGCGCGAACGCGCAGCAATACGCGGGGCCGATCCCGCCAGTTGTCTCGCCCGCCGCGCCGCCCGTTCCGCTCGTCGGCAACCCGTCAGCGTCTTCCGCTTATGACGCGATCTTGAAGGTTTGCGACGGGGCGGGCGGGTTCTCGCTCGCCAGCATTACCGTCGCGCAGGGCGCCCAAGATTCGCTCAATTTTGCCAACGGTGCGCATGACGTGACGGTCTCAGGCACGCTGGGCGTCGGCGCCGTTCCCGGCGTCCGCGTCGTGACCTCCAAGGGGCCGAACCGCAACCTCGCCTTTGGCGCGACCGTGCTCGCGCAAGCCGGCACCGAGGAGGAGATCGCCCTTGGCGACTGGCTCGACGAAAGCTATGGCGCGCCCGACCGGCTCGACCTCACGCAGGTCACCCGCGCCGACGGCCAGAGGGTGCGCGTAGTGGTGGGACATTCGCCGTGGCCCAAAACGAACGCGAACCAGACCGTGCTCCTGTGGCGCAGCCTGTGCATGAAAGGCTACTGGTGGTTCAAGCGGTTCGCCCGCCTGTGCTGCGGCACCCCGCTCGGCACCCCCGGCCCCGCCAATTTCCTCGGCTTCATCAACCTCGGCGGCGATGAGAGGTGAATTTTAGGCATTGCCAAGCCGCGCCAAAAAGCCTATCGGCTTATCCGCCATGAGCAAAGTCATCTTGAAGAACGGGGCGATCATCACCCTCTCGCAACTCATCAACCTCGACGGCTGGGCCAAGGGCTACCAGCTTATGTACCGCGCCGGGAAGTTCCTGAGCGAAGTCCTGCCGGAACTCACCGCGCCGTGGATCAGCCCGACGAACCCCACCGAGACCGACGTTAATAACCAGCAGGCGTGGAACAACCAGGACGGCCCGGAGTTCGAGCTTTCCGACGAGGACGCCGAGCTTTGCCGAGAGTGTTTCAAGAAGCTGGCCGAAACCGAGCGGTTGCGCCCCTCGAAGTGGACCAAGGCCATTCAGGACGCGATCAAGCTCACCACCGCCGCAAAATGAGCCCCTATTCACAGCGCGGCAGCGCCGCAGTCATCGTGCATCATGCTCTACTCGAACGGGACCAACGCGGCCAACCAGCTGCTCGGCGGCCTCACGATCCCCGGCAGCGGCTCGGCCAACTACGTGGACGGCGCGTGGCAGGTCTACAGCGCCACCGGCTACCTCCTGACCCAGGGTTTCCAGGGCCTCCAGGGCAGCACCGGGCCGCAGGGCTACCAAGGCTACCAGGGGGCCACCGGCCCGCAGGGGTACCAGGGCCTCCAGGGCAGCACTGGCGCACAGGGCTTCCAAGGCCTCCAGGGGAGCACCGGAACCCAGGGCTACCAGGGTCTCGTCGGGAACACCGGCCCGCAGGGGTACCAGGGCCTCCAGGGCAACACCGGCACGCAAGGCTACCAGGGGCTGCAGGGCAGCACAGGCGCGCAGGGAACGCCGGGCACGCCAGGCTCCCCGGGTTCCCAAGGCTCCCAGGGCTTCCAGGGTGCAACCGGGGCGCAAGGCGCCACCGACCAGACCCTCCAGACCGTGCTGGCGGCCGGCGGCACCACGGTGCTGACCGCCGCGAGCCCCTACAACACGATCATATACGGGACCCTGCCGCAGGTGGTCGCGCTGCCCAACGCCACCACCCTCTACGTCGGGAAGCGATATGAAATCGACAACGACTCGAACGGGACGAACCCGATCGTGAACAACCTCGGGGCGACGGTGTGGGTCAACGGCACCGGCACCGGCGGGGGCAGCGTGGGCACCGGCATGGGCCCCCAGGTCATCCTCGCCTGCACCGGCACCACCACCGCGGCCGGCAGCTGGGAGGTCGACTACTCCGGCGTCAATCTGCCGACCAACACCGCCCAGAACTACCCGGTCAACAAGGTCGGGGCGCCGCTCAACGACGGCTACGGCAACATGACCTGGGGCTACCCGCTCGGCCCCGCCACGCAGCTGGACCTGTGGGGCCACTCCTGGTTCGACGACATCTACTACCTCACGGGCCCCGACCAGATCACCAACTTCGCCACCATGCCGAGCCAGCAGCTGCCGCTCGCCCTGAACCTGCAGCCCAACCTCGTGCGCAACCACGCCAGGTCCGGGGCTAACCTGTGCTCGCAGGGGCGCCAGATGGGCGGCTTCGTCCGGTTCCTGACCGAGATCAACCGGTACAAGAAAGCCTGGCCCTTCGCCCGCTACGGAGGCCTGTCCGTCATCATCTACGGGATCAACGACCTAGGCAACTTCACCGTCGCCCAGCAGCCCCTGATGCAGGCGACCTTCCAAAACTGCCTGACGATGGCGATCAGCCGCATCCGAGCCTCCGCGATCTACCCGGCGGGCGCCGGCCTGGCGCAGTGGGCGTTCAACACCGGGTGGAGCGCCGGGTCGGCCAACGCCGACTGGAGCTCGGTGAACGGCATGGTGGCGACCACCACGAACCTCGCGAACGCCACGTTCACCATCCCCCTCGGCTACAAGGGCGAGCCCATCTGCTTCCTGCTCGTCGGCACCAGCGGGGCGACCGCCGGCACCGTGACCTGGGGCGGCACCGTCGCCGGGACGACGGGCATCGTCGGGCTGACGACGAACCTGAACTCGACCACGCTCGACGCCCACGGCCCGATCCCCATCCGGTTCACGGCGGCGGCGAACGGCCTCTCGCCCCTCAACGCCGGGCAGAACATCACCATCACCGTCACGGCCATCTCGGGCACCGTCCAGATCGACTCCGCCTGGATCGAGTCCGCCAAGCCCGACCCGGTGATCGTCTGCAACGTCCCCCACTGCGACTGCCGCTACATGCCCATGGTGCTGGGCGACGGCACGACGACCGGCGCGAACCTCAGCTTCTGGTCGCCCTCGGCGAACTTCTCCACCGCCAACCCCAAGGACACGGGCGCCTCCATCATAGAGCTGGACGCCCAGGGCGCGCTACCCCCCGGCGAGACGGTCGCCATCGTCAACACCGCCGGCTCGGTGACGATGTCGGCCAACGCGCTCAAGGCCGCCACCGGCATCCAGTTCTCGCTCGGGCGGATACAGAATGGCTACGCCAACTACGCCACCAACACCGACTTCTCCGGCGCCATCCCATCCAACCACGCGGCGGCGGACGCCGACGTGACGGCACTCAACCAGACCATGGTGTCCACGGTGGCCCTATTCGACTCGATGGTGCAGTACGTGGACCTCGATCCCGCGTTCGGCTACGGCGGCAGCGCGCTCCCGCCGGGCGTCTACTCCTACACCGCTTACGACGGGTTCCACCCGAACGAACTGGGCTCCAGCCGCATCGTGCAGGCGGTGGTGCAGGGCATCCAAAAGCTGGCGCCGCCAGCCACGGACTACGTCCCGCTCGGCCAGGTGGAGCTCCAGACCCCACTCGCCCTGCTCCCCTACAACAAGCGCAACATCATCAGTTCGGGCCAATACTACACGGTGGAAGGCTGCGGCACCGGTTCGAACTACGTGTCCGTCGCCGGCGACACGTTCGCCACGCCCTTCATGGTGACGGAGGCCAACGAGGAGTGGCAGAACTTCATCGTCGAGCAGATGAACGCGCCGACGACGTCGGGCGCCAACGTGCGGCTTGGCTTCTACGACGACGTCATGTACAACGGCTACCCGCAGAACCTGCGGACGGAGATGACCGCGGGCGGCGCGTTCGCCCTCGGAACCACGGCCGGCGTTAAGACGGTCGCAAACCTCACCAACTGGCTGCGCCCCGGCCTCTACTGGATCGTTCTCAAGGTGGATTCCCTCGGCACCACGCCCTCGCAGCTCCGCACCATCGTCGGCCCCAACCCGTACATGCCGGGCTGGGCGTCGGGCGGCGGGGTTGCCAGCTACATCGGCTGGAAGCTGACAGGCGTGGGGGCGGGGGCCCTCCCCACCAGCTTCCCGACGGGCGCCGCGATCACCAACGTCGCCCCGATGGTGGGCATCCAGGTGACCCTGGCCTAGCACCGGCCGATGAGGCGGGCCCAGTCGCTCCGCATGCGCCCGAGGCCGCCGACCCGGTCGAAGACCTCCAGCGGGGCCGGCCTCCACGGCGCCGGCCTGGGCACGGACGGGATGTCGGCCCGGAGGAGCGTGGCCTCAAGGCTCCCGGCGAACTCCCCCGCCTGGGCGGCGGGGAGCGCGGCCATGATGCCCTCCACCAGGTCGCCCAGCGGGATCTGGCGGGGGAACCGGTCACGCAGGGCGCTGAACTTTTTCGGGCCGAGCCCATTCACCCCCAGGATGCCGTCCTTGGGGTCTCCGATGACCGCCAGGGCCACGGAAACCTCCCGGGGGTGTCCGACATGCCACCGATCGCATATCGCCAAGAAATCGAGCTCCGCCTTCGCGTTGAGGCAGTAATAGCGGATGGAGGAGCGCTGGAGCTGCTGGAGGTCCTTGTCGCCCGACACGACCACGGCCCGCCCCCCGGCGGCCGCCTCGCGGTAGGCCGCGGTGGCCACGGCGTCGTCGGCCTCGGCCTCGGCCACGACCTGCGCGGCGCCCCGGAAGAGGTACCCGATCAGCTTGCGGAAGTACCGCTTGTCGCCGTCGAACTCGTCCGGCTTCGACTCGCGGGGCTTCTCGGTCTTGCGCTTCTCCCCGTCCCAGCAGAACAGGAGGCGCCGCGGCTCCAGGGGGAGCCTGCCTCCCCGGCCGAGCAGCGAGCAGAGGATTTTGAGGGAGGCGCAGGCGGCGGCGTCGCAGGAGGAGAGATCCTCCAGCTCCTCGCTGCCGCGGGCCGCGAACCAGGCGCGGGTGTACAGCGACTGGCTGTCGAAGATGGCGGCGGCCCCTAGCGGCGCGCCCGCGCCTCCACCTTCTCGTCCGTCTCCCTGGTCCAGTCGAGCAGCCATTTTATCACCCGGTCGGGAAGGTCGTTCAAGGCGATGGTGAAGCCCTGGCCCCGGTAGGCGAGGGCGTGGAGCTGCCGCCAGCGGGACTCCTCGTCATCCGAGGCGGCTCGGACGAAAAAACTCTTCGTCGAGGGCCAGCTCGTGCGTGAAGACGCGCTTGCAGGCCGGGTTCGGGCACGCGTGCTTCAACTGCGTGTTCAGGTGCGGCGTGAGCTTGTCGGCCTGGTCGACGTAGAACTGGAGGTCCTCCGGGGGCAGCGCGCGGTAGTACGTGACGCGCTCCTCGATGCTTTCGGGGACGCCGCCGTTCACGCTGAGGAGGCCGGTGAGGAGCCGGGCGCCGGTCTCCGAGAGGTCCAGCCCCTTCTCCGGCAACCGCTCGGACACGGCGATTTCGTCGCCGACGAGGAGCGGCCTGATCCTGAGGACATCCTTGGTCGCCGGCAGCGTGATCTCGTCCCAGCCCGGGTAGCCCTCGGCCTTCTCGCCGAGCTTTTCCATGTCGTCGGGGACGGTGACGGTGCACCTTTCCGTGGTCCCGCAGAACGGGCACCGGGCCGTGTACTGTATGGTCTGGTTGGTCACCGCCGCGCGGGCCACGAGGAGGATGAGGATGACCTCGCCGGAGACGATCTTCTCAACCTGCTTGTCGGTGAAGCCGGTCAGCCTCCCGGCCAGCGTGTAGAGGATGCGCCCCGCCTGGAGGCCCCGGTTGGCGGCCAGCCAGGCGGACACCTCGGTGTCCCAAGGGTAGACGGTGACGCTGCCGCCGGGGAACAGATCAGGGGCGGAGTAGCCCCGAGAAAGCAACGGGACGGACCTCTTGAACCGCTCGCGGGAGGGATCGAGGCTCTTCAGATTCGTTTTGATGGGCATGCCTAGAAGAACTACTTCCAGGCACCCTTGGAAACGTAAACATCGCTCAGGCGACGCTGGAGACGTTGTTCGCCGTGTAGGTCAGGTCGGACGGCCGGAGCGGGTAGTAACGGTCGATCTGGAGGGTGAAGGTGAGGTTGACCAGCCCGGAGGTGGTCATGTTGGCGTCCGTCGGCTTGAGGTTCTTGGGCAGGCAGCCTTCGAGGAAGATCTTCGGGCCCGCGGCGAGCGCCGCCGTGACGTTGGCGGGGTTGGTCACGTCGAACACGGCGGCCATGCTGGGCACGACCCAGAAGAAGTAGCCGTCCGCCTTGACGGCACTGGTGATGGCGACGCCGCCGGTCAGGGGGTTCGAGATGAGCCAGTGCCACTGCTCCAGCAGCTCGGCCGTGCGCCGGTTGAAGGCGTAGCGGACCTGCATGTCGAGGGCAGGGGTGGGTTCGTCGCGGCCGATCTGGAAGTTCGTCTGCTGAAGGTACTTGATCCCGATCATCTCCCGGTCGCGGGCCGGGAACGGGAACTGCTCGACCGCGAACGCGATGTCGCTCTCCCACACGTTGCTGGAGCCCTGGCCCAGCGCCGCCGGGTAGTTGAGGCTGACGTAGAAGAGGTCGCTGCGCTGCTGGTCCTGATTGGAGTACGCGGCACCCCATCTGTTCTTGCTCGGAATGGTGATTTGTGGCATCGGTGGAACCCCTCTGGGCTAACTACGTTCAGCCGGCGGCGGGCGGCGGCGTGCCGGAGATGGCGTTGAGCTGCGCGCCGGACTGGTTGACCGTGACATTGATGAAGATGCGCTCCGCCACGTCCGTCGGGATGATCTGCAGGTCCACGATGACCTCGCGCTGGTTGCGCGTCGCGGCCGTGTTGTTGGTGCTGTCGCAGGTGAGGAGGTACTGCTCCAGCCCGCGGCCCGTCTGGACCGCGTTGAGGAGCGTCGTGAACTCCAGCGTGAGCTGCTGCAGCAGGACGGTGTCGTTCGGGTCGAACACGAACCGGCGGGCGATGTTGGACATCTGCGCCAGGATGTAGTTGACCAGGTTGATCGTGTGGAGGGCCTGGAGCTTGGAGTCCTCGCGCTGGGTCGTGCGGTCGCCCCAGATGAGGATCGTGGCGCCCCGGTACAGGAGGATCGGGTTGACGCAGTTCCCGGGGGCCTGCATGGCCTGCTTGACGTCCTCGGAGACGCGCGGGTAGCGGACGGCGCTGGCCTGCGGCAGGAGGCCGCGCACCATGCCAGCCGTGGCGAACCACGGGCCGTACTGGTCGAAGACGACGGCCATCGCGCCGAGCACGCCGACCGTGGGCGGCATGAACTCCACGGCGCCCGTGAACGGGTTGACGGCCTGGAACCAGTTCCAGAAGAAGGCGACGGTGTAGCTGTCGACGAGGGCGGTGTCGGAGTAGGGGCCGGCTGCGCTGGACCAGTCGATGGCCTCGCGCCCGTTGAGGTTGTCGGGGATGTCCACGATCGCCACCGCGTTGATGTCGCGGGCGATGCGGTTCAGCTCCTGGATCACCGCCTGGCTGGAGACGCCGGGGACGGCGAGGACCGCGGCGAGGGCGTTGTCCGGGTCATCGTAGACCTTGAGGCCGGTGCGGTTGTCGTCCTCGTCGATGGTGCCGACGTAGTCGGCGTCGCCCACGTTCTCACCGTTGAAGCCGTTGGCGAACGACGCCGTGTTGGACGCCGTGTAGTCGGCGAGGTCCCACGGGGCGAGGGTGTTGCTGGGCGGCTCGGCGGTGAGGACAGCGAGGCAGGTGATGTAAGCGTCGTTGCCCTGCGCGAGCACCGTGGCGTAGTAGTTGTCGCTCGTCGGGTCCATGGACAGGTTGTCCACGACCTCCTGGACGGTCGCGTTCTGGTAGACGATGAGCTTCTTGGTGTCGGGCGAGGAGCCGGGCGCTACCTGCACGGTGAGGCCGGCGTTGCCGACGGTGTTGGCCCACGTGCCCGCCGTGGCCGCGACCAGGTGGAGGGCCACGCCGCCGCCGGTCGGGGAGACCATCTTCTGGACGGAGCCGCTGGTGTAGTTGTCCTGCAGCGGGAGGGCCTGCTGGCCCGTCTGGGTGTTGGTGTTCGTCTCGATGCTGACGACATTCGTGACCGGGTCGACGTCGGTGACCACGATCTCGCGGGTGGCGACCCGCCCCGTCTGGGTGATCTTGAGCACGTCGCCGGGCGAGATCGAGCCCGAGCCGACGACGGTGAAGCTGTAGGTGCTCTTGTAGCCGCTGATGACGGTGACCCCGCCGATGACGGTCCCGTAGGACGGCGCGTCAAGGAAGGCCTCCGCCTGGAAGGCCGAGTCCACCACGCTTTCGCCGTCGACGTATTCGGAGATGCCAACCTGGGCGCCCGTGTAGTTCGCGGCGAGCGGAACGGCCTGCGCCCCGGCACTGACCAGGGTGAGGGTGCCGACGCCGGCGACCACGGTGGCCGACCCGACGCTGGCGACGACCGCGTTGACCGTGCTGGCCGAGCCGACCTGGGTGACGTCGATGTAGTCGCCCGGGTTGAACCGCTGCCAGTTGGGGGTGAGGAGAGTGAAGGAGCCCGCGGCGCCCTTGGCGCCATCCGCAGCGCTCTCATACTGGGTGCCGACGCGCACGACGTAGGAGCCGTCGGAGGTCGCGGCGATGGACGCCACGGCCTCAGCGAGGAAGGAGCCTGACAGCCCGGTGCCGAACTGCCTGACGAAATCCCCGATCGACGGGCAGCTGACCGCTTGGTTGAACGGCCCCTGGGAGGCGATCCCCACCATGCCGCAGGTGAACCGGCTGGTGAGCCCGCTGTTGAACGACTGGTCGATGATCTGGGTGTAAACGCCTGGGAAGTTTTGCGATGCCATGGTGTGAGCCCCTCAACGGTTACGGTTGGACTTCATGGCCTAACTACTAGGCCCGACCGCTCAGACCGTGCCGCCGCCCGGCAGCTCGGCGGAGAACGGGGGCAGGGGCGAGCGGGCGAGCAGGACGGGGTTCCGCGGGGGGTCGGTGCGGAGCTCGACGCCGAAGGCGAAGCTGTAGGCCTGGTCGAGCGTGGTCGGGGAGACGGCCGGGGCGCTGGACATCATCCTCCAGACCGTGGGCACGGTGACCTTGTCGTTGTCGTAGCTGTAGCCCTCCATGACCAGGGTGCAGGAAGTGCGGTAGACCATGAAACTGTTGTCGCCCGGGCTCTTCTCCGTGACGTCGTCGATGTTGCCCTCCAGGAAGGTGCGGATGAACTGCGGGTTGTGGCCGGGATAGAGCGTCCAGAGGTAGACCTGGGGCTGCCCGGCGGTGTACTGCATGAGGCGCATGAGCCGCTGGACGAAGAAGGCCTGGGTGTCCATCCGCATGGCGTAGTGGTTCACCTCGAAGCGGAAGTCCCACGCCATGGCCATGCGCTCCTGGCGCACGCTGGAGAGGTCGTTGACCGTGATGCCCGACGACAGCGGCTCGTTGAGCCAGTCGAAGCGCCGCTCCACCCGGCTGGAGTAGTTCTGCGACGGCCGGAAGGCCCAGCCCCTGCGGTTCACGCTGATGAGCGGGTAGCGCACGTTGCTGGGGTAGGGCTCGTTGGGGAGCTTGCGCAGGTATTCGAACGGGCCTTCCTTGATGGCGAAGAGCCGGTCGAACTCGCTGAAAGCGTCCATCGGGGTGGCGAACACCACCGGGATCGGGTAGCCGGCGTCCACGAAGAAGCTGTGGTAGAGCCAGTGGTTGAGCGCCAGCTCGTGCACCCGCACCGAAGTCAGGTCGACGTCGAACTGGTCGGCGTGCGCGACCGCGTACCCATCGGGGGTCGTCTCCTGCGGGATGATTGGTTTGTCGGCCACGAACTAACTAGAGATCACATGTGGTACGGGTTCCCCAGGAAGAAAAAGCTGACTGTGAGGCCGCCGTAGACCTTCTGGTAGTCGAAGTTGGCCGGGTGGCCACCCACCGAGCCTAGCCCGTAACCGTACCTCGCCACGACCCGCTCGAACTCCTCGGCGCGCTCCTCGGAAAACTGCACCCACTTCCCACTCTTGTTGGTCCGCTTGACGTACTCCTTCCAGCCCGCCATTGGGTTGACGAGATAAGTCGCAGTCCGCTCGTCATCGGCGGGCTCAAGTACAGGCTTGACCGGCTTCCCCGTCATCAGCTCGGTTGCCGGGCCGCCAGGGTCGTCCTCGAAGCCGATTTGAAACAACCCCTCAGGCGGGACGACCTCCATGCCGATGCCCTTGAGTTCCTCGATCACCCAGGGGACTTCCTGGTCGACGTCAGGCTCGGCCTCGCCGAGGAGGCGCTCCAGCAGCTGCCGGGCCAGCGACATGGACTCAGAGGGGGGCGAGGAGGTTGGACTCCATCGGCATGATCACGCCGTTCGCGAGCTCGACGTCGACGAAGCCGGAGCCCTTGGTGCCCGACGGCCCCTTGACGCGGCCTTTGATTCCCTCCATGCCCCACACCGGGTCGGAGAGGATGGCGACCTCAACGCCTGGCGCGATGCCAGGATCGCCGAGGATTTCACTGACCGCCTCCTCGATCTTGCCGCCGGCGTAGACCTTGACGAGGGCCTCGTTGATGGTCTTTTGGACATCTCTCTTCATAAAAATCGCTCCTTGATGGTATGGGTTGCTGGCCTAACTACCGACCTCACCCAAAAGTGTGAGGAGCTCGGCCTCGGGGTCGCCGCCCCTGAACCAGAGCGACCCGCGGCGGATGCGCGTCAGCACATCCTCGGCCCCAGCGGCCACGACTCGGAGGCCCCCGTCGTCGAACCCGAACCTTGCGGAGCGGGAGAGCCTCCCCAAGTCCGGCAGCACCGCAGCCTGCTGGGGCGCCGTGTTCGGGGCGGCGCGGTTGGCGACGAGCAGCTTGAGCGCCGCCAGCCACCGCTCCGGCGGGTAGGCCGGCAGGCTGGCGTTCACGGCCTCCAGGGAGGCCCGGCGCATGGTCTCGACGACGTCCTCCATGGCTCAGGAAGCGGGCGGCGCGAAGTTGGTGGGCGGGGGCGGCGGGACGGGCAGGATCGGCTGGGGGAGCTGCTCGCCCAGGGCGGGGCCGTTGTAGACCGGCGGAGGCGGCGAGGGCATCAGGTCGGGGCTCATCTCCGGGTCGTAGACGATGTTTACGTTTTCGAGGGGCGCGGCGTCCCCCTCCGGGATGATGATGGCCACCACGTAGAGCCCGAGCCACACGCCCGTCTGGCCCCAGTAGGATTCCGGCGGGATGACCACGTCCACCAGCCCGTACCGGTACCCGTTCCAGATGACCAGGTCGCCGCGGTTGGGGAACCAGTCGACCCTGGCCAGGCCGAGGTTGGAGAGCCAGAACCGGTCGCGCCTCTGGGGGACGATGCCGACCGGGGTGAGGTTCCACTGCGGGCGCTCGAACTTGTTGATGGCCGGGATGCGGATCTGGCGGGTGAACTGGGTGCGGGCGCCGCGCGGCGTGTGCCAGAGCAGGTCCACGTTCTCGACGGACCGGTCGACCTCAAGGAACATGGGAGCGGGGCGGGCCGAGTACTGCCTGACATACTCGTCGTGCATCCTCAGCGCGACGACGGTGTCGGCCAGCCCGGCCACGGCCGGGTCGTAGATGAAATTGGGCCGATCAGTGAACTTCACGCACTAACTAGCCATCAGGCGCTCTCGAAGTAGGCGACGATCTCGTCCAATTTGCCGTGAATCTCCACGAGCTTCTTCAGCAGCTCCTCCTCGCCCGCGGGCCGCGGGTCGCGGAAGACCTGTCTGCCGATTTCGAACTCAACATCACGCCGCGGCACCAGCCCGGCCACCCGCCTGGCGGAGGCGAGCACGGCGTCGGCCTCGACGCCGAGCGCGGTGCGGTCCGCGTCCTCCAACAGCCTTTGAACTGGCGTGATCATGCACTAACTAGCGCGCCCGCCTCCATGATTGGCGTCAGGCACAAAATCCGGCTCTGGCGGTACCGGAGGCGGGCCCGCGTCGAGTGGTGGTGCGGGTTGCTCTTGGCGTCGTGGGCGCTGTGGCCCCCGCAGCAGCAGAGCTTCCGCTTGCTGTGGGCGCCGCGGGCACCGCGATGGAGCCGCTTGAACTCGACGACTGCAGCCACGTCTTTCATGTTGTAAACAAGGGGTTCACGGGTTCTCCACAACCATGCTGGAGCTTTGCCATAGATGCCACAAGGTCAAGGAAAGCACCCTCGGGAAGTTCGTCTGGCCCCACAAGTGGGCGCGGAAGCCGATCTTCGTCTGCAACTCCTGCGGGGACAAGGTGAAAATAACGAGGCATCGCCGGCCAAGGAGGAGCCCCTTGGAGCGGAGGGCCCTGCAGGTACTGCTCGACTACGGCCTCCCCTTCGATCAGGACAAGCCGATGGAGGGGTTCGCCTTCGACTTCGCCGTGCCGGGACTGAGCCTGCTCGTCGAGGTCGACGGGCGCAGATGGCACCGCCACCCCAGCCGGAAGGCGAGGGACCGGGCGAAGGAGGCGGTGGCGAAGCGCAACGGCTGGGCGCTGGTGCGGCTGACCACGGAGGACCTGGAGGGCAGGCTCAGGGCGGCCTTCGACGCCAGGGCGGAGGAGGTGGAGGCCGAGGCGAGCAGGCTCGCGCGCGGCTCTAGTTAGGGCATGGCCACCACCACCCTGCAGCCGCTCAACGGGCGCCCGATCGTCGAACTCGACCTGGGCACCGCGCAGGCGCCCGACCCGCTGCTGGTGCCAGGCCAGTTCACCTACCTCAAGGGCGCCTACGACGAACCGGCGAGCATGTGGAAGACCTGCGTGCACCAGATCCAGGCGGCCAACCGCAGCCTCTTCATCGATCGGCTGCGCCCAAAGCTGCTAAACGACCGGCTCGTTCGCTTCCGCATCGGGGTCAACCAAGGCGACGTGACGCAGTGGCGGGCTTGGGAGACGCACTACATCCTTGAAGCGCCGTTCCAGGCCGGGCAGATCAACGCCTCCGCGGCAGGGTACACCTTCCGCATGACGACGGTCGACCGCCTCTACACGCTCAACCTGGAGCAGCGGCTCCGGGCCCAGCAGGGCATCGTCAGCCAGCTCGTAGAGCAGCTCGCCACGGACTTCGGGTTCGCCGGCTCGGTCGTCGAGCCAACCCGCGACAAGTTCAGCTTCATCCAATCCTACGAGACCGACTGGATGTTCCTCGCCGAGCGCCTGCTCCCGGCCGCCGTGAACACGAAGGGCATGGGCAACTACCAGCTGTATGCGCAGAACGACCAGCTCCACTTCCACACGCCCGGCTGGCAAAACGCCGGCCTGAAGCAGCTCCCCTACAGCGTACCCGGGGTGGCCGCGACAGGCCTGGTGTTCCTCGACCGCGGCGGCCCGGCCCTCCAGAGCGGCGCAGGGGGCGTCCGCACCGTGGCCTACGCGCCGCTGACCGGCGAGTCCCCAACCAGCCTCACCACCCCCACAGTCGCACTGAAGCTGGCGAAGGTGATCCCATCGCTGGGCCATGTGCGCACCCACCTCAGGCACGTGGGCCAGAACCAGCTCTCGCTGGCCCTGGCCGAGGCGCAGAACCGCTACGAATCGGGCCGGCTGAGCACGTTCGGGATGACGTTCACGATGGCGAACCAGCCCTTCCTGCGGCCCGGCGACATGGTGCAGCTGATGGTGCCGAGCGAGTCGTGGTCAGGCCTCTACTACCTCGTCAAAGTGCAATCGACGTTCGCCGCCGGGCGCCTGCGGGGCACCTACGCACTGGAACGCGGGGAGCTGAACGACGTGCAAGCGAACTTCTCGGCGCTGAGCGCCGTGGACCCAACCACGGCGGTCGCGACGGCGCCGAACACCGCCGACGGCGTGCCCTACAACGTGTCGGAGTCGCCGACGACGAGCCTCACACGAGGCGAAGGCGACACCCTGTCCGAGCAAGGCGGCCCGGTGGTGGAAGTCGACGACGACCCAGGCGGCTAAACACCAAACCTCGGATCGTCGTCCGGGACGTCGTCCACGGGTGTCAGGATCTTCCATGCCGCGTCCAGATCCTTGCGCATCACCTGGAGAATCGGAGCATGCCAAGATTCGCCGGCGCGACGGGATTTGATGCCGCGCTTCGCCAGCTCACCCTCCAACCACTTGAGCTTCGGGTCGTTCGTGCGCTTGGTGAACCGCACCCACTCGTCGCCCTCTAACAAAGCGTCCACCATGCGGCGGGCGGCGCACTCGGCGGGGAAGCCGATGACCCGGGTGACGCGGTCGGGCGGCCGCCTGGCGAACTCCTGCTCGGCCATCCTCTTCCCCTCCTCGGGGTCCGAAGCGCGCCCCAGCTCCTCATCCTCGTATTTGACGACCCAGGACTTAGCAATCCGGTTCCACACCACGGCCCATGAGTAGCGACGGGACTTGCCCGGGTCGTCCGCGACCCAGAAATAGGGCTTCCCGCCCGTCATGACGGCCGGGACCCGCACCCATTGGAGGCCCTCGTGCAAAGACTCGTTGCCCTCAGCCCGGCGCAACTCGTTGGACCGGGCGATGACCTTCACAAGGTAGCCCACCGCCTCCTCCTCGCCGCCGTGAATCTTGTCGATCATCCCGAACGCCTCCTCGGCGACCTGCCGGGCCGCCTCGGCAAAGTAGTCGTCGCCGTGGCTCCGGTCGTCGAACGCATACTCGAAGGCCTCGGCCACGCCGTGGATGTCGTGCGCGGCCATGATGGCCCGCGCCTGCCCCTCGGGGCTTTCTTTGCGCGGCTCCCCGTCCCGCATCCGAATCTCCAGCAGCCTGTCGACCAACGCCGACGCCAGCAGACCCTCCCGGGGCCAGCAGACGGTCCTGCCGCCCCTCGGGCCCTCCTTGCGGGTCACGGCGCAGGTGAAGAGCTTGTCGCCGCTCTTAATCGTCCGGTAGCGGGCCGTGCCCCCCTGGCGCTTTACCTTTCGCTCAGCCTCCTTCGGCATGGGCGTCCTCCTGCGTTCCGATGTGCTCCTTGAAAATCTCACCGTTCCTGAACATCGTCACGCTCTCGCCGGCGGCGCGGCCATAGCCAGTCTTCGACTGGTCCACGTACTCGTCGTAGTGCTTCTGCGCCTCCGCCTCATCGCGGCCAGAGTAGACCGTACCGATGTTGCCCACGACGACCTCGAAGTGCCGCGGGAAGTCCTCAAGCAGCTCCCCGACGAGCCGCCGGGCCAGCGAATCGACCATCGCGCGGCCCGCGCGCTGCGCCACGGTCTTGGAGTGGCCGAGCGTCGGGCCCTTGGCCCCGCCGTGCAGGGCGCCCGCGCCGGCCTTGCCAGCGGTGTCCTTGCCCACGTCGGGAGTCGGGAAGCCTTTTTCGGGGCCCTTGGTGAGGTCGCGCACCATGCGGAAGTACATGTCCGGCCGCCTGCCCGGCCGCAGGGAAGCCCGAGTCTGGCGGGCGTAAGCCTTGCCGCTAGCAGGGATGTTCAACTTTTTGAGGTCGTCCCGCTCGAAAACCCTACTCATTGTGCACCCTCGTAAAGACGGTTTCACCCTTCTCGATCAGGTCGTCGAGCGGGTCCCTTGTCGCGTAGCCGGGGTACCACCAAACCTTGCTCTCCGGGGTCATCTGGAGCTCCCCGTGGTCATCCCTGCCCGCGTCCGAGAGGATCGGGGCGTCAGTAAGGGCGGCGATCTCCTCCGGCCTCACCGACTGGATTTCGCTGTTGGCGGTCATCGGCTCCAGCACGTCCCACAACATCGGCTCGGTCGGCACGGCACTCACACCCATCTGGACCTCCTCGTCCGACAGTCCGGCGTGCATCTTCTCCTTGATCTCCTCCCGCACGTCGTCGTCGACGGTGATCCTGAGGTCGCCATTCGGCAGCTCCTCCCAGGCGATGCCGCGGTGCTCGTCCTCGGCTAGCAGCCGGTCGACCAGGAGCTTGGCCGCTTTTCTGGTGCCAGCGTCGGCCATGCTCAGCCCTCCAGCAGCTTATCAACCATGCGCTTGGCCTCGGCCTGGACGGATTCGCTGGGGGGCGGAGCCTCCTCGGCCTTCGGGGCCTTCGGGGCCGGGGCGGCTCCTTCGGGCGGCGGTTCAGCTTCGGGCTTCTCTTCGGCCTCCTCGGCCTCCTCGTCCTCTTCCTCCTTGGGCCTGCCTTCCTTCCACTCGTCGAAAACCTCCTCGGCGTTCTCGTGGTACCACTCGTGGACCTTTTGCTCGATGTAGCAGTAGATGGCGGCGGCCTTCCAGCCCATCGGCCAGCCCTTGTCGTCCTTCTCGCCGATGCCGGCGTCATCGAAGGCCTGCTCCAGCTCATCGCCGTACAGGTAGAAGAGGTCGTTGATCTCGCTCGTGTAGATGGGGACGGCCCCGTCGATGATCTCGTGGATGGCCCCGGAGTAGTCGAGGTCGTTGCTGATGTCCGGGCACGTGTCGGTGTCCGGGTTATCGTTGAGGAAGCTCAGCAGCTCCTCCTTCACCGAGTCGATGGCCCCCTGGACGATGTCGTCCAGGTTGTCCTCGACCTCTACCATTCGCTTGGCCATGGCTGGATTTGTTTACAAAGTTTGGCCGGTGTCAACTCAGGGGATCACGGTGTAGACGTTCACGGGCGGCACGGCCGGGTAGGCCGAATAGTTCGCCTCCCACAGCTGCGGCGGGTACATCGGGTCGGTCTTGCGGAAGCCGAGGACGCTCCACTGCATCTGGGACGTGATCTGCGCCCGGATCTCGGCGGGCCCGCCCCAGGTGCACGCGATCTCAAGGTAGGGCTGCGTCTGCACCCAGTTCACGGAAATCCTGCCGCCGGGGACGATCGTGCCGAAGGCCGACAGGGTGCGCGTGCCGAGCGACCACTCGGTGCCGGTCTGGTTGATGGCCACCGCCGCGGCGTTGTTCGGGTCGGTGTTCTCCAGGACGGCGAAGACCGTGTGGTCGGGGGTCGGCGGGATGGGGGACGAGCCGCCGAAATCGTAGGGCGAGTACAGCCGGGCGGTCGTGTAGCCCGCGACGAGCGGGCACTGGACATAGGTCGGCCGCAGCAGCGGCGCAGGGTAGACACCAGAATAGTCCAAGGGCATGGTGGGAATGGTTCAGGCTTCGGTTTGATCGGGCATTTCGCCGGCCTCGACCTCCTCGGCGTCGTCCGGGATGATGGGTTCCTCAACTTCCTCGCCCTCCTCGCCGGGCCCCTCCTCATCCCCGCCCAGGCGGACGATGGCCGCAAGGATGTCGCGCAGCAGGGCCACGATCTCAGACTCGTCGGAGACCTCGGGCTCGGCGGCCTCAAGGCCGAAGCCGGGGCCGGCATCATCGTCGTCGACTTCGACGGCGCCCTCGGCTTCGCGGAGCAGACCCTGAACCAATTTGCGCTCTTCGAGCAAGCTTTTCATGCCCCTAACTACCGAGTCCAGAGACTCAGGTCGAATGAAGCGGGTAGCCACCGTGCGCTGCATGGCGGGGCCGACGGGGACGACCGGGGCCGCGGCGAGGGCCGCGGCGTGCGTCGCCGCCGCCTCGCGCTCGCGGTGGCGCCGCTGAGCCAGCCGCCACTGGGCCTGCCGATTCAGTTCCTTGACCAAGTTCTGCATGTGCTCCTCACCACTCACCGGGGCCTCCTCCTCAGCCCGCGGGCGCGCGGCCGCGAACCTCACCATCTGGCCATAGAGATGATCGCGCAGGGCCAGGAGGTGCTTGCAGAGGCCAGGCCGGGCGGTCGGGTTGGTGATCCGAGGGGCGCGGTTCCACGCCTGGTTGAGCGAGCGGGGGCCGACGCGGCTGGAGCCGCGCTGCTTGTTGGCCCACGCCCAGCGGTAGCGGTAGTCGGGGCAGGCGCAGTCGATTTCGCAGTCGAGCTTCTCCAGCGGGGTGCGCGGGTTGCGCGGGCGGAAGAAGCGGATGAAGCCCCGGTGGGTGCGGCCGGTGGTGGACGGGTAGGAACGAAACCGGAAAGTGTAGGCCGCCTCATCCTGGTTGGCCGAGACCTGGCCGAGGACAGGCGTCTGCTTGGAGCGGACGGTGGCCGAGCGGGCCACCCGCTTGGGCTCGCTCAGGCGGAACAGCGTGTCGAAACTAAGGCGCTCGCAGAGGTAGGCCACACGTCACTCCTCCTCCGACCGGGGCTCCAGAAGCCCGACCCAGTCGATCCTGTCGACGTTGACGTTGGTCGGGGACGTGTCCGCAGTAACCTCGACAGCGTAGCCGGCGCGGTTGCCCGCACCCTCGAACTCGGAAAGGTGCTCCCCGGCGATCTGCGCGGCGACGGCCTTCGCCTTGGGGATCTTCTGCTCCAGCGGGATGTTCTCCGCCTTGATCGCGGCGATGCGCTGGTCATCCTCCAGGTCATCCTGGGTGACCCAGACCTCGACGCGGGCGTCGCAGTCGAACCGCATGTCCTGCTGCCGCCCGTAGGCCTCGGCGACGGGGCGCCTGCGACCGCGCCTCCGGCTGCGGCGCCATGCGGGCACCACGGCGGCGGGAAGCGGGACGGCGTCATCCTCCATCAGGCGGCGTACGACAAGGCTTGGCATGCCCTAATTACGGGGCCGGGCCGCCACAATAAATGTTTACGCCATCGCAACGGTTCTACAGGGCGTGCTAAGACTGAAGAGCGTGACCATCAGGCACTGGCAGCGCGTGCGCCAGGCGACCGTCCAGTTCCCCGAAAGCGGATTCGTGCTCGTGCGCGGGCGCAACCTGACCAACGTCGGCAAGTTCGAATCCATCGGGGCGGGGAAGACCTCGCTCGGCGAGGCGCTGGCGAGGAGCCTCTTCGGGATCGACGGCAAGTACACGAACCTCGGCTGGTACTCGACGGACGAGGAGGGCGACACCTACGTCCGGGTCGAGGCCTCGCTGCGCGGCCGCGAGCTGGTCGTGGAGCAGGGCTGGAAGTGCGCCGAGCTCAGCCCGACCGGGGAGGGGCTGCGCTTCCACTTCGACGGGGCGACGACGGAGCGGCCCCGGCTGGAGGAGACGCGGGCCGAGCTCGACGCCCTCACGGGCGTGTCGGCCGAGCTGGCGAGCTGGTCCGTGTTCCTCGACGGGGAGCGGCTCAAGTTCAACAAGCTCTCGCAGGCACAGTCGGTGGAGCTGCTGATGCAGGCCCTGGCGCAGCCGAACTGGGACGCCTGCCGGGCGCGGGCCGACCAGGAGGCCAAGCGGCTGAAGGAGGTCGCGGCGCGGGCCAGGGAGATGCTGGCCGTGGCGCGCGAGGAGTGCGCCCACGCGGACGCGCTCATCGAGGCGGCGAAAGAGAACCTGGCCGAGGCCGAGGCCACCGACGCCTCCGCCGCGAAGCGGAGGGCGGAGCGGCTGGCGGCGATCGAGCAGGCGCATGCGGCGGCCACCAGGAAGTCGGAGGCGGCGGCGGGGGAGATGCGCAAGCTGCGCAAGCAGATCGACCTCGCCGTGGCCCAGGCCGACGTCGCGTACCGCGAGGCCGAGCACCTCGTCTCACAAACACTTTCGCAGCTCACCACGGCCAGGACGTACCGAGACGGCTGGCAGGAGGAAGTCTCGCGCCTCGACCCGCTCAGCCGCGACGCCCAACAGCAGCTCAAGGACATCGAATCCGAGTACAACGGCGTGTGCCCCAAGTGCGGCCAGCCGCTGCCGAACCGCCCGAAGCTCGCGGAGGTCTCCCGCGCCAAGGCCGACGCGGCCAAGCTCCACGCCGACCTCGCCGCCGCCCGGGGCCAGCTCGACACGGCGAGGGCCGACGTCAGGAAGCTGGAGCAGGCCCAGGACGAAGCCCGCCAGAAGGCGAGGCGGAACGGCGCCAGCGACACGGGCCACCTGAGCCGCCAATACGAGGCGCTGGAGCGCGAGCACGACGACTTGGAGGCCGTGGCGGCCGAGGCGCGCAGAGACCTCGACCGGGCGCTAGCCGAACCAGAGGAGAAGCGGGCGCCCGCGGCCCGCGCCGTCCTCCAGGAGCGGGGACAGGCCAAGGCCCGCGCCCATGAGAGCGCGGAGGCGCGAGCCCGAGACGCAACGGCCGCCGATCTGGAAGCCGCGCACGTCGGCTACTGGGCGAAGGCCTTCAGCCCGACGGGCATCCCCAACATGGTGCTGCGGCAGGCCATCCGGCCGCTGAACGAGGCGGCGAAGCTGACCTCGCTGACGATGACGGGCGGGGCACTCGACGTGCAGTTCAGCGCCACGACCGAGCTGGCGAGCGGCGTGGAGAAGCCGCAGCTGGTCACGCGGGTGGAGAACCGCTTCGGGGCGTCCCGCTTCCAGGGGAACAGCAAGGGCGAGTCGGGGCTGGCCAACCTCATCCTGGCCGAGACCCAGACGACCGTGGGGCGGCTGAGCCGGCGCGTGGCGTGGCGCTGGTTCGACGAGGTGATCAACACGCAGGACCCGCAAGTGCGCCGGAACGTGTACCAGTACCTCCGGGCGCAGGCCGAGACGGAGGGGCTGCTGACCTTCGTGGTGGACCACCACCCGGAGGCGGCCAACTACGCCCACCACGTGCTCGTGGCCGAGAAGTCGGCGGCGGGCGACACCAGCTACCACTGGGACTGACGCGATTTTATCCGGTTGGCGCCGAGGGGGCCATGTTTATCGTTAGGCCCCCCGGTGTGATGATGGCTCCACCGGGCGTGTAGGAGTCGGCCGGCGGCTTGCCCGTGATTTGCCCTTGGAGCTGGACGCCGGTGATGTCCACGGCGGTGATCGGCGTGATCCCGCCGAAGGCGGTGCTAATCTTGTCCAACTGGATCTGGTTGAAGAGACGCTGGTAGATGTCCTTCGCCATGGTCTGGAGCATGAGCTGGTTCGCCACGTTGGCGTTGACCTGCCCGCCGAGGAAGTTGTTCGTGTAACCGGGCTGGTACACGAAGGTGAACGCGTAGTCCACGATCGACGGCATGTTCCTCAGATCGTCGAGATCCCTGCCTGCCGCCTGCCCCTGCAGCCAGGGGCCGCGCAGGGTCACGGCGACGTCCTCGACGAACCCGGAGCAGTAGATTCCGTACTCGACGCCCCGCCACTTGGCGAACATGATGTTCAGGATGCACGGGACGGGGAAGTAGACGTACTGGTCCGTCGCGTTCTGGGCGGTCACGTCCTCGCTTTGGACGTTGGTGGCGGGCTGGGTCTTCGCCGGGATCTCAGTACTCACCGGCGGGGCGGAGGGCGCGGTGGGCGGCGACGACGGCGTCGACACGAGGCCGGTAGCCCCGCCACGCGTGGCCGTGCTCGAAAGGACGGGCACGGTAAGGGTGTGCAGCCGGGCGGCCATCTGCAGCAGCGCGACCGGGCCGTCGTCCCCGGTGAAGTCCGAGTCGAAGGAGTGGGCCGAGAACTTGATCGGGATCTTTAGCGGCTCCGTGTTCTTGTAGATGTGGAACCCGTCGGGGCTGGCCGGGGAGTTTGACGCCACGTTGGAGTAGTTGGCCTTGCGGGCGAGCTCGATGACGTCCGGCATGGCCGGGAAGTTGATGACGATGCCGTTCGCGGGTTCGTTCACCGAGTCGCCCGACGATGAACCGGACATCACCCAGCTCCTCAACTGGGCGAAGACCCGCTTGCGATGCGGGGTGGCCAGGGGCCAAGGCTGTGTGTAGGGGGCAGCCATCTTCACCACCATTCAGTACGCATGCCAGCCATCACGAGGGGCACTGAGCCCGTACGCATCGCGACGTTCCGGGGGTTTAGCCATTCGTTCATGAACTCGCCGAAGTGGCTCGCGGCCTGTTCGTCCGCGGCGTCCTTGAGGGTCTTTTCCTGGTTCACGATCGTGCGAAGCATCTTGGCGTAGACCTCGGTGTTCTGCCCAGCGAACCCGCGGAGCTCGGCCAACAGGGCGATGATCTGCGCGTTCTCCTCGCGGAGCGCCTCCTGCTCCTGGTGGGACATGCGCCTGTTGCGGAGGTTGGCCTCGTTGGTGCTCTGCCTAATCAGGAGGAAGTTCTCCGCCTGCTGCTCCATCAAAAGACCCTGCTTCGGGTCGAGGTAGCCGAGTTTGATCTGCTTCGCAACGGCACCGGCCTCCCCGCCACCGAACAGCCGCTCCATCTGCTCCCGAAACCCTGTGAACGCGCCCGGCCCGTGCCGCCCCTGCGCGAAGAGGGCGTCGTTGAGCCTTTGGGTGGTCCTCGCCATCCACTCAGGGCCCCATTGCAACCGCTCCCTATGCTGGGCTTCCGCCTGCTCCTCCAGCTTATGCTTTTGCTGCAGGACCTTGTAAATCACGCCGGCGATCACAGCCAGGGCGGCGGCGACGACTGCGCCGAGCAAAATCGCGGGGATTATGCCGCCCGCCAGCTCGACCAAAGTCGCACCGAGCGAGGGGAGCCTGAGCAGTCTCATCAGGCTTAACCCTGTCTTGGCCAGAGCCGGCCCGGAAAGCGCCTGCTCCGCTCCGGCGCCTGCGGCGCCCGTGGCGGCAGTGGCAACGGTCTTCCCAACCCCGGCGACCCCGCCGAAACCGATGAGAGTGGCGACGAAGTGCACCAGCTTCATGAGCACGCCGCCCTCGGCCAGGATTTTGAAGGCCTGGACAAGCTTCGTAACAGTGAGAAGCAGAAAACCGCCCTGGATGCCGAGTGCCAAAAGGCTCTTGGCCGTCGGCGACAGCCAGCCCTTGAACGAAACGACGTCCTCCCTTAGCGCGTCGAACTGGCGCGCGAGCCACTGAACGAGCGGGATAAGCGGCGTGAGCGCCTCGACGAGCAGCGCCTTGAGGCTATTGTAGAACTGGAGGAACGCCTTGTTGGTGGCCTCGGACTGGTTCTTGTACCGCTGCTCCAGCCTGATCCGATTCTGCTGAAGGGCGTCCTCGGCCTGATTGAGCTTGGGCATCGACTCGATGAGGGCCTTCGCCTGGTCGGCAGTCAGGCCGAACATCTGAGCCATCTGCGGGAAGACCCAGCGGTTGTTCTGGAACTGCGTCAGGAACCCGCCGATGTTACCCAGCACCGCTTTCACGCGCTCCGGCCCCTCGCCGGCGAGGCCCGGGCCGCCACCGAACATCACGCCCAGGCCGCCGAGCTTGCTGACATCGCTCAGGCTGGTCACCAGGTTGACGGCCACGTCGCGGGCGTCGACGCCGAGAATCTGGAGCTGGTCCTGCAAGGCGGCAATGAGCTGGGTCGTGCCCGCCACGTCAGCGCCGCGCATGCCGTAGCCGTAGGCGACGCGCCCGATGGCCCTGGCGATGTCGGCAACCTGCTGGGCCGTGACCGAGGTGTTGTCGGCGACGGTGGCGATGGTGTCACCGAGCTGCTGGAAGGAGATGCCGAGCGCGTGGCTGATGCCGAGGAGCTCGGCGCCACTCTCGACCGAAACGCCCAGGGCCTCGTGCATCCGGGCGAGCACCGTGGCGTTCCTCGCCAGCTCGGCGTGGACCCGCGGGTCACCGAGCACGTCGCGGAAGGACTGCGAGGTGCGGGCGGCCGCCCCCAGGCTGGTGAAGTAGAGCTGCCCCTGGTTGCGCATGGCGGCGTACACGTCGGCCATGTCCTTCGCGTCGACGCCGAGCTTGGCCTGGACCTGGAGCGCCGAGCCGTACAGGTCGTTGCGCGCCTCCAGGGCGCTGTTGGCCTGCATCAGGCTCCTGTTGAAGTCCCAGCTCGAAAGCGTGACCGTGCGGATGGCGAGCAGCGGGAGGGCCATCTGCTTGGCGACCATCCTCATTTGATCCTCAAGCTGCGCCTGCCGCGTGCCAGCCGCTTTCTCAGCGTACTCGATGTCCAAGTCGGCTGCCTTTTGCTTGAGCTCTAGTTGTTTATTTATAGCATCCTCAAGCAGCCTTGTATTGGCGATTCTCTGGGACTCCCTTAGAAGCAATTTATCCGGGTCAGTTTCTTCACGGATTTGCTTGTTGAGTCTCCGCTCCAGTTTCTTGTACTGCAGTCGCTTCTCTTCCGCATCGATCAGTGCGTCACTCGTCCGCTTACGCTGGCTATCGATCTTAGCCAGCTCCTCGGTAAGCTTCTGCTCGGCGGTGACGTTCTTGCTGAAAATGCTCTGCAGCGTGACGTTCTGGGCCAACCTGACCCCGATAATGCTCAGCGAGCCGCCGACGAGGCCCCAAAGGCGAGCCTGTGACTCGATGTCCTGATTCACAGATTTGAGGTCCTGCTGTGGCATGCCACACTAACTAACCCCGGGACGAAAGACCTATCTCGGCGTCCGGCCCCTTAAAAAGTTTACGACATTTTTTGTTTACATTTGAGCAGAATAGTCGATAATCCCCGCCATGCTGGAGTTCCTCCTCTTCTTCATCGTCGGCTGCCTCCTCTGGCAGGAGATGATCGCGTTAATAGTCTTCGGGTCCGTAGGCCTTCTCCTCGTCCTAGTGATCGGAAGTGTAACAGGCTACCCTACCGCCACCATCATTGTCACGTTCCTCTTCGTAAGCTTAGTGATTTATCACCAGATGCACGGAACCGGACCGTGCCCACCCGATCCAGCTGCCCTAAGACATGCAGAAATAAACGCAGAAATCGCCCGCAACAACGCACGAATGGATGCGCTAGATGAGGAGGGCTATCGTCGCGACAAAGAAGGTCCCGATGCACTAGAACCTTGGGATTTGAAAAGGCAGTATCCGAACCAGTACGCCCGCGACCATGCGGCGCGGTGCAGCGACGACAACGCAACCACCCCAGCGATTCCAACCCCTTATGCCAACGACGCCCGAATATGAAAAGCTGCGCAAGCAAGTCGAGGACGCCCGCAAGGCCTACTACGTCCACAGCGCATCCACCATCACCGACTTCGAGTACGACGCCCTCGCGCGCCGCCTCGCCGCGATGGAGGCAGAGCTCGGCATCGACGACCCGACTTCGCCGACGCGGGACGTGGGCAGCGACCTCGCCCCCGGCTTCCAGAAGGTGAGGCACGCCACGCCGATGCTGAGCCTCGACAACATCTTCACCGAGGCCGAGATCCTCCAGTTCTTCAAGGACCCCGACCTGCTCGTCATCGAGGAGCCCAAGATCGACGGCCTCTCCCTCGACCTCAGCTACGTCAACGGCCAGTTCGCGCAAGCCGTCACCCGCGGCAACGGCCGCGAGGGCGACGACGTGACCGAGCAGGCGCGCACCATCGAGTCCATTCCGCAGACGCTGACCCTCCCCCTAACCTTCCACGTCCGGGGCGAGTGCTACATGCGCCGCAGCGTCTTCGCCCGGCTCAACGAGGAGCGGGCGGCGGCGGGCGACGACCTCCTCAAGACCGCGCGCAACGCCGCCAGCGGCTCCCTCAAGCAGAAGGACCCTGCCGAGACCGCCAAGCGCAGGCTGGACTTCCTTGCCTACTGGGCCAGCAGCACCAACGGGCTGACCTCCGACAGCGGCGCGGTGGCCCGGCTACAGGCCCTCGGCTTCGACGTCCCCAGCTGGATTACGGTGCCCGCCGCCAAGGCGTTCCAGCACATTCAGACCTTCGACAAGGCCCGTGACCGGCTCGACTACGACACCGACGGGGTCGTCCTCAAAGTGGATGACCTCAAACTGCGCGGCGAACTGGGCGAGGGCACGCACGCCCCGAAGTGGGCGGTCGCCTTCAAGTTCCCGCCGGAGCGCAAGGCCACCCTGCTCCGCGGTATCGTCGCGACCGTCGGCAAGACGGGCCAGGTCTGCCCGAACGCCGTCCTCGCCCCCGTCGTCCTAGGCGGGGCCACGGTCACCGCGGCCAGCCTGATGAACCAGGACGAGATGGAGCGCATCGGCTCCCCGGCCGTCGGCGACGACGTGTGGGTCGAGCGCTCGGGCGAGGTCATCCCGCGGGTGGTCGGCATCGCCAAGAAGGCGATGCCCGATCGGCTACCGTGGACCTTCCCGGCGGACTGCCCGAGCTGCGGCGCCCCGCTCCAGCGCAACGGCGTCCACTGGTTCTGCATCAACCGCGAGCACTGCCCGGCGCAGATCGAAGGGAACCTCATCCACGCGACCGGCAAGACCTGCCTCGACTGGGACGGCTGCGGCGAGGCCACCATCCGCGCCCTCTTCGAGGGGGCCGGGGTCGCGCGCCTGGTCGACCTTTTCAGGCTCCCCAACGCCGCAGTGCTCTCCTGCCTCAAGGGCGCCGCCGCGGCGAAGTTCCTCGCAGAGCGGGAACGGGTCAAGAAGGCCCCCCTCTGGCGCAAGCTGCACGCCTGCGGTTTCGACGGCGTCGGCTCCACGATCAGCAAGGAGCTGGCCCAGCGATACGGCTCCATGCGGAACATCGCGTCACATTTCAAGGAGATCACGTTCCTGTACGGCCCCGTCCGCACTCGGGGGCTAATGGTGGGCATGGCGGACATGGCCGACGACCTCACGGAGCTTGAAACCCTCGGCTTCACATTGGAGGACGAGGCCGGGACCGACAAGACGCTGGCCGGCTTGAGCTTCGTGATCACCGGCACGCTTGTGAGCGGCGGGCGCGACCAGGTCGCCGCCAAGATCGAGGCCAAGGGCGGCCTCGTGAAGAACAGCGTGACGAAGACGACCTCGTACCTAGTCGTAGGCGAGGCCCCCGGCCAGAACAAGAAGCTGGCCGCCGAGAAGCACGGCGTGAAGATCATCGACGAGACCGAACTCTACAGGCTGATGGGCGAGACGCTGACCCCCGCGGCCATCGACACCGAGGAAAAGGAGTATTAAATGGAACCCCTGCACGCCATTAGCCTAACTTTTTTCGCCCTTCAGGTGATCATCGCCCTCATCGGACTCTTTTGCCTCGTGCGGCGGCGCGGGACCTGCGTGGTCGTGAGCATGGTCTTCCTCATCCTCGCCTTCGCAGCCTACATGGCATCCACCTGGAACCACCACCCTCCCCCCTACTTCAGCTCCTTCTAACATGCCAGACCAACGCCCCCCTCTCCCCGCCGAACCCGCCGAAGGCGCCTACCTCGCCGAGCTCCGGGCGCGCGGCTTCACACTCACGCCCTGCTCCGCCGACCCCGGCCTGATCGTCCACCGGTTCCGCCGGGGCACCTTCGCCGGGCGGCTGGCCATGCTCCGGGACGCCTCCGCAGCCTACCTGGTCGACGGGGCCAACGAGGAGCCGCACAACGGGGCGTTCGCGGAGGCGATGGACGCCTTGGAGCGCGCCGCGCGCAAGTTTCGCACCGCCCTCTACGTGATGCACGTATGGGATGAGCGGCTTGGGCAGCACCTGATGCGGAAGCGCCGCTACAGCCCGACCAAGAGGAACGAGTTCTACCACTACGTGTACCGGCCCACCCAGCCCGATAATTAGTGAACCTTGAAGAACCTCTACAGCGTCGCCCTGGCCTTCCTGAGGCCGGACGGCACCCTCGCCCTGAGCGCCGGATGGCAGTGGGCGGACACGCCGGCGGACGCGGCGTCCCTGGGGGTGAAGGCCTGCGCCCAGCACCTCCACCTTGAGTGGAGGCACGTCGACACGGCTTGCTGCCTGATCCCCGAAGAGGTTCTCAACACCCGGCCAGATGAACAGTGACGCCAAGCACGGCCTTTTGAAAATCGCCAATGGCCGAAGGCACAACATGACCAGGAGGGAGCGCAAGGCCGTCGACCGGCTAATCATCAGTTCACTAGCCAAGAGGAAAGCTTGATGGCCCCCAACGACGGAATCGGAATCGTCACCGCGGGCACAGCCTACCGGATCAGCATCATCGGCAACACGATGACGCTCTGGCCCTTTTGCGGGGACAACTCGACCATCGGCCCCTCGACCAACACGTACCCCCGATACCAGCAGGGCTACTACACGAACATCGCCAGCAGCTCCTATGGGGACTACAGCGAGGAGCAGGCCAGGCTGAAGGCCGCGCGCCTGCGCTGGCAGCGGTTCATCCACGAGCTGATGACGGAACCCCGGGAGAGTTGGCGCCCCCTGCGGGCCTGCCGGAGGCTGGCCATCTGGACGACGCCCCCGTCCGGCGCCAGCCCTGCCTCCGCGCCGCCCGCAAGAGCCCACTCCCCACCTTCATACGGCAGGTGCGGGAAAGCCTCAAACGACGGCAGATCCACGCCCACCGGCTGGTCTGGGCCTAGTTCTAACCCCTGATGAAGATCCTCCTGGGCTACCACATCTGGTGCCGGGCCGACATGCTGGCCTACCTGCTCGACGGGATCGTCGAGAACTTCGACCCGGGCAACACCGAGCTGGCCTTCGTGCTCGACGCCCCGAAGGACGGCACGGACCAGGCCTTCGAGCACATGGAGAGCTTCTGGCTGGAGCACCGGGGGTTCAAGTTCTACCCGTACGACCTCGGCTACGAGACCGCGCCGAGGAAGCCCTTCAAGTACACGGTCTTCAAGCCCGACAAGGAGGTGCGCGAAGTCGGGGGCCACAACATCCTGCTCAGGCACTTCGTGGAGCGCACCGACTGCGACGTCCTGGTGGCCCCGCAGGACGACGAGCGGTTCAACCGGCCCATCCACGCCGAGGTGCAGAGGGTGCTCGAAGCCTACGGCCCCAGCCTGGGCATCATCGGCAGCCGCGACGGGTACAGCGTCCGCGGCGAGCCGAACCTCGCCAGCTCGTTCTGGTCCCGGTCGGAGGCGCCGCTCCCCGACCGGAGGACGTGGCTGAAGCACGGCGAGTTCGTCGAGCGGGACCACATGAACTCCGGCCCCATCAGCTACCCCCGGCACGTCGTCGGAAGGGTGGGCTACCTAGACGAGGGCTTCACCGCCTGGTGCGTGTGGGAGGACTACGGGCAGCGGTGCGTCGACGCCGGCCTCAAGAACGTGGTTCTCGGCCTGGACGTCACCCACGCCCAGTTCGGCCGGAAGCAGCACTCCTGGTTCTACGACGCGGTCGACGGCAAGCCGTACGGCTACACCGGCCGGGACGACCAGCGGTACAGGGACAAGCACGACCCGAAGGACCCGCCCCCGAAGTGAACCGTAGTTAGGGCGTGAACCGCATCCACGCCCTGATCGAGAAGGACCCCGGCGACCTGAAGGAGGGCGCGCACGTCATCGTGGTGCGCCCGGGGCGCGACCCCGGCGCCGCGGGGACGGCCATCCCGCCCGGCTACGTAGGCGCCCCCTGGCCGGAGGTGCTGGTCGGGGTCAAGAAGGGCGCGGCGCACGACTTCCCCGGCGGCCACCTGCGGCCGGGCGAGGACCCCGCGCAGGCCGCCAGCCGGGAGCTGCGCGAGGAGACCGGCATCGACGCGCCCGCCGACAGGCTCACCTACGTGGGCAAGCTGGGCGGCCTCCACTTCTACACCACCAGGGTGCCCCCGGGCACCGAGGCCAAGGCGTCGAGCGACGAGAAGGCCCTGGAGTGGGTCCCCGCCAGGGAGGCGGGCAGGCTGACCCAGACCGGCTCCCTGGTCGCGGCGGCCCTGGCGGTCCACGAGTCCCTCGCGGCCCTCGCGGCGGCGCACCCGATCGTCGAGTCCAGGCGGGGCCTGCTCATCGCCTTCGAGGGGCCGGACGGGTCCGGCAAGTCCACGCAGCACCGGAAGCTCCAGGAGTGGCTGGAATCCAACCGCCAGCCGGCGGTCGCCACCAAGTGGAACAGCAGCGCCCGCTTCGCCCCGCTCATCCGGCAGGCGAAGGAGGAGCAGTCGCTGTCGCCGCTCCTCTTCTCCCTCCTCCACGCCGCCGACCTGGTCGAGCGGTACGAGACCGTCATCGCCCCGGCGCTGCAGGAGGGCAGGACGGTCCTCTGCGACCGCTACCTCTACACGAGCCTCGTGCGCGACTCCCTCCGCGGCGTCGACGAGTCGGCGCTGCTCGCCCTCTACAGGGGCCTGCGGGTCCCCGACGTCGTCTTCCACTGCGTGGTGCCCCCGGAGGTCGCCTACGCCCGGCTCACGGAGCGCCAGGGCAGCCTCAACTACTACGCCGCCGGCATGGACCTCAAGCTGAGCGAGGACATGGACGAGAGCTGCCGGCGCTACCTCGAACTCATGGACGCCGCCTACCGGCGCATCCTCCCGCCGCTGCTGAAGGGGGCCTACCACCGCCTGAACACCGGGAGGCTCATCAGCGAGATCGCCGCCGACGTGCAGCGCGTGGTCGGCGACAAGCTCTACGCCCGGACGCTGGTCACCCAGCTCATCGGCTAGCACCATGCCTTATTACGGGTATTACTACGGGTACACCGGCCCACAGGGCGCGCAGTACCTGGAGGCGTTCTACCTCCCGAACCCCTACCTCGGCCCGCAGGGCTACCAGGGGTTCCAGGGCGCCACAGGCCCGCAGGGCTACCAGGGGGCCACCGGCTCCGGCGGCGGGTCGCAGGACTTCGACCTCCTCAACAACATCATGGGCACGGGCCTGATCAGCGGCGGGGGGCTCTCGTTCACGCCCGGCACGACGACGTTCGGCATCGCCGCGGGCACCGGGGTCATTGTCAACAACTACACCGACCCGACCAACCCCGTGCGGACGCTGGTCAGCTGGGGCACCCTGCCGGGCCTCACGGACCCCTACGCGGCCACCACCGACGCCTCCTTCGTCGCCATCGACTCAAACGGGTCGTTCCAGATCTCGGACACGGACTTCACGCCGGACGACACGCGCGACGCCATCGAACTCGGCGCCCTGGGGCACTCGGGCGGCGTCATCGCCTACGCGGAGGGCACGCCCTGGCTGATCCCGGACCACGCCAAGACGGTGGAGGACTTCCTCGCCCAGTTCGGCGTCTTCAACGTCGACGGGAACGTCTACGCCGGGGCCAGCGGGGCGAGCGGCCCCTACCTCACAAAAACCGCCGGGCACTCGTTCGTCCCGGGCGGCAACTTCGGGATCGACCCGAAATCGCCCAACATCACGACATGTCCGAGCCAGGGTGCCGGCTACCTCTACTTCATCTCCGCCTACCAAGACGGCCAGGGGGGCTGGATCGAGCTCCCACCCACGCCCAACATCGACCCGAACCACTGGGACGACGGCTCCGGGCACCTGGCCACCGTGCCGGACACCTATTGGACGATCCAGCTGCTGTTCCATTTCCCAATCATCAACCTGACCGGCCTAGGCATCGGGCAGCGGATCTACGACACGCTGAACGATGCGAAGGCCGACATCCAGAACTCAGTAGCGATCAACCCGATAGCCAGCCGGGCCTGCTTCAGGGGCTGGCTGATCGTCCAGAAGGGCGCGACGGACCTCTCGAACCCCAACGTGGCCTACTTCCGGGAGGCCGGAAAGTTCGGCCTGGCAACTACCGTCGGCACCGGCACGGGCGGCGAGGCCAACACGGCCTCGAACGCCGGCATGATCGGCGTCGGGCTGGTGCTGCCGAAGTCAGGCGTCAACCTCCCCTTCAAGAGCATCGCCGGCGACGGCACCACCATCGCCGTCACCAGCGACGGGTCGCACAACGCGGTGGTCATCTCCGGGATGTACACCCCCGCACACTCGAACAAGTGGCCGTCGCCACCCACGAGCATAGCCAACGCCCTCGACCAGCTCCAGGGCGCCGTCTGGCCGTAAACGGCTCAGGTCTTGCTCTTGATCCAGGCTTCGACGACCTTAACCCTCGCCTCAAGGGCGGCGTCGGCCTTCTGGAGATCCGCCTTCGCGGCGGCGAGGTCGGCTTCAGCGTCAGCTTTCAGGACGGCGAGCTCAGCCTTCGCCTTGGCGAGGGCCTTCCTGCCGAAGAAGTGCACGAGGATCACGATGACGAACAGGACAACGAGCGCGATATAGACGTAGATCATGTTTTCAGGGAGTTGGGGATTGAACCAGCAACGGTGTAAGAACAGAAAATCAGTCCTCGATGTTCCTGAACATGCTGCCCTGCCCGCGCACGGGGCCGTAGCTGTGGCCGCCGATCTGCTCGAACAGCTGCGGGTAGAGGTCCAGGTCGTCCTTGACCGAGTTCCCGTACGCGCAGGCCTCGCGGTACAGCCGGAAGCCGTACTTGTGGGCCAGGTTGGTGAGGATGGCCTGCTCGCAGCGGTGCTCGTAGAACTCCGGGTACTCCGGGAGGCCCAGCCTGCCGGTCTGGGTGAAGGTGGTGGCGAGCGGGTTCAGGGTGTAGGTGAACCATTCCCAGAGCATCTGGACCGGCCGGGAGGCGCTCATGCGCTCCGGCCTCCTGAAGAGCATGAAGCGGGCGACGGCGTGCTGCACGTCGCGCCAGCGGGGCTCGTCCTGGCCCATGACGGCGAAGCACTCCCGCTTGCACCAGCGGCTGTGCCAGTTGCCGACGGCCGAGAAGAGCATGAGACCATCGCGCTGGCAGATGTCGTACAGGACCTGCAGGGGCGCGATGGGGTAGGTGTCGGCGTCGGTGAAGAGGACGAGGTCGCCCGGCACGGCGCGTTCGAGCGCGTCCAGGACGACGAACGGCTTGAACGCGAACCAGTTCACCCCGCGGGGGCCTGGCTCGTCGTGGAACGACGGCTCCCTCGGCGGGCCGGTGTGGCAGCGGTGCTCGAAGAGCCACTTGTTCTGGGCGCAGTACTCCGCGCGCTTGGTCCTGAGCCAGTGGTCGTCGTAGACCCAAACTTCGTCGACCCCGAACAGGGGGGCGCGCCTGACTATCTCGCGGGTGGTGTCGTGGTACTTGTCCCCGCTGAACGTGGCGTAGATCTTCCTCATCGGGTAAGGAAGAACTGGATCACGCCAGCAACGCGTCGACGAGCCGGCAGGCCTCCTCGGAGACGGCCGGGAACTGGACGATTTCGATCTCGCCGCCCAGGCCGCCGTAACGGTGCGGGTTGACGGCCACCAGCCCGTCGTACCCCGCCCGCACGAGGGCCGCCGTCGCCTCGGCCGAGCGCAGGGCCCGCGCCCCCATGTCTCCGGCGCCGTGCTGCGGCTCGCCGGCCACCCCGCTGATCGTGCCGAACCGGTCGGCGACCTGGTCGTAGGCCTCGCCGGCCGAGAGGATGAGGGGGTTGCGCAGACGCAGGACGACCCGCCGGGGCTCGCCGTAGCCGGACGCCCGCGAGCGCGAGGTGCTGTGGTAGGCGCCCTGGCCGAGGTCGCCGGGGTCGGCCGGCTTCTGGCCCGGCCGCCTGAACCCCCGCCAGACCTCCATGCCCCGCGTCAGCCTCGCCCTGAGCCTTTCCACCGTGGCCGGTTCGAGCGGCTTGCCGCGCCCGAAGGCCTCCGCGACTTCCGTCGGCGGCGAGAAGACCACCTCCGGCTCCCCGCCGCCCTCCCAGCTCGGCGCCCCCAGGTAGGCCAGCACCGGGACGCCGGCCTCCAGGCCCATCTCCTCCAGGACCCCGCGCTGGGCGCGGGTGAGCGCGATGTCGCCGTTGGCGATGTACTGCTCGTCGATGAGCACGGCCCGCCACCAGCCGCGCCGCAGAAGGATCTGCGAGCTGTCACCATAAGTGGGGTCGTCGCTGTCCGCGGGCCGCTTGAAGTCGAGGAAGTCGGCCGCCCAGAGGTCGTGGTCGTCCAGGCCCACGTCGTACACCTTCCCCGCCTGGGTGAGCCAGAAGCCGCGGGGCACGTACGGGAGCCGGGCCTCGGCCACCGCCATCTCCGGCGGCGAATAGATCGTCTCCTCCGGGTCGGGCCAGTAGGCCACCACGGGGATGCCGTTCTCCATCCCCACCTCCTCCAGGGTCGCGCGCTGGCGGCTGGTCAGCGGCCTCTCGCCGTTGACGCCGATGACCTCCTCGCGGGCGTCGGTCTCCCTGACGCCGCGCCACCAGCCCATGGCCAGGAGCTTTTCCCTGGCGTCGCCGTAGACGTTGCTGGGAAGCCTCAAGTAGTCCTCCGCCCACGCGTCGTGCTCCTCCTTGATCCCGACGAGGTACAGCCGCCCGTCGGGGCGGAGCCAGAACCCGTCGTAGGGCGGGACGTGCAGGTCAGGAGTGGGTGTGGCCATCGGTCTCGATGCCGAGCCACATCTCCGCCCCGGTCTCGTTCGAGCCGACGTGGACCATCAGGCACTTCTCCAGCGGCAGGAACCCCGGGTCGGCCACCCAGTCCCAGCGCTCCCGCACCCTCCCCAGGGCCTCCCACTGCTGCGGGGTGAGCCTGTCCTTCCAGGCCAGCCACTCCCGGTCGGTAAGGGACTTCACCCGCGGCGGCGGGCCGATGCGGACGGCCTCGTCTTCGACGAGGCTTTCGAGAATCTGGCGCGCGTTCGGCATGCCCTAACTATCACTCATAGTCGCGGGGAGCGTCCTCGCTCCACCGATGGAGCAGTTTCCAGAGGAGCCAGGCCGCCAGGATGGAGCAGGCAATCATCATGGGAAAATGGCGTCAGCGCAGGGGTCGCCGGCCCCCAGGGCTATCCTCGATCCGGGTTAGAACCGGCTTGCGTGCATCGTTCGGGGGCGCGCCCCCGTGCACTTCCGGCGCTTCCATTTCATTGCGTGACATCGCGTGACCCGGCCTTGTCGGCAAAACCCGGGGTGTGAGCCCCGGACGCGTCGCCCTACCAGGAGTCCCCATTGGCATGGGTTGGCGACCTCGCAAGTGCCCGCGGTTTTGTCCGCGCCTTTCGGCTTGCGCTGACAAGCCAGTGCGGAGCGGTCCCCAACCAAAGGGCCGGCCGCCGTTTGTCAACGAGTGGGTTGGGCAACCCCGGCCGAAGTCGGTTTGGACCCAGTCACCCTTCTCCGACGCTGAGTCCGCCGCCGTTTTCGCCTGCTGCGTCGCCGTGGCCCTCAGCAGGCGTCGGGGCTCGGCGGGCGGCCGCTTAGGCGGCCGCCAGGGCGACCTCGGCGGACTTCGAGAAGTCCACCTTGATCACCTTTTGGTCATAGTCGTTGCCGTCTATGGTTCCGGCCGCAGTTTTACGGGGTGAGGTCGGATCGCCCGGCGTGCAGGGGCCCCGGTCACGACCGGATCGAATCCGGTACACCCCCGGGGTTGGAAAGAACGAGCCACACTGTGGCTGAAAAGTTTTAGACTTACAAGTTGAAAGCGTCCCTCTCCTTCGGCAGCATGGCGATGCCGGTGATCTCGAACTCCCTGACCTCCGCCCCCTCCAGCCTGCCGGTGCCGGCGGCGCGGAACACGACGTCGATCTTGTTCTCGATCAGCTCGCAGAGCTTGCGCCCGGGGGCGGTGTCCAGGACGGCGATCTCCGCGACGACGTCGCCCCGCTCGTTGGTGGCGAAGCCGCTGGCCCTGAAGGCGGCGTTCTCCAGGGTGACCGGCTCGCCATATTCGAGGAACCCGACGGTGCCGAACATCTCGCGCGGCATCTTCAGGAGCGCCTGCTCCAGCACGCCCTTCGGGTAGCATCGCCCGTTCAGGCTGGTGACGTCGGCGCGGATCAGGGTGACCTTCATCTCTTCATCCATTGCAGGACTTTCTTGGCGTCCATACCGTCAGGAAAGCTACAGTAACACCTAACGCGCGGAGGCATGTGCGCGATGTTGAACTTATCCTTCTTGGACAGAATGACCATCACTGGCTGGTCGTTGCCGTCGTAGATTTTGCTGCCAACTTTTACTTTCATGCGATTAGCTTTTGAAGACGGCGCGGCCGACGAAGGTCGAAACGGCCATCAGGAAGGCGGTGAACAGGTACTCCCGCCAGGTGGAGTGGCGGTCGACGATGGTCGCCGCCAGAACGACGGCCGTGAATGAGACCACGGCCACGAAGCACAGGACGTTGACGAACTTGGACAGGCTCATGAAGGTGAGACGGCCGGCTTCCCCCGGTTCGAAAGCGATTTTTGGTTATCGTAATGGTAAAAGTGGAGCACCCGGTCGATGTGATACTCGGTCTTGGCCTTGGCCCACAGCTGCCTGAGCCAATAGGCGTCGGGGTCGATGTACCCGTCGGGGAACGAGGCCGACTGGGCGAGCTCGCGCCGCCAGGCGCACCACTGCCAGGGCTTGCGCCCGATGTCCACCCACTGCCCGCTCACGGCTCGCAGCTGCTCGTTCTCGAAGGCGAGGCTGGTGTGGACGACGAAGGGGTTCTTGGGGGAGTCGTCGTGCAGGTTGAGCGTCGCCTGGGAGTCGAACGAGATGACGTCGACCTCCCCCGTGAACACCGGGCTGGGGCCGGTCGACCCGCGGGCCTGGGCGTCGATCACGCCGGCGATGGCGGCCACGCAGTCGTCCGCCACGTCGTCGTCGTCGTCGACGAGCATGACGTACCTGCCCAGGGCGGCGTTCAGCAGCGCCTGGTCCTTGAGGCCGGTGGACCGCTTGCGGTTGTCGAGGAAGACGAGCACCTCGGCCCCGAACGGCTCGGCCTGGGCCATGAGCTTCTCGTAGAGCCGGCGGGCGTCGCGCTCCAGCACGGCGGGGATCAAGACGGACAACGGGATGTTCATTTCGCTCTCCACATAGAACTACTTATGGCGTGCCGAAACCCAACCTCGAAGTGTCCACGACGGTGGGCTGCAGGATGGCCTGCGACTACTGCCCGCAGGCGACCCACGTGCGCGCCTACGCGAGGGTGGGCGGCCCCCGAGAGATGTCCTTCGACACCTTCGCGCGATGCCTGGCCGGCGTCCCCAAGGGGGTGGAGATCCTGTTCGCCGGGATGGCCGAGCCATGGCTGAACCCGCGGGCCACGGACATGCTGCTGCACGCCCACGACTCGGGCTACCGGGTCGGCGTCTACACCACGACCTTCGGCATGAAGCCGGCGGACCTGGCCCGCATTTGGCACGTGCCGCTCCTGTGCCTCTGCGTGCACCTGCCCGACGCGGACGGCATGATGAAGCTGGAGGTCACGGACGACTACCTGGCGGTGCTGCGGCTCGCGCTGGCCCACCCCGCCGGGAGCCACGTCACGGTGATCGGCAGGCTCCACCCCAGGGTGCGGGAGGCGCTGGGCCGGGATGTGCCGAGCGACCTGGGCGGCATCGTAGGCCGGGCCGGCAACCTGAAGGGGAAGGCGGTTCCCTGGCGGGCTGGCAGGATCAAGTGCTCGGCATGCGGCCCGGAGCTGGACCACAACGTCCTGCTCCCGAACGGGGACGTGGTCCTGTGCTGCATGGACTACGGGATGGAGCACATCCTCGGCAACCTGACCGCGACGGGCTACCCCGAACTGTTCAGGGGTGAGGCCTACCGGCGCGTCCGCGAGGCGCAGCGGGACGACGCCAGTGGGGACCCAATCTGCCGACGGTGTGAGCTTGCCGTCCCGGACGTTTAATGTTTACAACTTCCACCATGGCCGACACCGTCAGCCCGCAGAAGCGCTCCGAGATAATGTCCCGCATCCGCAGCAGCGGGAACAAGACGACGGAGGTCAGGCTGGCCACGCTCATGCAGGAGGCCGGGCTGCCGAAGTGGTCGCCCCAGTCGCCCCTGCCGGGCACGCCCGACTTCACGTTCCGCGAGCAGCGCGTCTGCGTCTTCGTGCACGGCTGCTTCTAGCACGGCTGCCCGCGACACTCCAAGACCCCGAAGACGCACACCGGCTTCTGGCAGGACAAGATCGCGAACAACCGGCGCCGCGACCGCCGGGTGGCCGCCGAGCTTCGCAGGCTCGGCTACCGGGTGGTCACGATCTGGGAGTGCCAGCTCGGCGGCACGGGCAGGAGGGCCGTGGGGCGGGTGCGCCGCGCGCTCAGGTGCTCGGCAGCCTCGACTTGAGCGGGATGCGGATCTGGACGCCCTCGGAGGCCTCCATGAGCGGGTCCACCAGGCCGTTGGCCTCCGCGATCGCCCACCAGAAGTCGGGCAGGCCGTACATGCCGTTGCTGATCAGGTCCAGCCTGTCCTCGAACTGGGCCGGGACGGTGTAGAGGCGGTCGCTCGGGTCCGGCGGGGTGGCGAGCTGCAGGAGCCCGAAGACGACGGTGCCGTCGGGCTGCTGGTAGATGGGCGTCGTGACGTAGGCCGAGTTGGCCGGGAGCTGTACCTTCTGCTGTGCCACGAACTAACTATGGCCCGCCGCGGCGAGCTTGGTGCGCAGCACCCTCCTGGCCTCGTCGTCGAGCAGCTTGAAGGTGAGCTTCCAGTCGGCGACGTCGGCCGGGGCGCTCGCCCGCACCATGGCGTTGACGCAGGCGTTCAGGATGTCGCCCCCGGAGAGGCCGCGGCTGTCGAGGGCCAGGCGGTCCCACTGCGCCTGGCTGAGCACGGCCCGGTCCGGGTTAGGCAGGTGACGCCGGAACAGGCGAAGTCTCATGCCTTGGTCGGGCATGGGGAACTCCACGTGGTGGGAGATCCGGCGCACGACAGCCGAGTCGTAGGCGGAGAAGAGGTTGGTGGAGAAGACCACGATGCCGTCGAACCTGTCAAGCTCCTGCATCAGGACGTTCCGCTGCTGGTTGAGGGCGACGGCCCACGACTGGTCGGGGTCGGTCATGCGCCGGCTGAGGACGCTGTCGGCCTCGTCGAAGAAGAGGACCGCCATGGCCCGGTGCGCGTATTCGAAGGCGAACTTGATGTACTTGTCGGTCTCGCCGACCCACTTGCTGGTGAGCTTGGCGTAGTCGACCTGGTAGAGCTGGCGCCCCAGGCGCAGCGCCAGGCCGCGCGCCGCCGTGGTCTTGCCGGTGCCAGGCTCGCCGTAGAAGTTCAGGGCGCAGCGGTTCTTGAACGGGAAGATCTCGCCGAGCCTCCAGACGGCCTCGAAGTCCTCGCGCCGGAGGATGAGGCGCAGGGCGTCGTCCAGCTCCTGGCGGGTGGACTCGCTCAGCACGAGGCCGGCCAGGTCGTCCGACTTGGAGGGCGTCACCAGCACGCCAATGTCCGGCGACCTAGCGCCGCCACGGCCGCCCGCGGACTGGTCGGACTCCTCCCTCTCCCGCCGCGGCGGGCCGTCGGGCGGCTGGCTAGCCTTGTCGACTTCGGGCGCCGGGGGGTCCTCCAGCGGGCGCCGCCAGATGCCCCTCACCGTCTCCCGGTCGGCCGGGAGGCCCCTCCTCCTGAGGGCCTTCTCCGCCCACCGCAGCTTGGCCTCCTCCTGCAGGTCCAGGGCGGCGAACCGCCGCTTGAACTCCTCCAGCGGCATCTCCAGGCCGGCGCCGTCGCCGCACCGCTCGGAGACCACGATCGCGCCCGGCGCCATGGAGACCACCCGGTAGTAGACCCCAGTGTCCTGCACGTACGCCGTGTCCACGCAGACCTCGGCGATCACGGCCCCTCCAGCAGCCGGGCCAGCAGCGTCCTGAACGCGTGCTCAGCCACGACCGGGTCGACTCCGTTGCCCAGGAGCCTCAGCTCGTCGGTCCGGGAGTCCACGGATACGAACAGCTCGGCAGGCACCAGCCCACCGGCACCCTCATCAAGACCTCCACCCACCGCGGGTTCAGCCTCCCCGCGGGGACCCCCGCCGCCGTCATCGCGTCGCGATACTGGCCGCTGATCTGGCCGTGGCTCGCCTCCGCGCAGCCGTGGATCGGCGTCGGCCACCTCCTCACCTCGCTCGTCAGGTCGCCCCCGCCCGACGCGTCCCGCCCCAGCTCCTGCTTCCTCCCCGCCGACTCCGCCCCGCCCGTCGGCGTCCTCGGCGTCGGCCACAGGCTCATGCCCACCGCCGCCCTCAGGTTCGTCTGCCGCCCGGTCCGGGCCACGTACTTCGCCTGCGTCTGGAGCGACGACCGCTCCGCGTCCATGACCTTCGGCGTCGGCCACATTTCCCTCACCTGGGCCGTCAGCGTGTCCGCCGTCCCCCGCTCGACCCTGCGGCCCGCGCTCTCCGCGTCCTCCGCCCTGGGCGTCGCCCACCTCGCCGGGCCGTACCTCACCTGCTGGTCCAGGCCCATCTCGTCCTTCCGGTCCCGGCCCCGGCTTCGAAAGCTGTCCGTGCTTGGCGTTTGCCAGAGTCCTGGGGGGCTCCCACCAGAGCTGCCGCCCCCCGGGCCCGGCGGGACTTGGTGGTAGACGACCCTCGCCAGCTGGTCCACGCCCCTCCGCCGCTCCGTCGACATGCCGGGCGAATCCTTCCAGTCCCGCGCCGAGGCGGTGGGCCAGGATATAGATGCGCTCGCGCCGGTGGCTGCCGCCCGTTTCAGCCGAGCTGAATAGTCCGCACGCGACGCGGTAACCCACGCGCTCCAGCTCTCGGAGGACATGGAGCAGAACGGGGGTCCCGGCGGGGTCCGACCAGCCATCCCCCTTGAGCTTGGCGGAGACAATCCCGGGCACGTTCTCAAGGAAGACGAGGGCGGGCTGGCACCGCTCGACCCCTTCGAGGATGGCGGGGAAGAGGTGCCGGGGGTCGTGGTCGGCGGCCTGCCTGCCGCAGGCGCTGAAGGGCTGGCAAGGGAAGCCGCCTGACAGGACGCCCACGAGTCCGTGAAACTCTGTGAATGGGAAGGTGCGCAGATCCGTCCAGAGAGGAACCGGGTCCAGGAGTCCCGCCTCCATTTTTGCGACCAGGTTCGCGCAGGCAAAGGCTTCGATCTCACAAAGAGCGACTGTGCGCAGGCCTGGGACAGCTCGCTCAAGTCCGAGACCAATGCCCTCGTATCCCGAACAAAGGCTGAGGTGTGTAAGTGGCGCGGGAGTATCCACATCTTCAAATGGGTTCGAGGGCCGCCCCGGCCTTGGCCATGCGGGCCTTCATGGTCTCGTAGTCGGCGCGGCTCTTGTCTATGAGAACGGCGTTCCGCCCCAGCCGGTAGGCCGCGACGCCCGTGGTGCCGCTCCCGGCGAACGGGTCGACCACGGTGTCGCCCTCCCTGGAGACGAGTCGCAGCAGCCACTCCATCAGGGCCAGCGGCTTGACGGTCGGGTGGGGGTTGCCCTCCCGCTCGGAGGGGCTCGGCTTAGCGCAGTAGAAGAAGCGGGCGGCGGAGCCCTCGTCGCCGTAGAAGACCATCGGCGACCCGGCGGGCCGGCTCTCGGCCCCGTAGGCCGCGCCCCGGTTGCCGTCGCGGTCGGCCCCGCTCTCCCGCTTGACGGTATCGCTGCCGCTCCTAGTGCGGGGGAAGCCCGCCAGAACCTCCTCGCTGCCATCGTGCACCACGTTCGCGGGCCAGCGGCCCGCCTCCGACCCGCCCACTGGCGAGCGGTTCACGCTCGCCCAGCCAGACGCGCTCAGGCTGTCCCTCCTCGTGCGAACGGTGCTCTCCTCGCCCACCCTACACCCGTCGACGTTCAGCGCCCCACAGCCCCACTTCCGCACGTTCTCCACCACGGTCCCGTCGAGGGGCCTCCGGGCGAGCAAGATCGGCTCCCAGGCGGGCTTGAGGGCCGTGCCCCAGCCGCGCCACTCCCTGGCCTCGTCGGTCGCGGGCGCCCGCACCTCGCGCTCGACCACCTCCGACCGCCTGCCGCTGTGCATGTGGCCCGACTGCATCCCCACGTCGACCTTCTGCACGCCCACGACCTCACCCTTCGCCCCCGCCGCCTTGTCGAAGGCCTTGCCCACGTCGAGCGACTTCGGGAAGCCGGAGCCGTAGACCCACATCAGGGTGTCGCGGATCTCCCACCCGGCGTCCTCGATGGCGCAGGCGAGCCGGTGGAAGGTGCGCGTGCCGCCGAACGCGAGGAGGTGGGCGCCGGGCCTACAGACGCGCAGGGCCTCGGCCCAGTAAGCCGACCCAGGCACGCCGCGGTCCCAGTCCTTGCCCATGAACTTCAGGCCGTACGGCGGGTCCGTCACGCAGGCGTGCGCCGAATCAGGGGGCAGCTTGCGCAGCTCGGCGAGCGCCTCGCCGCAGATGATGTCGCAGTAGCTCATCGGCTAACTAGCGGGCTTTTTCGGCCTCGGTGACCTTGGCGATGACGTCGGACGGCTTCACGGCGGCCAACGGCTCGCAGACCTTCTGGAGCTCGCCGCGGGGGCACTTCGCCTTCGGGAAGACGGCGTAGGAGAAGCAGGGCGAGTTGTGGCAGGCCTCGCGGTTCCAGACGGCCAGGTCCATGTACTTCTTGTCGTACAGCAGGCGGACGGCGGGGGCGTGGGTGCCCCAGAGCGAGACGGCGGGCACGCCGAGGGCCTGGGCGACGTAGAGGATGCCGGCGTCGAGGGTGACGGCGCAGATGGCGCGTGAGACCAGGGCGGCGACGGTGCGGATGGGGATGTCGCTCATCAGGTTCACCGTGTTGGGGATCTTGTTCAGGTCGCCCACGAACTGGCCGAACGACAGGTCGGTGTCGGGCATGCGGCCCTTGCCCGGGCGCCCGACGGCGACCACGGGCCTGACCTTGGCCAGCTCGGCGATGACGGCCAGCCACAGCCCGTAGGGGGCGGAGCGCAGGCTGGCATAGGAGGTCGGGGCGACCACGTAGTAGGGCGTGAGGCGCAGGTCGAGCTTGCGGTTGCAGTAGACGAAGTAGTACAGCTGGTCGAGGTCCCTGTAGTCCTTATCGTTGAGCTTCATCGAGGGCCGCTTGAAGGTGACGTCGACGGTGGTCGGGTCCACCCCCATCTGCCGGTAGAGCGAGTCGTAGACGTTGAGCTGGTCGAACTCCTCGTCGTACTCGGTGGCGGTCTCGACGAACCAGTGCCAGTGGTAGTACTGGAGGTCGTCGTAGTGCACCGGCCCGGCCAGGACGGCCTCGTGCTTGAGGGCGGGGTGGAAGGCGAGGATCTGGTGGCGGTCGGTCAGGCCGTACATGGTGATGTCGGCGCTGTTGCCGGAGACGTGGCGGAGGTAGTTCAGCGGCCCGGTCATGAAGAGGTGGTCGCCGACGCCGCGGTCGGCGTACCGGTAGACGAGGATGCGGGTGCCCGCGAGGGCCGCCCCGGCCACCAGGGGCCGGTAGTGGCGCGACCCCTTGAGCTCCGACATGGTCTCTATGTAGGGCATGAGCCTTTCGAGCTGGTCCGCGTTGAGGATGTACCGCCGCAGGGGGTGCAGCATCCAGACCTCCTCCTCGGTCCTCGTCCAGAGGACCGGCTTGCTGAAGCTCACGATCTTCCAGCTGGCGCTCGGCGCCCGCTTACCCGTGCCGTCCGAAATCGAAACAGTTTCTGGCATGCGTTCTTAGAACTGAAATGAACCCACCAACTCCCACCTCCTTCTGCAAGATAATGGCCCAGCTCGACGGCGACCCCGACCCCGTGGAGCTGATGCGGGCCCGCAGCCGCCCCGGCCACGGCTACAGCTACCACTTCAACTCGATAACCACGGCCCTCTCCAGCTTCAAAGCCGCCTTCGGGCCGCGCTGGCAGGTCTGGATCGACAAGCCGCCGGCGCACCCTGTTCTTAACCCAAGATGTACAGCCAATACGACGAAGAAAAGCACATCCTCGGGATTTTCGAGGGGAAGGCCGAGGGGACGCTCATCGACGTGGGGGCCTTCAACGGCCGCACTTTCTCCAACACCCTGAAGCTGATCGAGGACGGGTGGGGCGGCATACTCGTCGAGCCGTCCGCGCAGCCGTTCCACGACCTCGCCGCCCTGCACGGCCACAACCCTAGGCTCCGGCTGGTGAACGCGGCCGTCGTCCCGGGCGATGGCGGGGGCCTGATTAAGCTGGAGATGACCGACGACGCCGTCTCGACGACCTCCGAGGCGTTCCGCCGGATCTGGGCGCACGTCGGCAACTACATCCCGGTGTACGTCTCGCCGGTGGGCGTGGCCGAAATCGAGAGGCTGTACCACTCCTCCTTCGGGGGCGGGCAGCCCGACTTCATCAACGTCGACACGGAGGGCACCAGCCTAGAGGTCGCGACCGCGCTGGCCGAGCGGTTCACCCCGGCCGCGTGGTGCGTGGAGTTCAGGGTGGGGCCGGCCTCGTTCGAAGAGCAGTTCAGGCAGCTGTTCAAGGGCTACGACATGGTCCACCGGGCGCCCGACAACCTCATCTTCCGGTTGCGCTGATCGCGCCCACGGAAAGGACGAACCGCCTGCAGACGCGCACGGCGCGGCCCGCCCTGAGGAGCTCCCCCAACGCGGACATGTAGCGGAGGCGCACCCGCTTCATCTCGGCCTTGCCGCGGGCGCCGGCCCGCTTGGCGGCGCCGTCGATCAGCTGCCAGTAGCGGACGGCCCCGCGGCCCTCCCGCTCCCTAGCCGTGAGCAGGGCCATCAGCTCCTCCCTCTCCGGGGCGAGCGCCGGGTCCTCCGGCCTCGGCTCGGCTTTGCGGCGCTTCCTGGGGGGCTTGACGGCCTCATAAAAGGAGCGCATGCGGCGGGCCTTCTCCCCGGCCGCCTTGGCCCCCTCCAGGTCGCCGAGCGCACGGCGCTCGCGCTCCAGCAGGAGGAGCCTTCGGATCTCGTTCCGTTTGGCGCAGGCCCACGGGCCGGTGAGGTTCTCCAGCAACCGCTTCATGTTACCGATCCCGGAGCGTCTCGTAGTAGCACCAGCAGCCCTGCCAGGCCGCCCGCCGGGCGTACTTGCGCATCAACCGCCGCATATCGTCGGCGTTGTCGCTACAAATCTCGTTCCAGATGTCGTGCCAGGCGACATCGTACCGCTCGCCCCGACGAAGCTCGCGGGTATAGGCGTCGCCGTGGATCAGCGTGAGGCGAGGGCACTCGTAGGTCGGGCCGACCAGCCTGAGCACGTCAGCCTCCTTCTCGACCACAGTGACGTGCTCAACCTCCGCGTCCGCAAGGATGACCTTGAGGCACACGCCCAGGCCAAGGCCGTTAAGGAGCACGCGCCCCCGCGCCATCCTGATCACGGGCCGGTGGGTCAGGATTTCATGCGGCGTGTTCGACATCACCACAGTGCCCCCGTGCATGAGGCGCTTGTAGCTGCCGGGCGACACGAACTCGGCCGGATGGCCACAGACGGCACGCAGACGCGTGAAGTCGGACTCCTGCTGGGAGACCGTGAACGTCTCCACGCGCCATCCGCCGGACACCCCATCAGGCACGCTTATGTCTATGTTTCCACTAACTAATTTCATACCGTAACTAAGACTGTTTACAAAAAAAGTTATCCGCCCGCCGCCGGGGCTAACCCGCCCCCAAAAGTCGGGGCCTTCAAGGGGCCACTTCTTCTTGGCGGGGTCGTCGTTCACCTGCGCGCCGTTGATGAAAAGCTGGGCCGCAATGTAGCGGCAGTCGCGAACGACCTCGTCGGCGACCATCCGAACCTGACCGAGGCTGAGCGGCTCGTAGAGCATGCCGTCGATGCGGCAGCCGGGTTCGGGCGGGCTGAGCTCGGCGTACTCGTAGCGCAGGCCGTCCTTCTTGATGTCGACCCGCATGACCGAGCCGTTGGACCGCCACACCGTCTTGGCGAAGGCCATGATTTGGCCGCGCCCCATGCGGAACCACCCGTACAGGGCGTCGCCCTCGGCGTGCGGCTGGCCGAAGATCTCGAAGACCTGCGTGATCTCCGCCTTGTCGCGGAAGCCGCGCCCGTTGTCCACGATGGAGAAGCTGTCCGCACCGAGCGAGACGTCAATCCGCGTTGCCCCGGCGTCGCAGGAGTTGCAGACGCCCTCCAGCATGGCCTTGCCGAGCGTACCCGCCTGGCGGGTGATGACGTCCCAAAGCAAATTAGGGTGGGCCTTGAAGTCGCGGATTTCCTGTGCCATGCCCGGAATAATGGGGAGTGAGGAGGGCAGTTGTAAACAACAAAATGTCTATGACTTTTTGCTAAGGAGGGCGTCCCAGTCCGGGTCGTCGCCCTCCACCCGCTTCACATCCAGGTAGTTGAGGCCCACGTCGGCATCGCCCCCGAACGGAAGGATGCGGGTCCAGTCGGAGTTGAAGCCCGGCCCCCACATGAGCTCCAGCACGTCGGGGATGTTGTTGATGACCTCCATGGTGATGGCGTGAACCTGCGGCAGCTCGGCCCGGACGGCGTCGGTGACGATGGAGTCGTGGACGGTAGAAACGAGAATGGACTCCAGCCCGGCTTGGCGCATGGCGGCCTCGATGGCGGCCATGCAGGTAAGCATCATGTCGGAGGCGGTGGACTGGATCAGGTGGTTGTAGCCGGAGCGAAGGGCCTTGCTGAGGACGCCGCGGTCGTCGGAGTAGACGTCCTCAAAGACCCGGATGCGACCCGACATGGAGACGGCCAGGCCGTGGTCGAGGATGAACTGCTTGTAGACGCCGATATGCTCGCGCAGCTTGGGGTAGGTGTCGAAGAGGGCCTCGACGATGCGCTCACACTCCTCGATGGGGAGGTAGACGGCATCCTCGGCCAGGGTGGTCTGGAGGCCGTAAGCGCCGCCGCCGTACGACGTGAGGAAGTTGGTGGTCTTGGCGATGCGGCGCCACAGCTCCATCTTCTTGGCCTCGGCGTCCCGACCCTCCGCCTGGAGCTTGGAGACCCACTCCTTCACGCACTGCTCGTAAGGCAGCTTGAAGATCCGCGACATGGTGGTCGAGTGGATGTCCGTGCCCTCCCGGTAGGTCTTGACCATGAGGGGGTCGCCGCTGGCCGCGGCGAGCAAGCGCAGCTCGATCTGCGACAGGTCGGCCTGGTAGATGCAACCGCGCTCGCCGAAGCGGGAGGTGTAGAACCGCTTCACGATGGAGTCCTTGGGGAGCTGCTGGGCGTTGGGCTGGCTGGAGCTGAGCCGGCCCGATCGGGTGCCGCACTGGTTGAAGGTCGGGTGGACGCAGTAGTCGGGCATGAGGTACTGCTCCTTCTCGCGCTCCTTCTTGTCGACGCCCTTGCTGAACAGGTTGCGCATGGAGCGCACGTAGGTGGTGTAGGCCTTGTAGAGCTTGCGGTAGTCCTGGAGCGGCTTGAGCAAGCTCTCGTCGGGCTTCAGGGGGTTCGGGAACTCAGCGGCGAGGCCGTTGAGCGTGTACCGGTCGATGGCGGCGTACTTGAACTGGTCCTCCCTCGACACCTCAGCCAGGTCCTCGCCAAGGAGCCGGATGCCTGTCTCGGTGAGCCGCTTCACCGGGAGGTTGAGGATCTCGAAGAGGATGGTCTTGAGCTGGTCACGGTCCTCCAAGTCGAGCTTCCAGTCGGGGACGGTGGCTTCCTGGGCCTGGCACCACTTGACGATGCGCTCGTCGACCAGGCGGAGCTTGGCGCGGGCCGCCACGATCATCTTGGGGAAGGTGTCCTCCTGGTGCTCCAGCTCGTCCACGTCGACGAACATGCCCCGGCCCATGAGCCGGGTGAGCACCCGCTGGCTGGGCAGCATGATGCGCCGGTAGGTCTGGAGCCGGTGCAGCGGCTTGTAGAGGCGGAAGCGACCGAGGTGCGCCGGGTCGGCGAGGGGGAACATGTAGGAGCGCGCCTCCCTGAGCTTCGCCAGCGTGGACTCGCGCGTCCCGGCGGCGACCTCGACGTCGCCGAAGACGTACGGCAGGAAGTGCGTCGGCCAGAGCTCGCGCGGGCACTTCGCGTAGTGGCCGCCCTCGCCCGCGGCGGGATCGAGCAGGGTTGGCTCGGACTGCTTGAGGAGCTCAAAGGCCTCCTCATACCCGGCCATGTCGGGGCACCAGTCGTAGGCGACGCGCTCCAAGCCGAGCGACTCGTTGGTCTGCCGGTAAGTGTAGATGAGGTGCCGCGTGTCGCAGTCCATCGCCGCAGTCAGCTTCGACAAGCTGGCCCCCTCCAGGGTCGCGAAGGCGTAGATCACGTCGAAGCCCAGGTTGTGACCGTTGAGCTTGGTCCGGTACATGGTCGAGAGGACGCGCGGGGTGAGCCGCCTGATGTGCGGCCTGAGCGGGCTGCCCTCGTAGTCCCAGGGGAAGGCGATCGCCACGGGCGCGCCGTCCGGCAGCTTGTACCGGAACATCATGAAGACGATGGCGGCCCCGTTCAGGAAGGCGAGCAGGCCGGTGGTCTCGGAGTCGTAGGTGAGCGAGACCCCGCCGGGGATGGCGTCGAGGGCGGCCTCGACCTCCTCCGGCGTCTCCAGCAGGCGGAACCACGGGCGGTCGTAGCTCGGGGCCTGCGCCCCGTGGACGACGAGCTCCAGCGCCCGGCGGATGTGGCGAATCCAGCGCGCCTTCTCCTGCGGGTTCTGCGTCATGTAGACGACCCGCGGCGCCTGCACCGGCACCATGGGGCGGCGCTCGGACTCCGCCGGCCTCGGCCCGAAGAACGGGTGGCCCTCCGCGAAGGCCTTGTCGACGAGCCAGCCGTCCGGCCAGCCGCGCCAGTTAAGCACCTTGCCCGCCCAGTTGTAGGCGCTGGCCTTGTGCGAGAACATAGCCAGGGCGGTCGAGCCGACGGGCATCACGACGGCGGGCGGGCGCCTGCGGAGGTCCTGCACGGCGAAGTAGCGGCACCAGTTGCCGTGCGTCTTGTAGTTGACCTTCTTCCCGTCCCGCCGGTTAGCACAGCGCGTCGTGGCAACCCACCGCACGCGCCCCAAGTCGACGCCGAGATCCTTGGCCTCGTGCTCCAGCACCTTACGGAGCAACCCGTTGGCCGAGCCCTCCACGGCGATCTCGTCGGCGTCGTCCTCGCGCCTGGAGATGGAGTCGAAGACGACGGTGAGCAGCGGGTCCTCCGCGCCGTGGAACTTGACGTAGGGCTGCCGCGCCCCGCACTCGTTCAGGCCGCACTTCTGGCAGATGGGCGAGGCGTCGCCCGCGAGCAGCTTGCCGCCCGCCTCCCTCGCCGCCATCAGGTCGCGAACGAACTTCGGGACCGTGGGCTTCCGGGCCTTTGACCGCTTGGGTTCCATCTGCGGGGTCTAAGAACGAGTTCTTCCCATCGCGTGCCCGAACAAACCCAGTTCATGCGGCGCCCGGCGCCGCCGGCGCCCCTGCCGTGCTTTGCGCTGGAGCACGACGGCGCGGACCCGAAGTGCAGGACCTGCCCCCACGAGGCCCGCTGCCTCAAAGCCACGGGCTCGCGGGCGGGCAGGGTGCCGCTGAGCCGCCTGGCGTTCAGCCTGGGGCCGGTGGCGCAGCTGGACAGCGGCGACCCCGACCGGGAGGACGTGCTCGGCACCTACGCCTCGTGCTACCGCCAGGTCTTCAAGAGGGCGCCGGCCCGCATGACCCAGCTACAGGGGCGCCGCCTCCGCGCGGGCCTGCGCAGGGACGGCATCACGCTCCGGCTCTACATCTTCGCGGCGATGATGGCGTTCCGCGACACGAACGAGGGCAGCCCGGGGCGCAGGTTCCACGCGCGCATGCTGCTCGGCCCGGCCGCCAAGAAGAACGTCGAGATGTACCGGCAGGCAGCGGCTGGCCGCTACGGCGTGTTCGACATGACGACGCTCCTCTCGATGGTCGGGCCGACCGAGGACGCCACCCGCGCACTGGCAGCCAGCGAATGGCTGGCGGCGAGGTGGGTGGTGGGCCACCGCCAGAAGTGGGGGGAGGGGGCCGTAAACAGCCTCTACAACGCCCAGGAGCTGGCGCTGGACCCGCGCTGGCTCTCGACCGAGCCGACCTACACCCGGCGCTGGCTCGAAGCGCCGACCCGCGACAGCGACGAGCTGAAGCGACACCGGCACCGGGTCGCGCAGGCGGGGCGGGACAGGGACGAGTGGCGCCGCGAGCGGGAGAAGATCCTCCCCGACGTGCTGCGGCGCGTGCTCGCGCACTACGGCCACCGCGAGGCCGACTTCGAGGCCAGGTCGCCGGTGAGGCACCCGATGGCGTTCTGGTCGGCCCTGGGCGACGCCATCCTGTGGGCGGAGTGCCTGCTTTCCGAGCCAGACCCGGACCCGGACGAACCAGCTAGCACAGCGCCGAACAGCGCAGCACCAACCAGCACAACACAACACAACTGAGTTCTTCTCTCCGTGCCCGATCTCTTCGACTTCAGGGAGGACTTCCAGGACCTCCTGCTCGCCACCATGGCGAGGCACACGAAGGAGTTCGCCTACGTGGCGGCCGCCCTCAAGCCGAAGTACTTCGCCGGGGTGCAGCCGACGCTGGCCGCCCGGTGCATGCTGGAGCACGCGGAGAAGTACAACCGCTACCCCACGTGGGTCGTGCTGGAGCAGCGGCTCGACGAGGAGACGAGGCAGCTCCCGGAGGCGGAGGCGGGCCTCGCCCACGATTATGTAAACAAACTCAAGTCGCTCGACACGGCGGACTGGCAGTACGTCCGCGACCGGGTGGGCTCCTGGCTGCGCGAGCGGGCGCTGGTGAACGCCATCCGCGAGTCGGTAGGCCTGCTCCAGGAGGGCAAGGTCCCGAAGGACGGCTTCGCCAGCCTGTTCATGCAGGCCATGCAGGTCGGCCAGAATCTGGAGGATCTCGGCTACGTGCTGGGCGACCCGAGGGACATCGACGACGTCGTCGGCAAGGTCGTCAACCAGGACTACGGCCTCAGCACCGGCTTCGGGGAGCTCGACGCGATCTGGAGGCGGGGCTGGGGCCCGGGCTGGCTGGTGGTGCCGGCGGCCCCGCCGAAGCGGTACAAGACGGGCTTCTGCATCAACCTCGCCGTGAACGTGGCCTCGCCGGCCGTCGGCGAGGACGTCATCTACTACGCCTGCGAGATCAACCAGGAGCTGGCGATGGTGCGGGCGATGTGCAACCTGGCCCAGCTCCCCGAGGACTACCTCTACGAGAACCCCCAAAAGTTCACCCTGGACGTGAAGGCGGCCGCGAGGGACAAGCTCAAGAAGACCCTCCTCTTCAAGTCGTTCCCGTCGAAGAACGCCACCATCGGCGACCTGCGGGCCCACGCCCACACCGCCAAGGCGCAGCTGGGGATCAACCCCCGGCTCATCGTCATCGACTTCGCCGAGACGATCATGCCGAGCAACAAGCGGGACGCCGAGTACCGCCAGCAGTCGAGCATCTACGTGGAGGCGCGGGCGCTCGCGGGCGAGTTCGGCGCCACCGTGGTCATGCCCGACCGGGTCAACCGCGAGACGGTGGACCAGCCGGTGCCGGACGCCAGGGCGCTCCAGGGGTCGTTCGAGAAGGCGGGCATCGTCGACGTGGCCTTCGGGCTGTGCGCCACCGACGAGGAGTTCCTGCAGCACCAGATCCGCTTCTTCAACTTCCTGAACCGCCACGGCCCCGCCTTCCAGCACCTACGCGGGCGGGTCGACCCGCGGACGTGGACCATGACGTTCATGGAGCGGATCGCGTACGACCCCGCCGAGGCGGAGAAGCAGAGGAAAAAGAAGAGCGAGCGGCTCCGGCGGCCGCCGATGAGCGCCATGGCCGAGCCCCTCAACTGACTGTGCACATCTTCCCCACAAAACTTGCTCACACGCCGCCCACAAAAACGGGTGGATAACTTTCCCCCGATTTGTTTGACCGGCGGGTTGTAAACATTGTTCTTATCAGCCGTGCCCAAAAACAAGCTGCCAACCATCGCGCCCATCACCCTCGGCGGCTACACGCTCGACCTGAACGCCTACCTCGCCCGCGAGTACGAGGACGTCTCCCAGGCGGCGAACGAGCTCCCCTCCATCGCGGAGTGGGTCAACGAGCAGCTCCAGGCCTTCATCGAGACGCTCCAGAAGCGCAGGAACGAGCTCGACGAGGCGGAGGCCATGGCCTACTTCGATCTGCGGAAGGGCCGCTTCGCCGACGACTACGGCGGGAGGGAGACCGAGGACGCCCTCAAGCACGCGGTCGTGATCGACCCGCAAGTGCGCAAGCTCAACGAGGAGATCGCCGTGCTCTCCGGCTGGGTCTCCCGGCTGCGCGGCACGCAGGAGAACCTCCAGATGAAGCTGGAGCTGGTGCGCTCGACCGAGGCGACCCGGCGCAAAGTTTTCGAATCGTCAGAAAAGTAACAGCCTTCAAACCCAACCCACCATGGTCCAAGTCGATCCCGAACTCAGCAACCTCCTCGAAGAGGAGCGCGTCTTCGCGTCCTCGCGGTTCAACCGCGCCGAGCGCCTCGACCTCAAGAAAAACGAATCCGTCCTCGCCCGGTTCATCCCGGTCAGGCTCGGCGCGCGGGGCACCTGGTACCTCCGCGTCGGCCGCCACTGGATCAACAAGCGGCCCTACGTCTGCAAGAAGGTCACCTCGCCCGACGTGGGCGGCGACCCGGCGTGCCAGTGCGAGCTGTGCGACCTGTGCGACAAGTACCTCGCCTCGCAGAACACGAGGGTCGCCGAGCGCGCCAACTTCTGCAGCGCCTTCCCGCAGTGGCTGACCTACGTCATCACCTGGGAGCGCGAGGAGAGCGGCGACGAGCCGCGCGCCGTGCCGAAGAGCGACCTGTACAAGCCGTACGCCTTCTGGCTGAACCGCAACCAGTGGCTAGAGCTGTCGGCCATGTTCAAGCGGTCCACCCGCCGGGGCGAGGTGCCGCTCGGCCTGCTCGACCCGGTGAGGGGCTACGACGTGTGGATCAGGAAGGACAACCGCGGCATGGTGAAGTTCGACCGCGAGGACCCGAAGCCGGTGCACACCGCCGAGGACTCCGAGAAGGTCGTGGAGGACATCATCGCGAAGGTGAAGGTCGAGGACTTCAAGCCGCTCACCCCGGCGCAGCTGGACGAGGCGCTGGACAAGCTGGACGAGGCCATCCTCGGCGGGCCGAGGACGCGCCAGCGGGAGGCTGAGGGCGACGACGACCGCGCGCCCCGCCAGGGGGACGACAGGCCGCGGCGCAGCGAGTCCAGGGAGGAGGCGCCGCCCCCGTCCCGACGCGAGGAGGCTCCACCCCGGCGCGAAGAACCACCCAGGCGCGAAGAGCCGCCGCCCCGACGGACAGAGGCCAGGCGCGAGGAGGCACCCCCGCCCAGGCGTGAGGAGGCACCTCCGCCCCGGCGCTCAGAAGCGCCGCCTGAGCGGACGGCACGCCGCGCCGATTCGGACACGACCCAAGTGCTGCACCCAGCAGATCGCGACGCTGTCTTGCGCCGCTCCGCTCCCGCGCACGATCCACTTTTGGACGAGGATGCCGCCGCTGCCAGCGGCGAAGAGGCTGGGGGAGCTGAAGAGCCCCCGCCCCCAGTGCGCGCCTCGCCCCCGCCCGCGGTGCGCCGCGCCGACGCGAGGGTGGCGGCGTCGCCGCCGCCCCGCCGGGACGCCCAGCAGGAGGGCGACGCGCTCGACGAGGTGCCGCCCGAGAGGCGCGACGCGGCGCCGCCGATCAGCACCGCCGCCAGCCCGCAGCAGGGCAAGGCTGCCCGCCCGCAACTGAGCAGCATCATCCGCGAGGGCGTGCGCGCCGCCACGAACGCCGCCGACGAGCCGTCGGAGCCCGGAAGCGAGGGCGCGCTGCCCCCGCCGAGGCGCAGGCTGGAGACCTGACCCATGGCCAAGACACTCCGCGCGAAGGGCAGGAAGGACCTCGTCGGCGCCATCGTCGGGAGCCTCGAACGCAGCCGCCCCAAGACCGGGGAGCTGATGTGGGAGGTGTCGCGCTCGTCGAAGGAGATCCTCTCGAAGGTCCACTACAAGCTCACCACCGGCATCGACTCGCTCGACGTGGCCCTCGGCGGCGGCCTGCCCTTCGGGCGAGTCGTCGAACTGTACGGCCTGGAGAGCTGCGGCAAGACGGCGATGGTGACCCACTGCGCCGGGCGCCTCCAGGGGCGCCACATCATCCAGCGCAAGCAGGTGGGCCACCCCGGCGACAAGGACTTCTCAGTAGCCTGGGAGCCGGTGCCCAAGGACGTGGAGGTGACCACGCTCTACATCGACAACGAGCAGTCGCTGGAGGAGGACGAGAAGCTGGTCGTCGACGGGAACATCATCGACGTCGCCGTGGCGCGGGCGGACACCGTGGACCAGATGTTCAAGATGATCGACGTGGCGATCAACGCCATCGACCGGGTCAGCACCAAGGAGCACCCCGTCTTCATCCTGGTGATCGTGGACACCATCGGCGGCACCTCCTCCCGCGAGGAGATGAAGGCGAAGTGGGAGGATCAGGACTTCCCGCGCCAGCCGAAGATGCTGCGCCGGGGCTTCCGCCGCATGATGCGGAAGCTGAGCCAGCGGAACGTGCTCGCCATCTTCACGAACCAAGTCAACGCCCGCTACGAGGCGAACCGCCGCCGCGGCGGGGGCGCCCTCCCGCAGGACGACGACTTCGACTCGCCCGGCGGCCGCGCCCTCAAGTTCTTCGCCAGCGTGCGCATCTTCATGTATCAGGTGAACGCGCACTACAAGCTGCACAAGGACCAGCAGTTCCCGGTCGGCTTCTGCTCCGGCTTCGTCACGGTGAAGAACCGGCTGGCCAAGCCGATGCGGGCGGGACGCTTCGTGCTGCTCTATGACCGCGGCCTCAACAACCTCTACTCCCTCCTGGAGACGCTGATCTTCCTCAAGCTCGCGAAGAGCGGCAAGAAGGAGGAAGGCGACGCCGGGTCGGTGTCGTTCCGCTTCCAGCACTTCGGCATCAAGCCGACCACCTTCGGCGAGGACGAGACCCGGGCGGACCCGCGACTCGACTCGCGCGCCCAGTGGCCCGCGTTCCACGAGGCGCACAAGGCCGACCTCGATCTGCTGTGGGAGAAAGCCTGCACGATCCTGTTCGCCGTGGAGGGCGAGGTCGGGCTGGTGGACGCCGTCGAGGGCGGCACCGACGAGGACCTCACGCCAATCGAGGACGAGGACGAAAAATCACCTTAAATCTTGCAACAAACTTAGAACCATCCAACGAAAAGGAGAGCACGCCATGCCCACCGCAGAAACAGCCGCCCCCGCCGCCACCCAGGCCAAGCCCACCGCACCGAAAGCGCCCGCGAAACCCGCCCCCGCCGCTCCCGCCGCCGCGGCCCCGGCTCCCAAGGCCCCCGCGCCCAAGGCCCCGCTGCCGTCAGCGGCCCGCTGCAACCGGATCTACGTGACCCTGACCCGCGAGCCGGCCTTCAGCAACCTGCTCGGCGCAAAAACGGTGGGCGTCCAGCGGCGCGACGAGGGGGTCGAGCAGTACCCCGAATCTGTGGTCGAGATCGCAGCCCGCCTCCAGGCGCAGGACATCGACGTCAACACCTGCACGCGCGACGAAATCCTGGCCGAGGCCAAGGCCTACTTTGCGGAGCGGGCCGCGATCGCGCCGGAGAGCACGCCGCCCGTACCGCCGTCGGTGACGATGACGGCGGACAGCGACCCGGCGATCCTCGGCGAGAACGCGTGCCTCGCGGTCTACAGCCTGCTCCTCGCCGCCAAGTCGATTGGCGAGCATGACCGGAGAGCGGGCGCGGCCGGGCGCATCCAAACGCTCAAGCGGGCCGTCGAAGCCTACAAGCCCTGCGTCGCAGTCAACCCCGCGCCAAAGAACACGCCCAAGGCCGCCTAGTCTATCTTTGAACGACGGGGTGGGGGCCGTCGTCTCACTCCCATTCGCCGGATTCTCCCCCAATCCGGGCAGCCATGCTCGTTCCAGACGCCAAAGCCGTAGACGCGCCCGAGGGCCAGCACATCTTCAACGCGAGGCAGATGACCGAGACCTGCCTGCGCTGGAAGCAGCTCACCGAGGCCGGTCGCCATGCCGAGGCCCAGGAGATGCTGGAGGAGATCATCGTCGGCTGCACGAACATGTTTGAGCGGCTGGCGCAGTCGGAGGGGTTCACCAAGACGGTCGACCTGGAGACGCTGGTGCAGGCGGCGCGGGAGAAGGTCGTGCGCTGGCTGATCGGGTGGGACAAGAAGCGGAGCCTCTTCTCGTACTTCAGCGTCTGCGCGAAGAACGCGTTCCTGTCGGAGGTCAACAAGACCAACAGCCACCGGCGGCGCTTCCACGCCACCAGCGAGACGCTGGAGAAGTTCTTCGGCGCGGAGGACCACGCCGCCAACAAGCACGACGCGGCCCGCGAGGCGAAGCGGCGGCTCCAGGAGATCACGATCCGGTGGGGCGACCCGCAGGAGGCGGCCGCCGTGCGGCTGGCCATCGACTGCCTCGTGGACGACCGGGAGCAGGACCGGGAGGCGGCGGTGCGCACCATCTGCTTCGCCTACGCCCTGTCGCCCGAACTGGGCCGCTTCTTCTACAGCTGGGGCCTGTTCGCGCTGCGCGACGCCATGCTGGACCGGGCGTACATCCCCTTCACGCGGGAGGATCTGCTGCGGCACAAGTACAGCTACACGCACCTGCCCGACCTGCTGAACATCGTCTCGTGGCGCCAGTTCCAGACGCTGGTGGCGACGCTGGGCGGCCAGCGGCTGCGCATCCCGACGATGGCGCAGCTGGCGCGGCTCCACGAGAACCACCTGATGGCGCGGCGCATCGAGAAGCTGGGGGCGGACGTGGCGGCGGTGGAGGCGGCGGCGAAGGAGTTCGGGCGGTCCCCGAAGAGCGCGCAGGAGATATACGAGGAGGTCATGCGGGAGATGGACCAGAACCGGGCGGGCGAGCACTACCTTTATGAGCAACCGGACGAGTGACGCCCCCGAGTCGCATCTGCTTGTCATCATCCACGAGGCCGAGCGCGACTTCGGCCGCGAACTGTTCCCGCCCACGCCCCTCACCTACGAGGAGATCCAGGCCGACTGCGCCCGCATGATCGCCTCGGTCGCCCGCCAATACACCGACAACTCCTGCATGGAGCTGCACGAGGAGGAGCTCGTCTCGGAAGGCAACCACAAGCTGAGCGAGTGCATCAACAAGGGCATCCTGACGCGGTTCGCCGGGCGCCGGAGCGAGCTGTTCAAGTGGATCAAGACCTGCGTAAACAACCACATCAAGGGACTTGTACACAAGTACAGGTTCACCTTCAAGCGCACGGGCCAGAAGCCCCCGGCCCGGGGAGCCATGAGCTGGGACCCGAGGCCGAAGCCGGAGATCAGCCTCGACGACCCGGACGCCGTCGTCCACCTGCCGCCCGCCCTCACCCACTCCCCGCTGCCCTCCCTCCGGGGGGACATGAAAGTCCTCCTCACGCCCATCGAGTTCTTGGTCTTTAAGCAACTGGTAGAACCCAATGAGGCCTCGCTCATCTACGCCACGCTCGACTCCCACCGCGGCCGCCGCCGCAGCGCGGTCGAGCTTCGGATCACCGCCGAGCATCTCGCCCGGGGGCTGGGCCTCACCGCCGCGCAGTTCACCGCGGTGCAGGGGCAGCTCCAGGAGAAAGTCAAGGCCTACATGAGCGACCCGATCCCCTCCGACTCCCCCAGGCACGCGGCCATCACCTCCCTGGAGCGCACCTTCAAACTGCACATCCCCCGCTCGGTCGAGCCGGTAGTGGTGCGCCGGCTCCTGACGCTGGCGGCCCGCACCAACGCCGAGCTGGTGGACGAGAGGGTGGCCGCCCTGCTGGAGGCCGCCGGGGCGCGCGTCCCGACCAAGGACGCCTCCGGCAACCTGACCTGCTTCGGCGTGCTGTTCCAGCGCGAGAACCGCATCTGCGCCTCCTGCGGGGTGCGGGACAGCTGCGCCGTGGAGGCCACCAACTACGGCCTCGGCGAGGTGGCGCTCAGCCCGAAGCTGCTGGGGGCCCGCGTCCAGACCCGCGTCCCGATCTTCACCGACACGCCGGAGCCGCCGCCACCCGAGCCGCCACCGCCGGAGCCGCCCCCGCCGCAGGAGGTCGTCCTGGCGGTCCCGCCCGAGCCGGCCAAGCCCGCCCCCAAGATCAGCCACAAGGCGATCCCGCAGACCAGCCGGGAGGACGAGATCGAGGCCTACCTCTACGCCCACTTCCGCGACGTGCTCTACTCCGGCGACCTCTACTTCCGGCACCGCGTGCCCAGGCCGGACGGCAAGGTGCGCCACTGCTTCTGGCTGGGCCGGGTGGACAGGCTGGAGGGCGGCCACTGGGCGCTGCGCTTCTGCAAGCCGAGCGAACCCATGAAGCGCGACCTGATCGAGCACCGGGCCAACTGGTACCTCCCGCCGGCGACCCCGGCGGAGGAGGCCGTCAAGCTCATCAACGAGCACGCCGACTACACCTACCGCATGCCGTGATCATGGTCGACCATCTCTTCACCCAGCCCAGCGCGGAGGCCCAGGCCTTCGCCGTCGGGAGCCGCCACGGGCACCGCTGGTGCCATCTCTGGGTTGAGCCTGGAAATGAGCCTATGTTGCACGCGTTTGCTGAAGCTCTAGGGTTGCGCCGGGCCTGGTTCCAGAACAAGGCCGGCTTTCCCCACTACGATTTGATTCCAACACGCCGCGCTAAAGCAGTAGTGCTGGGAGCAGTAGAAACAAACCTATCTGATTGGTTGAAAGCGAGGCGAAATGACAACCAAGGGACTACTCCTCAAAAGGATGTTTGCAAAACGTAGGGTAGACCCTGCCACTGGATGTTGGATCTGGACCGGTGGGCGGTGTGTGAAGGATCGCGGGCCTCCTTATGGACGAATAAGACTTTGGGGACGCACAAGACTCATCCACCGTGTAGCTGCTTTTGCCTTCTTCAATTTCGACCTAGATTCGCCTCTGTGCGTGCTACATCGGTGTGACCGTCCGCTTTGTTTCAACCCAGATCATTTATTTACCGGAACCCAGGCAGATAATGTGGCTGATAAAGTGCAAAAGAAGAGGATGCCCTACGGGGAGAAGAGTGGAAAAACAAATCTGAGCCCCGAAGATGTGAGCGACATAAAGAGACGCCGAGCCAACAACCAGACCTGTGCTAGCGTAGGCTTTTTGTATAACATTACGCGACAGGCGGTCAGCAGAATCTCCAGAGGCAAGCGTTGGCCTCATCACCAGTTCTAAGTCAACATGAAACCCTTCTTCGACCAATCGACGCGGGTGCTCTTCCAGCTCCGCTTCATACGCGTGATCGACGCGCTCTTCGCCGTCGCCATAGCCTCGGCGATCTCGACGGTGGTCTGGTGCGCGTTGACGGGCCACCCCACGGCCGCGATGGGCTGGGCCCTCTTCACCTCCGTCGCCTTCAACGCGTGGCTGGTCCTGCTGGTCTTCCGCTGCGCCTACTACACCCTGCAGTGCCGGGCCGACATCAACACCATGACGGTCAGGGCGGCCCAGCTGGTGCACGCCTACCAGCTCGGCCCGCCCCCGGCCGGGACGGCGCCGCCGCCCGGCGCATGGGCGCCACCGGGGCCATGAACAGCCTGTTCGAAACGAGACTGCTGGTGCAACTGGCCGACCACGTCCGGGTCCACCGGGGACTGGCCAGGCTCAACGCGCCGCAGTCCGTGGCGGAGGCGGAGCTGGCCATCGCGCGGGCCGAGGCGGAGGACACCCCGGCCGAGGTCTCGGCGCTGCTGCAGCAGGCCGTCGCGTGCAGGCTTCGGGGCGGCGACCCTGCCCCGCTGATGATGCAGGCCTTCTGGCTGTGCCACCCGGAGCAGCGGAAGCTGCGCCCGGCCAAGTTCCGGCTCCACGTCGGCGCCCCCGCCTGCCACGAGGAGCCCGCCGAGGGCAGCGCCTTCTACCTGGCCGTGTGCGGGGACTGGAAGGCCATGCGCCGCGGCGGCACGCTGGACCAGATGCGGCTGGGCAACTTCCAGGGCGAGCGCGGGGGCTTCCCCGACGACGTGGCCGTGTGGTGGGAGGGCAACCTGACCGCCGAGCAGGTGGCGCAGGCCGCCGAGCTGGTGCAGCCCGGCTGCACCCTGACCCTGCTGCGGCCCAACCCGAAGACCTGGTGGCTGGGCTGGGCGGGCCTCAAGTTCGAGGACAGGCTCCCCTCCCTGCTCTACAGCCGGTTCCACTTCGTGAAGGTGCTGGCCTCCTCGGACCGGGAGTGCGACGCGGTGATCTTCGGGGTGGAAGGCCTCAAGAAGTGATGCCCATTTTATTGTTTACATTTTTTGTAAACAAGTTCCTATAGTTTGGAATGATGAAACGAAACACGTCCAAGCTGTTCCCCGGCTGCCTCGAAGCCACGATGCAGCGCAACCGGATCAACCAGGTCCAGATAGCCGCGAGCACCGGCATTGCCGTCTCGCGGATCAACAACTACCTCCAGGGCAAGTACCGCACGATCAAGCCCGACCACATCGCCCGGATCATCGAGCACGTGACGGCGCTGACCTTCGAGCGGGCCGAGCTGGTGAAGACCTACCTCCTCGACCTCCTGCCGACCACCGCCAAGCCGCTGCTCGAACTCAAGCCGGTCAACAGCCACGGCAAGGAGTTCGAGTCGTGGTACCTCCAGCGCAACCGCCTGCCGGGCGAGTTCGCCCACCGCTTCGAGACGCTCTACAAGCTGTGCGTGTCGCAGCCGGCCGTGCGCGCCCGCACCTCGATGTGGATCGACATGGTGGAGGAGACCCTCAAGTGACCGACCGCCCCCATGATAAACAAACTCCCATTCATCGGCTGGCTCCTGTCCTTCATCGCCAACGTGTCCCTGTCGATCCCCTTCTGGATCTGCTGGACCGCCTGCGGCGTCGGCAAGACCTACTTCTACTTCGTCCCGGAGCGCTACCAGGCGATACCGTTCTGGAACTGCGTCGGGATCTTCATCGTCGTGGGCATCCTGAGCGGCCTCGTCCGCGCGGCCTCGCCCTTCGCGATCAACGTCAGCCAAAGCAACAAATGACCGCCATCTTCATCTGCACCGACGACAGCGCCCTCCTGCTGAACCTCGACCACGTGGCGGCCCTCCAGCTAGACCCGCTGGCCCAATCCGGCCAGGCGGTGCTCCGCGTGCAATACGCAGGCTCGGTGATCGCGGCCAACACAAGCTACACCGTGAAAGTGACCGGCGCCGTGGCAGACGAACTCACGAAAGCCCTCCGCGCAACCTAGATGCTGCTCAAGTACTCCAAACAGCCCAGGGTGCCCCTCGCAGTCGCGAAGGAGCGGGCCCTTGCCTGCCTCCGAACGGCAGGCGGCCTGCTCCCCGCCCACTGGGTGGCCGCCGCCATCTGGCCCGACCATAAGATGCACTCCCAGGGCGCGGGCGGCGCCGCCACCCGCATCCTCAAGCGGCTGGAGAAGGAGGGGCTGGCCCGCTGGGACTGCGACGGGCGCAGCTGGGGCTGGAGACTGGGCAAATGAGCCTGCTGCGGCGGATACTCGGCCCGAAGAGGGAGCCGCGCTGGATGCTGGCAATCGTCGCGGCGAGGGGCCTCGACGCCGACTGGGGCTTCGCGTTCTGCGAGGCGCTCGTGGCTCGCTGGAGCGTCCGCTCGATCTACTTCGCCGCCTACGACTCGAAGGGCGCCGCGCCACGGGTCGAGATCAAGTTCAAGGCGCCGGCGACGGTGCCGCAGCTGCGCGACTGGATCAGGCACCACGAGGCCGTGCCGGCGGAGGCCAAGGTCACCGTCCGGTCCCGGGGGCCGTGGAGCGAGGCCCACTCCAGGGCGTACGAGGTGGTCAGGGAGATCCGCCGGGCCAAGCCGAAGCAGTTCGGCCAGCTCTACGACGTCGTCCACTGGATGACGAACATGCTCGGGCTGACCTACATCGAGGAGGCGACCTACCTCGGCTCCGGGGCGCTCAGGGTCCTCCAGGGGGTCTACGAGAACGCGATGGGGGAGAGCTACAGGCATCCGCTGGCGCCGCCGGAGCCTAAGGCGGGTCCGACGGGAGCCGATCCTGCTCGGACAGCGCGGCCTGGACGCCCCGCGGGAGCTTCGAGGCGGTCCTCTTGAACAGGGGCTGCCCCTCCGGGGTGCAGAGCACCTCGATCAGGGCGCTGATCTGGCGGGACAGCATGGCGACGGGCGGGTCCCCGTACGCCGCGCGCTCCTCGTTGTACCGGATCAGCACGGCGGCCTTCACCTCGTCGGCGGTTCTCATGCCCTAACTAGAACAGGTCGGGCACCCAGCCGTGGACGACCGCGTCGTAGTTCATGCGCCGGAGGCTGTACATGTGGATGCCGGCTCCGGCGTAGGCCCCGGCCATGCGGCTGTAGCCGCCCAGCGTGAACGGGCGACACGGCTCGGTGAACGGGTAGCGCCCCGAGGCGATGCTCAGCGCGGACGCGGACTCGCGGTCCAGGGCCGGCTTCTCGATGGGGCTGATCGAGGGCTGCGCCTCCTGGTGGGCCAGCAGGTCGCAGGGGACGTCCAGGCAGTGCTGGGGCTGGCCGCGGACGGTCATGAACCCGGCCTGGGCGGCGCGGTTGGTGAAGTCGTTGTGCTCGTCGCCGAACTTGCCGAAGGTCTCGGCGTCGAAGTAGCCGATCCGGTCGAGCAGCTTTCGGGTAATGGACATCATGGCGCCCTTGCGGACGGGGAGGAAGCGGAGCACCCGGCCGCGCTCGCGGATGGGGACGAACTTGCTCTCGTCGTCGAACCAGTCGCTGAAGCAGAACAGGCCCAGGGCGGGGAAGAACCGGTGGGCGTCGGCGTAGACCGCGGGCCAGTCGCCCTTGGCCTCCAGGTCGTCGTTGCAGAGGCACAGGTGGTCGAACCCGGGCATGTCGCGCAGGAACCAGCGGATCGCCCGGTTGCTGTTGCCGCTGACCCCGACGTTGCGGGTGCCGAGGAAGGCCGTGTAGTCGAAGGCCTCCCAGCGGTCGGCCTCCAGCTCGGCGTCGTGCTCCTTGAACGCGGCGGACTGGGTGAGCCAGCGCCTGGTGTCGTCGACGTTGCCCATGTCCTCGAAGACGGCGACGGGGTAGCCGGGGCAGTGCTCCCGCAGGCTGGTCATGAACGTCCGCAGGGCCTGCGCCCGGCGGTAGGTGAGGATGGCGATCGCCGTCGTTCCCGCGGCGATGTTTACAGGATTATTCGCGGTCCCGGTCTCCTTGGGCATGTTCTTTAGAACTGAATCGTAATTAAGGCATGCCATCATCGTCGTCACCAAGCCGCAGACTGCTCGACGGGGAGGAGCTCAGCGAGTTCACCGGGTGCGCCTCCATGGGCACCACCGAGGGCCCGGCGCCGGGCCTCGCCCCCAAGCCGATGCCGCGCCGCCCGCTCATCCGGGTCCCGCGCCGCCTCGATCCGAAACGGCGCCGCCGGGCCGTGGAGGCCCTGATCGGCGAGGAGGAGGCGGACGACGGCGCCCCGGCGCCCAGCGTGGACAAGCCGCCCCCGGTGCCGCTCCCCGCCGCCGGGCCGGAGCCGGTCGTCGACGCGCCGCCCTGGGCGACCGTCCTGATGCAGCAGATGGCCGACTTGCAGGCGCAGGTCACCGAGCTGAAGGGCGGGAAGCCCACGCCGGGGGCTGCGCCCGGAGTCCCGCCGTCGCCGGCTCAACCGCCGGTGGTCCCGTCCGTGCCCCGCCAGGACAACGTGCCGCCGCGGCCCGCCTCCGCGGCGTCCGCCGCCGTGGCGGAGGACGGCAGGCCCAGCACGGCGCAGATTTTGGAGGAGATGGGCGTGAACGCCCCCACCGGCGTGCCGGCCATCATCACGCCGCCGTCGCCCGTGGCGGATCTCGTGGAGACCGCCGCCGACGCGCCCGTCGGCGCGAGCCTCATGGCGGCCGGGCTGCCCCCGCCCGCGCCAGAGAACACCAAGTTCCACCGGCCGGGCGGCATCTCATGATCGTCATCGAGCCCGGCAGGCCGCCCCTGCCAGAACCCAAGAAGTCGGCCCCGCCCCCGCCGGGCTCCCTGCGCGTCATCATCACACACGAGTTCGGCCTGCCCTGGGTCACGCTCGAATACGAGGATGGGAAGACCGAGGAGCTAGAGCACGTCGAGGCCCTGGAATGGTTCAGGAAGAGGGGCGCCGTCGACATGGACAAGGTCAACCAGGCGATCAACGACGCGTTCAACTTCTACCACTCCGAGGTCGTCATCGCGAAGCCCGTGAAGCCGGCCGAGGTTCCCGGCGAGCCAAAAGTTTGAGGCGCAGAGGGTTGAGCCTTGCGGGGCCGGGCCGGGCGTTAACGCTTTTCCATTAGCGCTCAATGGTTTTGCTAACAACTTCATAGGCGCGCCCGGTTGGCGTAAACATCACCGCCACTTAGTACGTGGCAAAGCAACTGCTGTACGAGACTTACGCCTTCGTCCCCAAGCCCGAGGCCATCACCCGCTTGCACGAGGACAGGAGCGCGGGCAAGAGCGTCTTCCCCCTGACCATCCCTGGCCGGCTCTCCATCTGCGACCTGGTCAACGGCAACAACCGCATCTACCCGAAGGCCGTCTGGGAGAAGAACCTCGCCGAGGGCTCCCAGCTCCAGAAGTCGATCGCGGCCCGCTCGGCTTTCGGCCTGCTTGAGCACCCGAAGGACGGCAAGGTCGACCTGAACAGCCCCATCTCCCACGTCCTGACCAAGGTCTGGATGGAGGGCAACGAAGTCAACGGCGAGATCACCCTGGTGAACACCGCCGAGGGTCACAAGCTGTCGGCCCTGATCGAGGTCGGCTACAACCCGCTGGTCTCCTCGCGCGGCTACGGCACGGTCGTGGCCAACGACAGGGGCGTCGACGTCGTCCAGGAGGACTACGTCTGCGAGACCTGGGACTGCGTGTTCACGCCGAGCTTCACCGAGGCCGAGCTCCACCCCAACCGCGAGCCGCCCAAGGCGGCCGCCGCGGAGGGGCCGGTCAAGGAGTCCGCCCCGGCCGCCAAGGCCCAACCCCTTTCGGAGGCAGCACCGCCCGCGCCCGCGGCGGACGCCAAACCTTCCCAACCCGCCGGCGACGCCGGCAAATCTCCAACCAAAACCACACCCATGCCGGACATCAAATCCATCAATGAATCGGTCAGCCGGCTCCGGTCCGTGGACCCCACCAAGCTGGACCCGCAGCGGTTCGCTGAGAGCCTCACCCAGGCGCAGCAGCTCCACCGCGAAGTGGCCGCCCTTGTCGCAGAGGACCCGAAGCTGTCCTACGACGGGCGCCGCATCGACGACGAGCTGAACGCCATCGAGAAGAGCTTCTCGGAGGCCGCGACCGCGCCCGGCAGGGAGGCGGCCACGCTCAAGGAGCAGCAGACCAAGACCCTCAAGGTCTTGAAGGGCGTCGCCGAAACGGCTCTTTCCTACAAGGGGAAGATGGCCGAGACCCTGAAGCGCATCGCCGCGCTCCGGGACAGCCTCCAGGCGAAGGCCCGCAAGTGCGCGCTCCTGGAGCGCAAGGTGGACATCACCTGCGCCGCCCTCGACGAGATGACCCGCCGCTACAACGAGGACACCACCTCGCTCGGCCGCAGGCTCATCATCCTGGAGTTCAACCCGACGGACGAGGCCATCAAGAAGAGGCTCAACGAGGCCACCAAGCCCGCCCACCTGCTCCCCATCAAGGAGGAGCTGAAGAAGGCGAAGAAGGACGGCGAGAAGGGCGGCAGCAAGGACGCCGCCGGCAAGGTCCCGTCCGACATCAAGGACGAGAAGGCCGGCCTGGGCAAGGTCGTCGCCCCGCAGCCCGCGATGGAGTCGAAGGACGCCCCCAAGGACGCCCCGAAGGACACCCCCAAGGACGCCCCGAAGGACGCGCCGAAGGCGCCCGAGTACCCCGTCGACCGGCCCTTCACGGTCGCCGAGAGCACCGAGCTCACGGCCCGCCTCTCCAAAGCAGTTTTGAACGGCTAACTGCCCCGCAGTTACACCGCCAAACAACCCGGTAACACTCACATCATCCAATAAAGGACATCACCATGATTCTCATGGACAGCGTTAACAGGCCCACCCTGGTGACGGATGGAGGCGGGGCAGCGACATTCCCCCAGATTCTCGAATGGGGTGCGCGGCTCGCCACCACCGACATCGGCGTCCCGGAGGGCTCGTACAAGAACCTGTGGGAGGCGCGCGGCTGGAAGCAGTACGTCTCGCACATGCCTGAGCACAAACAGGCCACAACGGCCATCATGCTCGAAAACTGCCGCCGCCGGTTCGGGCGCCTCGACGAGGTGACCCGCACGCAGAGCCTCGGCACCTTCGACAAGTGGATCTTCCCCGTCATCGCGAACATGTCGGAGAACGACGTGATCGACCAGCTCGTGGCGCTCCAGCCCATGGCCGGCCCGGTCAGCCAGATCGTCTACCTCGACATCGTGACTGAGCGCGCGAAGGGCCAGACCCCGGCGGGCACGCCCATGTGGCGCGCGCTGCAGGGCGCAGTCGACCGCTTCGACGACTCGGACGAGCTCGTGACGAACGAGTCGCTCGGCACCTCCGACGGCGCCGGCAACGTCAGCACCACCCTGTCCTGGACGCCGGTCCGCTCCGGCACCCTCCAGGTCACGATGGGCGCTGACTACGCGACGGACGACGGCAACGGGAACGTGGTCGGCACCGGCATCACCGGCACCATCAACTACGCCCTGGGCACCATCGTCCTCGTCGGCCCGACGACCACCGCCTGCACGGTGACCTACGCGTACAACTCCGAGGGCAACGCGAACATCCAGGGGTACGAGCTCAAGCTCACCCAGACCCCGGTGACCGCGAAGGTCCTCAAGCTGCGCGCCCTCTGGTCGGAAGAGGCCGACCAGAACCTGGCCGCGATGTACAACGTGAAGATGGAGAGCACCCTCCTCAACGCGCTGGTCAACGCGCTCCAGTACCAGAAGCACCGCCAGGTGATCTACGACCTCCGCGCTCGCGCGGACGCCGGCTTCGTGCAGTGGGACGCGACCGCCCCCTCGGGCGTGAACTACCAGACGCACAAGTTCTCGATCATCGACGCGTTCACGACCGCATCCAACTTCATCTTCAGCGCCAGCAACATGGCGTCCGGCAACTGGCTGCTCCTGGGCCTGCAGGCCGCCACGGTGGTAGAGACGCTGCCCCAGTTCAACGCAAAGGGCAGCCGGGTGAAGATGCAGGGCATCACTTACATTGGCGATTTAGGCCAATTTAAGGTCTTCGCCGACCCGCACTATCCCATCAACGAGTTCCTGATCGGCTACAAGGGCGACCAGTTCCTCACGACGGGCTACGTGCTGGCGGAGTACCAGAAGCTCTACACCACGCCCGACATCATGCTGACGGACTTCCTGCACCGTCGGGGCTTCGCCACCAGCTTCGCCAAGAAGATGGTGAACGACAAGTTCTACGCCCGCGGCCTGGTGCTCAACAGCCCGGTCAGCTTCGGCCCGATCATCGGCTGAACCAACCTTCGGCCATAGAGAGTAGTTTTGGGTTTCCATTGGAAGGCCCGCCCCAAAAGGCGGGCCTTCCTGTTCACGGGATCACGCTTAGAAAACGTAGTTAGGGCATGCCCGCCGCCATCGACCAGGCCGTGCCCACCGAGTGCGTGGAGTGCGGCAGCAACGACCTCGTGCACCACGTGGTCGGCGGGTGGCTGGTGGCTGACTGCAAGCGGTGCCGCGCCCGGATGTTTTACGGGGCGCCACACTGGCGCCAGCAGGCCGAGGCTCTTGGCCGCCGGCTGGCGGACGCGCTGCTGGAGGACGACTCCCGCGACTGGAAAGCCTTCCAAGGCTACAAGCCCAACCCGCGGGGCGGCTTCATGGCGAAGGTCTGCCCAGAGTGCCCCGACGCGCAGGAGGTGCGGGACTGGGCCAAGGCCAAGGGCATGGACTGCCAGGAGGCCCCCTGCCCGGCCCACTACCAGGCGCGGCTGCGGGCCCGGATCGGCGAGGCGAAACTAGGCCTCGGACGGTATCGGATCGACTACGACGCCCTGGACGAGGAGGAAAAGGAGTACACGGGGCACGGATGGATGCTAGTCTCGCGCAACACGAAGCCCGGCCAGAAGCCCTACCGGATAACGCTGTTCGACGCCACGATGGAAACGCTGGTCCACTTCGACTTGGGCGAAGACGAGCTAGACCCTGAAGGCTGGTCAAAAGACTGGGATGAGATGGACCCGCTCCTGAGGGACCTCCAGGACTACATCGACCCGGACATGCAGGGCTACACGTTGGTGCCGGTGGCCTCGGGGCCTCCGGGTTAGTTAGTGCGTGAGCTATGTGACCCTTGACCAGCTTGACCAGCAGCTCGACGTGCCGGTGCAGCTCCCGCTGACGGACCTCCCGGCGAACCAGTGGCTGATCGTCTCGACATTCCGCATCGACACGCCCCAGGCCTTCACGCTGCGGTGGCTCCAGCTGCACCTGATCGAGATGGAGGCGGTGGGCAGCACCGGCGCGGTGGTGGTCACCACCCCGAACGCCCAGGGCGAGTGCGTGTTCCCGGCGCAGGGCCCGAACCTCGTGGTGCCGACGCTCGGCCTGGTCTACGTGGGCCTCTACACGGGCTTCGACGACCAACAGGTGCCCAGCTTCCAGGCGGCGCAGGAGGCACCCCTCTACATCCCCTACAACGCGGCGCTCCTGCCCCCGCAGTACGCCATCCGCCCGCTGGCGCCCACGACTTACGCGGCCGCCGGGGTCTACTCCTTCGTGATCGTGAACAACACCACCAACCAGCTGGAGCGGGTGTCGGTCTCTGGACAGGTGCGCGTGAACCTGGCGTTCGGCACCAACGCCAGCAGCTGACCATGGGCGCCTACGTCACCGACGCCGGCCTGAGCCAGGTGCTGGACCAGGGCTTCAGCCTCCAGCAGAGCCGGGTGAAAGCCCAGTACAGCATCCCCGTCGCCTATCTAAACCTCGCGGCAGGGCAGGTCTTCCGGCTCAGGTGGCTCTCCGTGCACCTGATCAGGGTGCTGGCGCCCGACCTCCCGGCCAAGGTCAACCCCGGCCTCGGCTCGGTCTACGCCGGCTTCTACGAGGCGGGGGCGGGCATCCTCACGGCCCCCGGCCAGCCGCTGGCGTACACGCCGGTGGACGTGCCCGGCGTGAACCAGACCAGCCCGTACTTCTACCACGAGGTGGAGTCGACGGGCACCTACCTCATCCTGCTCGTGAACAACCTGGCGGAATCGGACGTCGACGTGGCGTGCTCCGGGGCCTTCCGGGTGATGAACTTCACCTCCTGATGCTGCAGTCCGCCTACATCCTCCCGCTGGTGCCGCGGCTCGACTGGGCCAAGGCGGTGGCGCCCGGCCCCACCCTGGGCACCGTGGCGTTCGACGCGGCCCTCGACGTCGGCCAGTACGCCGGGCGGGACCGGGAGCTGGCTTACCGGGACCTGCTCGTCGGGGCGGCCATCGCCCAGGTGGCACTCAAGACCTCGGACATCTGGGACTTCCGGGCGCCCAGGCCGGCCCTCCCGTACCCCGCGGCGGGGGCGCTGCAGAACGCCGCCGTGGACCTGCCGCCGACCGTGGGCTTCCCCGGCACCGTGGACCACGTGGACAACCAGTCGCTCCCGGTGAACGCCGCCGCGACGGACCAGCAGCTCTACGCCCGCGACCTCCTGATCTACGAGGCCCTCCAGCAGGCCGCCGAGCAGCTGGCGGACAACCCCCTCCCCGCGGACGTGCTCCCCGGCCTGGCGACGAGCGACCTCTGGGCGCTCGCCTACGGCATCAGCCAGGGCAACGTCGACGCCGGCTACAACCTCCCGCTCGCCCCCGGGCTCTTCTCCAGCACCGACCAGTTCCTGGCGTGGCGGGACAACGTGCTGGCCGCCTACGTGGCGGCCACGGTGAACAACCTGGGCAACGTCTACGCCGTCGCCTCCCGGCTGCTGGTGCAGGTCGCCGGCCCGAACGCGGCCGAGCCGGAGGTCTACGCCCTGGTCAGCGACGACGGGCGTTTCCGCACCTGGGCCGCGCAGCCGCTCGTGCCCGGCAGGCTCCAGCTGGTCTTCGACCGGACGACCCAGACGCTCTCCTGGGCCGGCGAGGACCTGTCCGACGCGGGCGGGCCCTCCCCGACGGCCACGAGCTTCAGCAGCGCGTTCAACAGCACGGTCACGGTCATCTACGACGTGCCGGGCTACCTCGACGCCGAGTACTGGCGGCAGAAATCCGCCCGGGTGAACGTGCGCCCCTGGAAGGACCGGACCCTCTTCCTCACCGCACTGCCCAACAACTTCGTCACCTCCGGCGGCCTCTACCAGTCCGACTCGGTGCTGCTCCCCGTCGCCGGCTCGGCGACGTTCGGCGTGCCCGCGCAGATCCCGGCCTCCTGCGTGCGGGTCGGCCTGACGCTCCAGCCTTCGACGGACATCGACATCCTCGGCTTCCAGAACCTGGAGGGGTCGGCCAACGGCACGGCCGTGACCTACTACCAGGGCGGGACGCACTCCTGGCAGTTCCCGCTGCCGGCGGGGACGCTCTTCTTCAGCCTCACCTTCCGGGACGACACCGCCCAGACGCTCAGCTTCAACCTAAGCTGCGCCTACAACGGCGTGGCCGTCTTCGACGGGTCGCTGGTCTACAACCAGCCCGCGGGCACGCCCGTCACGAGCCAGCTAGTCCAGCTGAACTCGCCCGGCGGCCCGGGCCTGTTCACCGTGACCTGGGACGGCGCGGCCGGGCAGTTCACGCTCGACGAGATCTCCTTCTTCACCCAGGCGGCCTCCGGGCAGCAGGTGCTGTACACCGTGCAGGTCGGCCTGGGCGGCTACAGCTCGTACCCGCTGACACTCGCCGGGGTGCCGGGCCGGGTCGACGCGGCCTGGTTCGACGTGTGCGTCACGTCCGCGTTGACGCAGCCGACGCTCACGGTCAGCTGGTCCGGGGGCACCCAGATCTGCCTCTACGTCTTCGCCTACGACGTCCGCGTCTTCGACACCGTCGAGACGCTGCCCAACCCGCTGGCCTACGACCCCTACAAGCAGCTGCTCGTGCAGCGCGCCCTGGAGAGCGTGCAGCGCTCGGCCGCCGCGACGCAGACCACCCCGCCCACGGACTACCGCACGCTGGACCCGGCCACGGGGGACCACCTGTGGGACGCGGCGGCGAACGGCGCATGGCTCAGGGCCATCTCCCTCGTCGAGACGAGGCTCGCCCAGGCGTTCCAGCTAGGGGGCCCGGGCGACGTCGGGCGGCTGGCGCTCGTGCCGGCGGGCCTCCAGCTCGACCAGGGCACCCGGGTGCTCGCCACGGACCCAAACTGCACGCCCGTGCTCCGCACGTTCCAGGCGTGGATGAACGACTTCGGGGCGGTGGTGGCCGGCCCGGACTTCCTGCCCCTCGTCGACAACGGCTGCGCGTCCCAGGGCCTGCAGCCCTTCACGGCGGACTTCTCGGCGGTGCCGTCGGCCTTCGGCCAGTTCGCCACCGAGCCCACGATCGTGGACATCGCGGCCGTGAGCCACTACCCCGGCTCGCCGGACGGCAACCAGCCCCTGGCCTACACCGTCGCCAACCCCGGCCCGGCCGGCGGCACCCTGAGCCAGACCGTGGACTGGACGGTCACCTGCATCAACCTGACGGTGGGCGACGCCTACACGATCACGGCGACGCTCTCCACCTACCCGCTGGACGGCAGCTTGCCGCCGGTCCTGAGCAACGTCTACATCTACTTCACGGCCACGACGACCACGCAGCAGGCGTCCGGGGCCACCATCGGCGCGGCGGAGGGCTACGCCGTCGAAATCAAGAGCGCCACCGTCGCCTAACGCTCCCGCATCGCCCCGCGGATGAGGCCCAGGCCGGCGAACAGGATGGCCAGCCAGAACACGATGACAACGAACCAGGCGTGGGCCGGCTGGGGCACCTTGAACAGATGGGAGCGGTTCAGCGTCGCGAGGCCCGCCGAGACCCAGCCCACCACCCACAGGGCGCTCAAAAGGGTTGTGATTGCCTTGCGCATTTCAGTAGAGGTTGTCACTAAATAGCTTCTTCTCGTCGCCGCCGCAGCGGTAGCGGATCTGGCCGCGCCTCTCGGCGATGGCGCGCGCTTGCTCGCGGGTAAGGAACCGGCCCTTCTGGTCGACGAAACCCTGCTCCGCAACGCACCACGCACGCGGCTCCAGCATCTGCTGGCGCATGGTGGAATCGTAATGGCGTGGCCCGCAGATGATGCGGATGCCAAGGCGGAGGGCGGCACAAACAACTAGGCGGGGGCGTCTCATGTTCGGGGGCGATTCTTGGACTTGTGAACGGAAAGGTCGGTGACCAGCCGCTCCTGGAAGCCGAAGGGGAAGCGCTGGCCGGCGTTGCCGAGGCACCACAGGTGGAACTGGTTGGCCGAGTCGACCACGCAGCTCTCGGCGGGGTAAAGCTCGACCGCCTCGCACTCCGGGCCGACCAGCCGGTTCTTGATCTCCTGGAGGTCGCGCCAGTCATGGATGGGCTGGCGGTCGAGCCGCTTGATGCTCAGGTGGACCATCGGGGGCCAGCCGGACCGCGGCGGGCCGACGGGGCACACGCGCACCTGGTAGAGGTCGTTACGCCAGTACACCGCGTCGGCGTCCTCGCGGTCGACGTCGTCCAGTTCCGCCACGACTTCGGCCTCGGTCTTGCCGGGGAGCAGCTCGCCCCTGCGGTGGGCTTCGAGGATGGAAGCGCGGGTGGCCGCTCGCTCGGAGGCGGGGATTTCAGCCTGTTGAAAGGGGGTCATTGGCGATCCTCCAAGTCGAACTTGCGGATGGGCTTCCTGGGTTTTTCCTTCCTGGGCGGGTAGTGGCCATGCTCGATGTAATAGACCTGATCGGGGCTGAGGCCGGGCGGGATGCGGACGCGATTCGCGCGCTGCGGCAGCTTCCTCACGATGGAGCGGACCGCCTCCAGCACCGGCTCGATCTCGGCGTCGTGGAACTTCTTGATCAGCGGCATCAGGCCTCCACTGCGTCTCGGGGTTCAATCTGAGCGTTCAGGTCGGAGTACATGCCCCGCAGGCCCTCGGCCTGACCGCGGCACACGCCAATCTGGCTAGCTTTGACGCGACCACGGAAGCTCTTAATCGCCGGAGTCCGATGGCCCTTAAAATAGCGACGCGTACCGTCCGGCAGGGTAATAAAGACAACGTAGAGTCTAAAGTCGCTCATTCAGGCCTCCAAGTCGAACTTGCGGATGGGGGTGTTGATGATGAGGGTGTCCAGCACGTCGCCGACCTTCTTGAAGGAGGCGGCGGTCGAAGAGAGCAGGCTGCGGCGCTTGCGCAGCTTCTCGGAGTCGGGCATGTCCTTGACGATGGCGCGGGCCTGGTCGACGAGGGCGCTGAGTTCGGAGTCGCCCATCAGGTCGCGGGCGTGGAAGGCCTCGAAAAACTGCTCGAAGTTACCGGTGAGGGTGCTCTCGCGGAGGACCTTGACGCTGCCGTCCGGGTTCGGCGTGAGCCGCTCGACGGCGTGGTCGACCAGCTTCTTGAAGCCGACGCGGAGGGCGTACACGACCTCCTGCTGCGCCGCCTCCATGCTCTCGCGCAGCTTGGCGACCTCGCGCTGGCGAACCTCCTCGGGAAGCTCGTTCGGCACGGACAGGGCCAGCCACGACCACTCGACGTAGAAGGATTTGGCCAGTTCGGCGGCGGTGGGGTAGTCGCTCTCCTTGAAGAGGTCGCCCAGGCCCCCGTTCTCGGCGGGGAGCCGCATGGACTCGCGGGCGGCGGGGTACGCGGCGACGAGGGCGGGCACGAGATCCTCGCGCAGCTTCCGGTTGGCCTCGGCCAGCCGGGCCTCGAACTCAGGGATCATGTCCCGCTTGACGAAGTAGATGCCCTTGCGGGTCCTGGACTGCATCGCGTGGCTGAAGCACCACTCGTAGATGGCGTTCAGGTGCTCGTTGACGGCGTCGAGCTCCTTGCAGTTCAGGAGCCGCTTCGTCATGTTGAGGTTCTTCTTGTCGGCGGTGGTCTCGATAGCGGTCTTGTCGCCCTCGCGGCGGTTCGACCACGCGTGGCGCGTCAGGCTGAATAGCATCGCCTGTCGCAGGATGGCAGCTTCGGGTTGGAGGGTCATGGATGGATTGGATGGAAAGGTTCAGCCCTCGGTCAGGTCGAACTTACGGATGGGGGCGGGGCCGGAGGGCTTCCTAGACTTTCTGGCGGGGACGGCGTTGGGGATGGACGGGGCGACGCCGCCAGTCAGGACGTTCTTCGCCTCCTGCATCTTCCGGCTGACCTCCGACCACGCGATCTTTTGCGGGTCCAGCTGGAGCAGGCCGCTCCTGATGCTCTCCTCGACTTGAATGGTGTGGCGGCACTCGCGGATGCCGTTCTTGGCGATGCACCAGCCCCGGCAGTTACAACTGGTGCTGAGGTCGGTGTAGACTATCGTCTCGTAGCTGTTCTCCGGCTTGCTCTGCGAGCGGAAGGGGATGCGCGTGAGGATGGGTTTGTCGAGGCTCATCGAAGTGCGGCGGGGTTGCTGGCGAGGACGGCGTTGAAGTGGTCGGCCTCCCAGCGGAGGCAGATGTCGTAGTCGGCGTGCGTGAAGAGGGCGGGCAGGGCGCGGTCGACGGGGTCGAGGACCTCCCACAGGCTGGTCACGCCATTGAACTCAACACGGCTGACCCGGCGAGTGGTGCGGGGGCCGAGGCCCGCGAGGGACAGGGGGCCACCGGCCAGAGCCGTGACCTTCCTTCCCCCGATGATGAACACGGCGCGCATTTCAGAACCCCTGCTTGGCGCTCTCGCCTTGGGACTCGCTGGTGAACTGGTGGTACTCCGGCTTCTTGGTCTTGTCGCTGACCTCGCCGCCGAGGGCGGCCTCGAAGGCCTTGGTCGCCGCCTCGCAGGCGGGGCCGATGAAGCCGTGGGCCTCGATCTTGACCTTGCCGTGGGCTATGATGAAGGTGATTTTCTGTTCCATTGCGATATGATGGTTATGGACGTTGAGGGGTGGTGAGTCAACAAAATGTTTATGACGTTTTACAATCAGGTGAAGACCTCCAGCTTGATCTCGCCACTCTCGGTGAAGCTCTCCTCCACCCGGTAGCCCTTCGACCACGCCTCGGCCTTGAGAACTTCGGCGGAGTAGGCGTCGTACAGCTTCTCCAGCCCGGTCGAGCCGGGGTCGCTGAGGACCTGCAGCCCGCCTTGGTAGTAGGGGTCATGAGCGAGCACCCAGGTGTCCTCCGCGGCCTTGGTCACGCCGATTTCGTAGTCGGCGCCGGGGACGCGGATGGCGTGGTCGCAGTGGCCCCCGTAGGCCGACTCGCCGTGGCGGGTGCCCCACCAGCGGTAGTGGTCCTGGCCCTCCTTGAAGGCCAGGCCGAGCTTCTCGCACGCCCGCTTGAGGGCGTCGAGGTTCTTGATTACGACGGAGCTTGTTTCTATGTGACTCATGGTTGGGAAGGTTCGGGTTTCAGTTCAGGTCGATCTTGCGGTGGGTGGGGAGAGCGGGGGCGGCGCGCTCGACGTAGCGGTACATGCCCGGCTTGCTGGCGGAGATGAAACGGTCGTTGGCCTGCTTGCGCAGGGCCTCGATTTGGTCGGCGGCGGACTGGCAGACGGGGACGACGAAGGTGGAGGCCTCGGCGAGGTCCATGCTGGTGCGGTAGGCCACGTCGCAGCACGCCTTGATCTCGGCGCCCGTCCAGCCCTCGTCGGCGGGGAGCTTCGAGTCCTCGGCGAAGCCGTACTTCTTGAGCCAGATTTTCCAGATGGCCTTGCGCTCGCTGTCCGACGGGAGGTCGACGAAGAAGGTTCCGAGGGTGAAGCGGCGGCGCAACTCGGGCGGCAGCGCCGCGATCTTGTTGCAGGTGGCCACCACGAGGGACTTGCCTTGGCTGACGGCGTGGAGGGTCTGGAAGGCCTTCCTGATCTTGGCCTGCGACTCGCCGACGAGGGAGCCGGTCATGGCCCCGGTGTCGATGTTGAGGACCTCGGCGTCGGCGACGGCCCCGGCGGCCTTGGCGATGTGGCTCTTGCCCGTGCCTGCGGGCCCAATCAGTATGATGCCGGGGATGTTGTGATCCTGCATCTCGGTGAGGAACACGCGAAGCTGGTCCTGGGAGACGCCGGACAGGTCGCCCGCCGCTCCGGCGAACATTTTCTCGATCTCGTCGACGAAACCGACCGCCCTGACGGGGTTCTTGCCGCTCTTGAGTATCCGGGTCATGAAGCCCTTGATGTTCTCCAGCCCGCCGAGGTCGTCGAAGGTGGTGGTCTCGCGCCACACGGAGAGGCCGGGGGTCTGCTCGACCATCTTCCTCTTCCTCTCCCACAGGGCGTCGCGGTCGACGCCCCACTTGCCGTCCTTCTTGACGATGCTCATGGCGAGGGACTGCTCGGCGGCGAAGGCGGAGATGCCCAAAAGGGTGTCGATGATCTTCGGCCTGTCCTCGTCGGGCAGCTTGATGTTCGCGGCCTCGGCGATGCGGTCGGCGATCACGCCGATCTCCTCCGGGGTGGGGAGCGGCTCGGTCACGACGACGATGTCGTGGGACAGCTCGTCGGGCAGCTGCATGGCGGGGCACAAAAGGACGAGGGTGGAGCCGTGGACCTTCCACGCGTCGCGCAGGTTCCAGAGGCCCTGCGCCACGGCCACGTCCCTGATGTAGCGGTGGGCGTTGAGCCAGAAGCAGAGCACCTTCGGCTCGGCGCAGGCGGCGAGGGCCTGGAGGCAGGCGCGCGGCTCGGCGGCCTGCATCGGGCTCTGCGGCGCGAGCTTCTTGGCCACCTGGATGCCGAGGTCGTTGAGGCCGACCAGCCCCCGGACGTAGTCCCAGCGGAGGACCGGGGTCTCGTCGAGCTTGGAGTTGAGGGCCCGCGTGCAGCCCTCGATGGTGGCCTGGGGGTCGCTGGTCTCGTAGGCCAGCAGGGGGACGCCGGCGCGCCTCGCGGCGTCCAGCGGGTGGAGCTTCTTGGGGGCGGGTGGAGTGGATGGGCTTTTCATCGACGGGGAATCTGGACGGAACCGGGCCGCTTGTAAACAACAAAATGTCATAGACTTTTTGGCAAAAACGGCCCGGACTGACCGTCCGCAAAACGTCGTAAACTTTATTTTGTTTACAACAATCCAGTTTCGTGCTTGAGTCCCGCCGTGCTCTTCCCCAACCCAACCGCGAAAATCCACTGGACCAGGATGCCCGGCGCCCACGGCAGGCCGCAGTGCGACCGCTGCGGCTACGTCGCCAGCCGGGCGGAGGTCGCCGCCATGCCGCCGGGCAACGTCGAGTACATGGGCGCCCGCCCCCTGGACGCCGAGGCGGACTTCGTCGGCGACGCGTTCTCGTACGGCGAGTGCCCCCGCTGCGGGAAGGGCGAACTCACATTGCTCCTCGTGCCGCAGCGGCTCTTCGGCGACATCATCCCACCCGACCTCCCCGAAGTATGAAAGTACTAGGCTTCAAAGAACAGGCGCTGCCCAGGACGGCGCCGCAGATCAAAGTAGTCTTCTGGATTCGCTCCAGCCGGGGCACGAACAGGCGGGAGACCGTAATCCTGCCGCGCGGCACGCCCGCCGACGAGAAGCAGCACCTCCTGGAAGCCTGGTGCTCGCAGTTCGGCGCATGGCACGTCAGCGAAAACTTTGTCCGATACGGATGGAGGTATGCTTGAAGCGACTGTCCAAACGCTCCGACCCGGCCCGCAGGCGGCGCTCCTTCGTGGCCCACACGCTGCTCCTGTGCGAGCCGCTCTACCTGTCGGCGCTCGCCTCCGGCCTTTGGTGCCTGGCCAACGCGGCCGGGCTCCACTTCTCGAAGGCGGACGAGGCGCCGCTGATCGGCGCCGTCGTCACCACGCTGGCCGTGGCCTATGGCATCACCGTGACGCTCGTCTTCGGCACCGTGTGGGAGAAGTACCAGAAGGTCGTGGTCTGCGTGCTGAAGAAGGACCGGGACACCTTCCTCTGCTACCGCGACGAGCGGGTGCCCATCACGGTGCACCTCCTCATAGCGGCCCTGTCGCTGCCGCTGCTAGCGATGATCGGCGGGCTGGAGTACTCAAGCTGGCGGGCCGGGCTGGCCGCCGTTTCCTCGACCGCCTTCGTCCTGTCGCTCTACTGGATCGTCATCGCCGAGCTCCAGAACCCGGCCAAGAGCCCCTGGTTCGCCGAGCGCATCCCACAGGCGTGGCTGGAGATCGACGTCGACAAGCATTTCGGGCTGGGGGAGGGATCATGAGCAAGCACGGCCCGCTCGAACCCGGCGCCGACATCGTCGACATAGCGTGGAAGGTGTACCTCAGCACCACCGGCGACCAAGCCGGGATGAACGCCTTCCACGCCGCCGCCCACGTCATCGCCGGCTACCTCGGCGAACTCGATCCGTCCGACGTCGTCGCCAGCGAGGCCGAACGGATCTGCCGTGAGTGCAGGGAATACGAGCGTGCGCTGAAGACCGACGCCCCGCGAAGCACCCGCGACAGAAATTAAATCAAATGGAAGAAACGCAAGCCTCCAAGCCCCCCGCGCCCGCGATCTTCATCGGCACGCAGCGGATCGGGCCGCCAATCGACCTGTACAACCTCACGGAGGACATCCCCGGCCACTGCAAGCACAGCACGGTCAGCCGGGAGACGTTGGAGAAGGCGGGCTTCTCCGTGCCGCCGGCGCCTCAGGAGCAGTAGATCTTGCCGTCGTCGCCGACGTAGAGGTTGCACTCGCCGAAGCCGTGGGCGGCGTCCGTGTACTTCTTCCGCGTCGCCTCGTCCAGCTCGCTGCGGTCCCAGAAGCCGGCGCCGTGGCCGTTCCTGGTGAGCCAGAAGTCGTGGCCCGCCATCTCCTCGTCGGTGTAGTCCCCGCGGTTGTAGGCCGGGACGCCGAACTGCTCCTGGAACTTGCGGCAGTCCTCGGCCATCCCCGCGAGCGCCTCCGGGGCGATGTCGTCGATGGAGTAGTTCGCGTCCATCGGCTCGCCGCCCTGGGGCGTGGACTCGTCGTTCGACGACCACAGGGCGCACTCGATGTAGGCGCGGGTGAACTCGTCGAGGGCGGGGGCGTCCTCGACGAGCGCCTCTAAGATCTGCGCGGCTTTCACAGCCTAAGTACGGGACTCAGGCGGTGGGGGCCGGGGCCGGAGGGGTGGGGGCTTCGGTCGTCGCATCCGCCCCGGCGGCCGGGGCGGAGGCCGTCACATCCACCTCAGCGGCGGGGGCCGCTGGCGGGTTCTTGTCCACCGGGGCGCCCGCAGCCAGTCCGAGGGCGGCGGCGGGGGCCTGGGTCACCGTGACGACGACCGTGTCCGAAAGGGGCTGGGTCAGGGCGGCGTCGACGAAGGCCGAGACTTTGACGGTCGTGACGTTCTTCGCGGGGTCCGGGTCGACGGCGAGCGGCGCCACGATCAGGGCGGAGAGCCCGTCGGCGGCGGGGGTGACGATGGCGGGGGTGGCGGCGGCGGCGTCGGCCGCCCAGGTCGGGCTGTACAGCTCCTTTTCGGATCTCTGCATTAGAACTACGAAATCTGATTGTTGAGGTAAATGTTCCCCAGAGCGACGAGCTCGTACTCGCCGACGTCGATGCGCTGGGCCGGGTTGGCGGCCGAGTCGAGCGAGACACGGGTGATCGAGGTTACCCCGTTGACCGCCGCCAGGACGGCCTGGACGTTCGTGGCCGAAGCCTGCACGCCGGAAATCTGCTGGGCGAAGAGCGAGGAGCCTACCGAGAGGCCGCCGGCCCAGGCCCGCAGGGCGGAGCGCATGGCCTGGCGGGTGGTGAGCGACTGGTCGCCGGTGTAGCCGGCGTAGACGTCGACGGTGCGCACGAGCTCGTAGCCGCTGGCGGGGATGAGGGTCACCACGAAGTCGCCCGGAGGCCCGAGGACGTAAAGGGTGAACTGGCCGGTGAGCAAGTTGACGGTGGAGGTGACCGTCGAGTCCAGGTTGACGCCGGAGAGGTCGGCGAAGCCCGGCTGGACGTCGGGGACGACGGCGAGCGCCTGGCCGCCGAGGGTGGCGTTGAAGCACCAGGCCTGGAGCGGCACGGCCGGCGACTGGGCGGTGTAGACGTTCGAGCCGGAGGTGCTGACTCCGGCGGAGACCAGGTCGACGGCATAGGTGGCTTCGGCGCTCGGCGGGATGAAGAGGCTGTCGTCGCTCGGCGGCACGAGGTCGCCGTTCGGGGTCGCCACGACCATGCTCTGGACGCCGGGCACGGCCAAGAGCTGGGAGAGCATGGCGCTGAACACAACGGGGGCGCCCGGCACGAGGGCGTTGACGTAGGCCGTCATCTGGTCGCTTACGGCGGTCTCGACATCGGCGGCCGAATAGCCGGCCGAGGTCATGAACCGGACGGCCCAGGGAAGGGGCACCGCGGTGCCGTCGGCGATCAGGATGTAGTCGGTGCCGACGGCCACGCCCTGGAGGTAGTCCTGGAGGGAGGCCTTGAGGGCGGCGGAGAGCGGCACGAGGCCGCCGGACGCGCCGGTCGTCCAGGCGTAGATGACGACGACGTTGCCCTCCAGGAGGGCGTTGCCGCTGCGCACGCTCGGCCGGGCGTACTGGACCTGGCCGAGCGGGCTGTTGAAGCTGGTGGCGAGCGCCTGGTAGTCGCCGAAGGTGACGGCCCGGTTGTTGGACTGGACGAAGGCGGGCATCTTGGCCTGGGCCTCGCCCAGGGTCTCGGCGTCGGCCCCGCCGGAGCCGGGCTGGTTGTTGACGACGGTGACGTTGACCGGGTTGGAGAGGCTGGTGACGAGGCCGACGATGGAGGCGCTGATGGCCCCGATCGTCACGTTGCCGACGCTCCCGCCGCCCGTGCGGTAGGTGAAGACCACGGTGGCCTCGGTCGGGAGGGCGGCGCCGAAGGTGTCGTCGCCGAAGGTGACCACGGTGTTGCCGGTGGCGAGGGTGCGCACCTGGAAGGCGAGGTTCTCGGCCGCGCTCTCGATGAGGTTGCCCACCTGCGCCCAGGCGACGCCGTTGACGGTCACGCCGAGCGAGCCGTCGATGATCGGCGCGTAGGTGAGCTGGTAGGTGTAGCCGGGGACGACCACGTCCGCCGTGACGATCTGCTCGGTCTGGGTGGTGCCCTGGATGAAGAAGACGCGCCGGTCCACGACCTCCGCGGTGGTGGCGCCGGTGGCCCCGGCCCACGGCGTGGCGAGGACCATGCGGTTGTAGCTGATCGCGCCGGGGGCGGACTCGACGGAGACGACGGGGTACTCCGGGCCGCCGAGGGCGCCGGCCTGGAACTGCTGGCCCGCCTCGACGTACTGCGTCAGGTCGACGGTGCTGTCCAGGCAGTCGGCGTACGGCTGGCCGTTGACCAGGTTGACGAGCGCCTGGATGACCCGGGAGCCGCCGAGCGACGGGTCGAAGGTGACGACCGTGGAGAGCGGCGAGGTGTCGCCGGCGAGGATGGTGTAGTCCGTGTCCAGCTCGAACGGCAGGGACGAGGCGTCGCCCGTGCGCACGGCGGTGCCCTTGCTCAGCAGCACGTCGGCCGGGGCCGGGGCGGAGAGGGTGGCGTCGCACGGGACGGTGGCGGGGGCGGGCCCGCGGAGCTGATAGCCCACCAGGGTGCCCAGCCGGACGGCGGACTCCCGCAGCTGCATGGTCGGGAGGTAGTTCTCGGCGGCGAGCCGGTTGGCGGTGTAGGCCAGGGTCGCGGCGGACCAGGACATCAGGTCGATGAGCACGGTTCCGAAGCTCCCGGCCACGTAGTCGTTCCACACGCCGGGGTACCGGGCCCTGCTCCGCTGGATGAGGGCCTGCTGCTGGGAGGCGAAGTCGACCTTCAGGTATTGGAACGTGTCAGCCACACCCTAAGTAACCACCACGCGTAATTAAACCAGCATGCCCGACTACTTCCGCGGCGAGTACTGGATCGAGGACGGCGAGGTCACCTTCGCCGACGGCGACGTGGGCAACTTCAACCACGAGGGCGTGGCGGCCGAGCGCGCCGCCTCCGAGCTGGCCGACCTCTGCAACGTCGACTACGAGGGCGGCGACTGGGAGCAGCTGGGCAAGGATCTCGTCGAGGCGGCCGCCGGGGAGGTCCTGGACCCCGAAATGGCGCCGGACGACGCGGAGGAGGCCGCGAAGGTGCTGCTCCAGGCCAACGGGAAGGACCCGGCGGAGTACGCGGACTTGATCGCCTGCGCTCTATTCCTTTCGGGCGCCGACCCCCGCGAATACGCCATGCAGCACTGGGGCTGGATCTGGTGCAAGGACGACTGGTTCGGGCTGGCCACGTGGGACGAGTCGACCAAGGCCGACCTCGTCAGCGGCGTGCACTCCATCCTGGAGGACAACGGCTTCTACGACGGCGACGAAGGCGACGCGGGCGAGGAGCACCCCTACGACCACGAGCTGACCATCCACACGCTGGACGGGAAGAGCCTCTACCTCACCCTGCGCCAGATCGAGACGGGCGAGAGCGGCGAGCGGACCGAGCCGCCGACCGGGCCGAGCGCTCAGCTGCGCCAGATGGACGTCGCGGCCCAGCCCGCCCACTACGGGGCCAGGCTCGGCGACTCCCGCGAGCTGGCCGGGCTGCTGGTCGACCTGCTCCTGCTGGAGTGCCCCCGGATGGAGACGCTCAAGGCCGGGAAGGTGAAGCTCACGGACGAGGAGCGGGACGAGGTGATGAAGGCCGGGGCGGTCTGGCACCACGCCTGGAAGGACGGCGAGCAGAAGCCCAGCCCCGGCGTCTGGAAGTCAATCGTGCGGGGGAAGCCCTGGTACGTCTGCAACACCCACCGAGCCGGCACGGCCAAGCCCACCCTGCGGGGCGCCATCAAGGCCTTCGAGTTCATCAAGACGACGGCCTAGCGCGGCCCAGTGGCTGATCCGCGACGAAGCCGGCGCAGAGGTACGGCGTGGTCACCTGGTACAGGCCGTCCCTCACGGGTTCCTGACCCAGTCCTTGACGATGGCGACAGCCTCGCGCACATGCGTGCCAAACGGCGGGTCGGGCCGCAGCGCGAGCACCTTGTCGCCGACCAGCTCCGGCACCTTGGACAGGTCGCGCACCCCCACGTAGACGGGATTCCCGGTGCGGTGGTCCTTCTCCATGGTGAGGACCAGGCAGAACGGCTCCTTGATGGCGTCGGACAGCCGCTGAACCTCGACGCCCGAAAGGCCGCGCATGGCGATGACCTTGTCGGACGGGTAGAGGAAGCAGCTGAACACCTGCTCGCCCTTCTCGACGGTGAAGCTGTTGCGGCCGGAGGCCAGGTCCGTCCAGCCCCGGTCGAGGAAGAGCTGGCAGGCCGCCCGGATGACGGCGGCCTGGTCGGGCACCTCGGTGATCGCCTGCCCGTCGCGGTGGGGGACCTGCCCGTCGGGGACCTGCGGCGAGGGGCGTAGCGTGGCGGGGTCGCCGCCCACCAGTTCGAACGAGGAGGGCGGCAGCTTGCTGAAATGAGGCGTCTCGCCCATGCGTATAAGAACGGGATCAGTTCCCCACCTTGAGGCCCTCCAGGAAGCCCTCCTTCTCCTCGGCCTCGCCGGCCGCGAGGATCTTCCTCACGAGTGCGACGGGCGCGTAGCTGACGGCGACGATGCCGGCGCACGCGGCCTGCCAGAACTCGGCCCCGACGGTGTCGCGGTAGAGCTCCTGCTGGATCTCGGCCCCGGCGGCGATCTCGATGCGGTCGGTCTCGGCCCAGACCTCCCCAGCCGTCTGGCCGGAGATTAGCCCCTTCCTGACGAGGTTCCCGTCGGGCGCCGCCGCGTCCTGGCCGAGGCACCGGCTGATCTGCATGGCGGCCTCGGGGGCGAGGAACATGAACGCCTGCTCGCCGTCCACCTTGGGGATGCTGTTGGCGCAGTAGGCGGCCGCCTTGGTCGACCCCGCGTGGTTGGTGATGTTGCCGAGCTTCGTCATGCCACTCGTCAACGTGTACTGGGCCGTGTTCACGCCCATGTGGGTGGTCCAGGTGATCGAGCTGTTGGGGATGGTAACAGTGCCGCCGGACCAGTCGCCCGGGGTGCCCTTGGGGCCCAACGGCCCCAGGAGGCCCTTCACCCCGTCGAAGTCCTGGAGGGCCCCGCCATAGTCCTGGACGGCCATTCCGCCGTAGGTGGTGCGCTCCTCGACCTTCGGGGGCGGGGGCTTGGGCTCCTTGCTCAGGAAGAAGGCCACGCCGATGGCGAAGACCCGGTCCACGCCGATGATCTGGGCGGCCACGCCGCGGCTCTCGTCCTTGGCGAAGACGTACTGCCGGACGGTGCCGTCCTTGGCGCGGAACCCGTCGATCCACATCAGGCCCTCCGGGGTGGCCACGGACGACAGGTAGTTCTGGCGCCCGCGGAGCCACGCCTCGACGTTCGGGTCATCGGGGTACCGCTCCATCTCCAGCTTGTCGGCCTTGCGGCCGGTGAGCGGGTTGACGCCCTGGATGGAGACGACGATGGCGACGTGGTGCGGGTGGGCGGCGCATTTGTTGAAGTCCAGCCACATGCCGCAGCCCTCCCGGATGGGGATGAAGTAGCTGGCCATGGAGGCGGTGGAGCGGGGCCAGTCCTCCGGGCAGGCCGGGTAGTTGTCGACCCGGTGGCCGTGCACCCGCGCGTACGGGGGCAGGCCGAACAACCCGCCGCCCGCGAGGGCGGCGGGGAGGTTGACGGTGAGCCCCAGGCGGGGGTCGCCCGGGACCGACAGGAACAGGTGGGACTTGGCCATGGCTCACTCCTCCGGCTGGAAGAACGGGTGCCCGGCCGCGGGGGCGGCGCGGGACGACTTGATCTTGAGGCGGGGGAGCTGGCCCTTCTCCTTGAGCTCCTCGAAGCGGATGACGGCCCGCGGGTACCGCTGGCCGAGCCTGCCCATGGGGGACATGGCGGTCACGGCGCCGGCCGGGGGCTGGTTCCACTCGGCCACGGCCGCGAGCACCCGGTCGAGCAGGTCGTGGGCCTCGCCGATGCTGGCGACCTTGGCCTCCTTGGTCTCGGACACCGCGATGTAGAGCAGCTGGCGCAGCTCCAGCGGCACGCCCTTCCAGGAGCGCAGCGTCTGGTCGCACGTCTCGTCGGTGCGCAGCACGCGCCCGGGGTAGAGCGGGTTCTCGTCCACCTCGTCGTTGGGCACCTCGCCGACCTTGTAGGGCTTCACGGGCACGCCCTTGGAGTTGTTCGTGATCTGGGCCTCGCCCAGGCCGCGCTTGAGCTCGGTGAGGAGCCTCACGCTGGCCTCGACGTCCACCTTGTCGCCGGCGAGGAACACGATGAACCGCTTGCCGCCGGACAGCTCCTTGAGCTTCCGGGCCACCAGGTTGTCCTCGCGCGGGTCGTACCGCTCCAGGAGCTCCTGGTAGTTCATCCGGTCGACCTTCTTCTGGGAGACGTAGTCGTCGTCCTTCTTGCCCTTCAGCTCCAGGCACACCTGGCGGGCCAGGATCGTGGGCAGGCCGGCGTCCTCCAGGTCCTCCGGCCTCACGAGGTCCAGCGTCCCCTCGGAGTACACGCCGAGCCCCTTCAGTTTCAGTTCAAAGGCCTCGATTTCGATCTTCGTGGCCGCAGAGGCGTTAAACGCCTCGATCAAGGCGCGAACCCGCGCCATTTTCGTCTCGTATGTCATTGTCACCTTTCCTGACTGCCAGGCCGGCAGTCGCTAGCTCGCGACCGATCGCCCACCGCCAGCCGGCGGTGTGAGAAGCGTCGGGCGCTACCAACAAAGAACAGAATCCCGGGCAGGAACCCGGAAAAAGTTTTCAGACCCAGGCGTGGCCGAACTCGTAGGTGCCCTCGTCCCAGTTCACGACGAGCTGGGTGACGTTGCCGTGGTCGTTGATGCTGTAGGCGTTCGGCCAATACTGGCTGGTGTTGGCCAGGTGCACCATCGCGCGCACCGCATCGTCGAAGTCGTCGAAGTGGGCGACGCGCCGGCCCGGGGCCGCGTACCGGCCCCACTCGGCGCTCCGGTGCGTTGGGCCCGCCAAGTCGTATCCCCCGCGCACCCTGTCGGTGATGGCGTAGCAGTCGCCGCTCTCCAAGTCGCGCCGCATCTCCTCGTAGTCCTCGACCTGCTGCTCCTGCGCCGGGTCCGCGTCGGGTTCAACCTCGGCCTCGTCCGGGACGCCCCAGGTCTCTCCGAGCAGCCCCTCGACGGCCCCGCGGGCCTTCCGGGCCGGTTCGCGGCGAACCTGGATGACGTCCTTGCGCTTCTCCAGGACGACGCCGACGGGGAACGTCTTGGCCACGCGCAGGACCTCCTTCGCGTCGGAGCGAACCGCCGCGGCGTACTGCTTGTCGTGGACCGGCCAACCGCCGGCCCTCTGGCCCTCGACGTAGGCCTCCTCGAACTGCTCGGGGGTCATGTCGCGCTCCTCGACGGTGAAGGTGGTGGTGCCCTTGAGGGTCTCGATCCCGACCAGCGACCGCCCGCAGCCGCAGCCGCCGTCGGGGTTGGGGTCGTTGGCGTCGGTGTCACACTCGGTGCCGAAGATGAGCAGCTCGCCCTCCTTGCACCAGAAGAAGTCGGACTTGCGCTGGCCCTGGCCGCGCTTGGTGGCCACGAAGACCTTCAGCTTGCCAGCCTGGCCGGGGGCCTCCGGCTGCTCCATAATCTCGTCGATGACCCGGCGGCTCTCGTTCGCCGGGCCGGAGGCGATCCGGTGCGCCTGCAGGAGCAGGCGGGCCCGGGCGACGGCCTTGCGCTGGTCGTAGCCGAAGTCGACGTTGAAGCCCTCCCTCTCCTTGGCGTCCAGCAAATCGTTAATGTAGCACCGGATCGTGGTCGGGGAGTAGTCCCCCTTGCCGGCCAGCGCCCGGACGACTGCGATGACCGCCCGGTTAATGGAGTAGAGCGGGCGCATGCCCTCGGCCACGGCGGCCTCCTTCTCCCTCTTTTCCCTCTCCTCCCTCTCCTTCCTGGCCTTCTCCTGCGCGGCGGATGCCTTCTCCTGCTCCGCGCGCAGCCACGCCAGCCCCTCCTTGCTCGGCTCGCCCCTGCTCCCCTTGGCCGGGGCGGGCTTGTCCCGATAGCGCGCCAGATCGACGTTGTAGTCGAACTCGGACAGGCGCCAGGCCGCCGGGTCGTCGTCGCGCGACTCGGCCATCGCGGCCACCACGGGCGCGACGGGGGCGGCCGCCGGCTCGGCGGACACTGCGGGCTGCGCGGGCGGGGGCACCGGCGGGGGAGGCGGCTGCTCCGGGGCGGCCGACGGAACCGAAACGGGAGGCGGCTCGGCGGGGGCCATGGGCAGCTTGTAGTTCAGGGCCATGCCGGGGGTCGAAAAAGTGAACTCGGAGCACCTGAACGCCCAGCCAGACAGGCTCGCATTGCCCTCCAGATGCCTGCAGCAGCCCTTTTTCACGTAGGCAAGGGTCAGATGGGGGTGGTAATCGGGGTAGTCGCTCTGGACGCGCCCGCTGAAGGCGGCGCAAAGCGAATAGTGGAGGGCCTGGAGCCCGCCGCTCTCCACGGAAACCTTGAGCACATCGTAGTCCGGGTCGTTCGTGAAGAAGCCCACGGCGCCCAGGCGCAAGTCGACGCCCTCCGGGGCGTGGCGCAGGACGACCTCGTTGACCTCCTCGGGCCGGACGTCGGGCGTGAAGCCGTAGAGCACGGTCACGTGGGCGTCGTTCTCATAGCCGTCCCCGGCGAGGTCCAGCTCGCCGACGTTCTCATGCGCCCAAGCGGTGATCCTGGCGCAGTCGGCCACGGCGGGGAGCCTGCACAGCAGGCAGCCGCACGAGCCTTCCATGAGCCTCTGGACGATTCTGGACGGCATGGGCGGGGACTCAGCGGACCGCGCCCACCCTAGCCTGGCGGGCCTCGCGGTCGAGTTCGTTGACGAAGTCGTCGATGGAGATGTGCCTCGCGTCAAGCGACCTGCCATTCCTGTCGTACTCGACGACGTACCGCCTTGTGAAATCGTAAACAATCGCCCCATCGTCCGTGACCTTGATCACGACGTCGCCGGCGGCGACACCGGCGGGCAGGTAGCGGCGGTCGGCGTCGGTCAGCGGCCGGAAGCCGTGGCGCCTGAGCCGGAGGCCCTCGCCCGCCTCCAGGAAGAGGAGCGACTCAAGTATCTGGCGGGCGCGCATGGCTCACTCCAGGAGGCGGTCCACCAGGGTGCACGCGAGCGACTCGGTCTTCCTGTCCTTGCCGATGCCCGGGAACCGGCGGTGCACGGCAGCGCGCACCTTCTTCTTCTCCTCGGGGGAGCCGTGGGCGGACACCCGCGCCAGGGCGTTGCGGGCGTGGGGCGCGTCGTGGATCGGGTACTTGCCCTTGACCCCGTCCTGTTTGCCGGGGATGGCGAAGCTCGCCCGCGGCAGCTTCTTCTTGGCTTTGTAGGTAAGCTTCTTTTCGTCGATGAGGCTCATGGTCTAAATACTGATCGCACAGCGCTCCAGCACGCGCTCGTGAATCCGGCGGCTGAGGGCCAGGATGTCCGAGCACTTGACGTTGGCCCCGTCGCCGAAGTGCCACCGGATGGACCGGGCCAGCCGGGCGCGGCCCTCGGCGTCGAAAATCTTGTCCTTGCCGAAGAAGTCTTTCGCCCCGGAGCGGAGCACCTTGAGGGCCAGCTGGTCGTCGTCGATGGCGGTAACCACGATGACGGGCACGTCCGCGCAGCAGCGGAACTTCTGGAAGGTCGCGAACCCCTCGGAGTCGGGCAGGTTGAGGTCGAGCAGGCAGCCGTCGAACTGCCGCGTGCACGCGGCCACGATGGCCTCCTGCAGCGTCGTCGCCAGGGCCAGGTCGAAGCCGGGGCCGAGCGTGGCCGCCAGGGCTGCGTTGAATCCGCGGTCGTCCTCGACGTGGAGCACGCTGGGCATGTCACCTCTCCCCCAAGTCCAGGAACTTCTGGCCGGTCACCACATCGGAAGCCTGCTCATCCCGCCGGGTCCACCAGCCCCGGAGGGCGGCCTCGTTGGCGCTGTTCATGGCAGATCTGATGTTCGGATCGCCATCTTCGACGTAGTACTCGCCCGAACCTATGAGCGACTCGAAGAACTCGCGGAGCTCCTCCTTGTCCATGCCCTCCAAGCGCTCCCGCTCCTCGTCGGTGAGGTCGAGCTTCTTTTCAAGCTCCCTGACGAAGTCGCCGGCCCCCCAGTCCTCCCACTGGCGGTCGTACTCCTCCATCTCCGAGCGGCTCCAGTCCTCCTCGTCGAAAACCGGGTAGTCGTCGAGCTGCGCCCTGACGGCCTCAGCCTTTTCGACCAGCTCGACGTTGAACGGGTTGACGAGCATGTACTCGACCCAGCCCGGCCCCCAATGGCTGGCGCGCTCGATGGCGACGTCGCCCCGCTCGCCGCCAAGGTAGGCGAGCACGGTGCGCCAGTTGGACTCCGCCATGAGATCGGAGTCGCGGGTGTGGGCGAGGACGACAAGCCAGTCGCCCTTCTCGCCCCAATAGGCCGAGTCGCGGCCAAAGTAGCTGCTCAGGGGCTTCAAAGAAGTGCTTGCAGTCGGCGAGTCCATGATGCCTAAGTACGGACTAATGAAGGCCGGGGATGCCGCCCAGGCCGAGAAGGCCGGCGACCCATGCCACGAGGCGGAAGGCGGCGTTCATCACGGCAGCCGCCCCGATCACGAAGAAGACGATCTTGGTGCGCTGGATGTCGTCCCGCTGCCACCGCCTCTCCACGTCCTCCCGAAGCTTATTCTGCGCCCCCTCGACCTGCTGCACCCGCTGGCCCAGGCCGACGATCTTGAGCTCGTCGTCGCCGACCACCACGAGACTGAGGCGCTCCATGGCCTTGGCGAGGGTCTGCATGGTCTCCCGATAGCCGATCAGCTCGGACCTCATCTCCTCGCTCAGGCGCCCGTGCTCGTTGCAGGGCAAGCCGTCGAGCATCCTCTGGATTTCGTCCTTCTCAGCCTGTGTCAGCGCCATGCCGTAAGTATAGAACCGGATTGTAACCGACGGCGTAAACATCTAGCGATCCGTTCTTCGCCTCCGTGCCCAAAACTGGACGCTGCAAGACGCCCGGCTGCGGCCGGCCCCGGAAGAAGCGGAACACCTACTGCTGCCGCTGCGCGACCCGCCGCTGGGCGGCCAACCAGCCGGCCAGCTACACGCTGAACAAGCTCCGGTCCAACGCGAAGAGGCGGGGCATCCCATTCTCCATCACCCTGGAGGAGTTCAAAGCCTTCTGCGCGAGCCACCCCGACTACCTCACGGCCCGCGGCAGGAACAGCCGCTGCCTCTCCATCGACCGGGTGAAGTCCTGGCTCGGCTACTCCATCGACAACATCCGGCTGCTCACCGTGGCCGAGAACTCCCGCCGGGCGGCGGAGGACACGAACAGCAAGCGGTGGCCGGCCACCGCGCCGCAGATCGAGCCGAACCCGGAGGACGGCGACCCGTTCTAGCCGAGCAACCGCCTGAGGATGGGCTTGATCCCGTCGGCCTCCGGGACCGGGGGCAGGTCAGCCAGCCAGCGCATGGCCTCGTGGACGCCCGGCGCGATGGCCGTCCTGAGCTCGGCGCGTTCGCCGCCGATGGCCGCCAGGAACTCGTCCACCGACCGCTCGACGACGGCGAGCAGGCCCTCGAAGCCAACGGAGCCGGCGAGCACCCGGACCTCGACCGGGCGGCCGTCGTCGTAGACCACGTCGATCCAGTCGCCGCCTCGCTGCAGGTCGATGGTGTCGTGGTGCAGCTCGACCTCCCAGCCCTGCTCGCGGGCCTTGCGGGCCAGCTCCTGGGCGGCGGGCATCGTCTCGTCGTGCTCGTCGAACCTCATGGCCTAACTACATGGGATAAGAATGGCATTGTTGCCCGCCACTGCCCACAAAATGTCATAAACATTTTTGTTTACAGCCCCAGCATGGGCGGCCATAATCGGCCCCATGACGAAACCCATGCGCCTCTCCCTGGCCGTGGCGGGCTCCGTTGCGCTCGCCCTGCTGTCACTCTACCGCTACCCGCCGAAGTCGCTGCCCTGCGGCCTAATCGACATCAACCACGAGGGCATCCGCGTGCCGCCCCTGCTGGCCCAGCTGCACGACCCGGTGCACTGGGACCGGGCCTACGCCTTCTGCATGCAGACCGGCGTCGCCCACGCGATGCGCTGGCGCATGCTGGTGCCCGTCGTCTGCCACGACCTCGGCCTCTCCGACCAGCAGTACCTCTGGGTGCCGTGGCTCGGCTCGATCGTCCTGCTGCTCGCGGTCATGCACTACGCCTGGCGCGACAGCCGCGACCCGGCGCGGATCGCCGTGGCGGCGGGCCTCTTCGTGACCTCGTCGGCGTGGACGAGCGGGCCGTGGGTCTTCGCGATGGACGCGTGGTACCTCCTGCCGCTGCTGGCGTTCAGCCTCTCGCCGTCGCCGACCGTGGCGCTGGCCGCGTGCCTCTTCGGGCCGTGGGTCGACGAGCGGTTCCTGCTCGCCCTCCCGCTCTGCGCCGCCCTGCGCGGCGTCGACCGGCGCAGCGGCTGGCCGCGCGGCCTGTGGCCCGCCCTCGGCGCGCTGCCCTATTGCGCGGGGCGCCTCTACGCCCACTTCACCGGGGACCCCGGCGTGGGTGAGCAGATCAGGATGCAGGGGGGCTGCTTCGCGAACTTCGCGGCTTGGCTCCCCGTCGGCTGGTGGCACGGCTGGCGCGCGGGCTGGCTGGTGATCGCCCCGACGCTCTGGATAGTTTGGGACTCGCGCCCCGCCTTCGGCGGCGCGTTGGCCCGGTGGGCGATGGCGATCGGCGCGGCCTGCCTGCTGGTGGTCTACTTCCTCGCGTGGGACTCCAGCCGATCCATCGCCGTTCTGCTGCCGTGGGCGGTGCTCGGCGCGAGCCGGACGCGGCTTCCGGCGTGGGCGCTCTGGCTGTTCGTCGCCCTGAACTTCGCCCTGCCCGTCGCATACGTGTGCGCCGCCGCGGCGCCGAACCAGCCCGTCCACCCGGTCACGTTCAGCTACTAGCTGATCTTCATGATCTCCATCGCGGAGATTCTGATGCGGTTGTTGTAGAGTGGGAGCCGCAACCACCAATAGCTCGGAATGGAGTAGGCGACCGAGCCGTTGTTCCACTGGATGATCCAAGTGTTACCAGTGCCGCCCCAAGCCGTGTTGTTGAGCAAAGTCTGCAGCGCAGGCACCGAATAATTGCTTCCAGCAACAGCCTGCTGACCATTGCTCGAATACCAGATGGTAACCGTCTGCGTGGCCAACCCGGCGTTGGCGATGACGAACCGGAGCCCGAAGAACCCGCAGTAGCTCGACACGCCACTGATCGTCGTGGGGTACCACATGTTATCCATCGTGGTGCTGTAACCCGAAGTCACCGGCGTCCCTGGAGCCGCTTGCGACGCCGCCGTCGCGAGGGTCGTGCCGTTGGCCCCCACCGCGCACAGGGTGTTGTTTCCACTGGCGGCATAATTGGTGCCAACCCAGTTCAAACCAGCCCCGACGACGTTCTGCGAGGTGGGCGGATAGCCGTAGGCGCCCGAAGCGTAGTTCGTGATCGCGCCGAGAAACTGGGAGCCCACCGCGCCGGGGACCACCGCGCTAGAGTCCTTTATCCCAAAAGTTATCCGGTCGGCGGCGCTCGCGATGGCCACGGTCTCCGCAACGGAGTTGACATTGTCGCCAACTGCGGAAACCAGACCAAAGAACATCCCCATACGGATCTCCGTCCACGACGCGCCAAAGCTGAACGGCCGCGAAACGTACTCCCTCGGCGCCAGGATGAGGGTGTTTTCGACAGTGTTGTTGTAGATCTCGGCCATAGGCTAGCTGATCATGATCATGTCGAGCGCCGAGATGCGGATGCGGTTGTTGTAGAACGGGAGCCGCAGGAACCAGCAGTTCGGGATCGCGTATGCGGTCGAGCCGTTGTTCCAGGCGATCACCCGGGCGTTCTGGTAGCTCGCGTTGTTGATCAGGGTCCGCAGCGCGGCCACCGTGTACGGCACCCCGACGGGCTGGGAGGTGGAGTCGGATATGGTCACCGTCTGCGCGGCCAGCCCCTGGTTGGCGATTACGAATCTGAGCGCGTAGAACCCGCAGTAGTTGTTGGCGCCGCTGGCCACCGTGGGGAAGAGCATCCGGTCGAGGTACTCGGCATTGTAGCCGCTGATGTAGCTGGCGTCCACGGCCCCGCACGCCGCCAAGTTTCCCCCCACCCCGTAGCTACCAAAGCTGTTCTGGCCGCCCCCCTCGACGTTGACGTAGGAGCTGGGCACGTGGAACACGACCGCGTCAAGGGCGGTGGTGGCCCCCAGGAAGAGGCACGAGCTAGGCGAGCCAGTCGTGCCGGGGATCGCCGCGCCCGAATCCTTTATCCCGAAGGCTATCCGGTCGGCGGCGCTGGAGACGACGACGTCCTCAGCCGCGGAGTTGACGTTGTCGTTCGTCAACGAGACGCCCGCGTAGAGCATGCCCATGCGCATCTCGGTCCAAGGGTTGCCGGCGTTCTGGAAGTTGAACTGCCGCAGCATGTACTCCCTCGACTCTAGGATGAGGGCGTTCTCCAGGGCGAGAGTTTGGTAAATCTCAGCCATACGCTTTAATTACGCCGAACCGATGGCGCCCGCGCCGGACCAGGAACCGCCGCCCGCGGGCAGGGTCGCGATCGGCCCCGCCGGGTAGGATTCGAAGTCGTCGTACGCCGTCAGGTAGACGACGAGGCCGAAGACCCCGTCGCCGGACCAGTTCTGGTTGCTGTTGAGGGCCTGCGAGGTGTTGTTCAGGTCAGTGATGGCCCCGACCGCGTAGCTCTCGAAGTCGTCGGTGCAGACCGCGTACGTTATCGTCTGGAAGAAGCCGAAGGGGGTGGCCCATCCGAGGCCCTTGGACCAGAAGCCCACCGGGTTGGCGACGACCACGCCCGAACCCGAGCCGCCCCACTCCTCAAAGTCGTCGGAGGCCTCCAAATAATTGGCAGTCGAGAACGTGCCGGCCGCCGCCCAGTAGTAGCCCCAGGGGTCGGTGAGAATCGGCCCCGACGAGGTGGCGTCCTCCCAGTCCGAGCTGCACTCGGCCGCGGGCTGCACCGAGCCGAAAACGGGGGCGTACGTACCGTTCGCAGTCACCGGGTAGCCCGCGGCAAGGTTGCCATACCAACTTTGGCTGGTGAGCTCCTCGAAGTCGTCCGAGCACTCAAGGATGTCCAGCACCACGCACGAGGCCAGCGTGACCGTGTAGCCCACCATCATCGGGACGTCCACCGAGAAGCTGGTCAGATAGCCGCCCACGCCGACGGTCTGAGCGTACGATTTGGTCAGCGTGGTGGTCGGGCCCCCGCCGATGGCCTGCACGTTGTAGGTGAGCGTCACCAGGAACTGGCCGGTCGTGCTCGGCTTGAGGTACCCGATGGTGAGGGTTGAGGCGGTGCAGTTCATGGCCCCCGTGGCCGGGTTGAAGCTCGACACGCTGGAGCTGTAGGTGCAGGGGACCTGCGTGGCGCCGCCGTTGGCCGCCGCCTCGGCCAAGGTCATCTTGTTCGACAAGACTTCCGTCGGCGGATCGAAGCCGGTGTCGGACGGGTCCGGGTCGTCGTTGTTGTGGCCCCACACCCCGTTGTCGCAGTAGGTGCACACGTAGCCCCCGCCGGTCGGGAAGGGGACGGGCGACACGACGTACTGCTTGACCGTGGGCTCAAGGACGACGGTGCCGCCGGCGACCAGGAAGTCCTCGATCTGGCTGCCGTAAACCTGGTAGGAAATGGTCGCCGTGGAGCCTCCGTAGGAGCCACGCCAGGAAAGGCCGGTGCAGAAGTTGCCGATCAAGGTCTGCGTGCCGACCATGGTGTTGCTGACGACCGCGCCGGTGGAGTGGTCTATCTCGACCGAGCCGCCGAGCTGGCCGATGGTGATGTTGCCCATCGGCGGGAGGATGTAGCCGTCGGGGTACTGGTCCTGGCTCTGGGAGCCGGAGACCGTCTTGGTCAGGTACCGGTCGGGCACGTTCACGCCGTCGAAGCCGGTGTAAGTGTAGGGGTAAAAGCCGTACCAGACGAAGCCGCCGATGTAGGTCACGCCGGTGACGATCGTGGAGGAGTACACCTGCACGTTGCGGATGACCACAGGGTGCCACACGGTGCCGCTGGTCAGGCCGCCGCCGCAGGCCAGGGCCGACGCGGTCAGCCGGGCGAGGTACACCCCGGTGCCCGACGGGTAGGCGTGGGACGGATTCTGGGCGTCGGAGGTGGCGCCGTCGCCGAAGTCCCACTCCCAGGCGACGGGGTTGGCGAAAGACCTGTCGACGAAGTTGAACTGGGTTACCTGATCGGCCACGCCCTAACTAACCACGGCGCCACGGATGGATTATGTCGGGCACCTTCCTGTCCCACCGCACCTTGCGGTCGGCGCACCCCGGGCAGTTGGCGAGGTTGGTCCTGAGCACGGCGTCGGCGACCCTGGCCACCGGCCGCGCGAGGTAGGAAAAGGCCGTCCCGGCGCCGAGCGTGGGTGGGACGACGGGCGCCCCCGGCAGGAACGGGGCCCACCGGGCGCCGGCGGGGTGCGGGCAGCGGGACGCCGCCAGGTCCAGCCGGAGCGAGCCGGAGAGGAAGCCTGGGCACCTCGCCAGGCAGCGCCCGCAGATCTTCCGCCTGGACTGCTCGACCTGGACGGGGACGTCACGCACCATGGGTCAAGTAGACGTTGGGCTTCCAGACGTCGCCCCACCTGGCGATGAACGCCTGGCGCACGGCCTCCAGGTCGTCCCTGGTGATGGTGAGCCAGTTGGCCCCGGCCTGGAGCGCCGGGCCCTCGATGGAGTTCTCGATGAAGGCGTCGTAGGGGTTGACCGCCGGCGGGGGCGGCTTGGGCGGGGCGACCGGCACATCGAGCTGGAGCGCGGCCTTCGGCCAGTTGGCGAGCTGCTTCTGGAGGTAAGCGATGCCCTTGGAGCCCTCCCCGGAGTAGACGACGTCGTTCCCGTAGAAGCCGGAGATGGCCACGCCAGCGGTGTCGACAGTGTGCGCGTTGACGCTGACGACGTACCACGCCTGCTCGACGACGCGATCTATCTGAGCCCTGCTCAAAGTGGTTGCCACGTCTTAACTATCGAAAGCGGCGTGCCACGGCCTGCCACAGCCCAGTGCGGCCAGTCATGGATAGGCTAGGCGTGCCGCCTTATTCGCTGGCGACAGGGATCTTGTTGTCCGTGGTCAGAACCTGGACGGGGGTCTTGGTCTTCACCCAGAGCTCGGCCCCCTTAAAGTGTTTGGCGGGCACGCTCTCCAGCGCCTCGCCCACCGTCTTCACCGGCAGCAGCCGGCCCCGCTTCGAGGCGTTGAAGTCATAGGCCGCCATGTGGACGCGGTCCAGCGCCGTCAGCGCGCTCTCGCTTTCAGGGAGCTGGACGACCCAGCCCGTGTACGACCTGCCGGCCGGTCCGGTCGGGTCGGAGACGAGGATGACCCACTGCTTCTTGACGGCGGGCTCCTTCCCTTCGTCCTCCTCGGCCCGCCGCCTGACGGCGTTGTTGATCTCCTCGATGATGCGCCGAAGCTGCTCCGGCGGCAGCTTGTTGTGCTGCAGTATCTCGGCCACTTTGCTTACGTCGATTTTAGGCATAAAGTCAGGCCCCGTTGATGAACACGAACTGGCTGCGGCAGTTCTCCATCATCCACTCCCACGCCTCGAAACTCACAGCGTCGCCGCTCTTCATCTTCACGAACTGCTCAACGAAATCCACGGCCGCGACCTCGCCATGCAGATCATACGCGTTGAAGTGGCTGTCCACCCCCTTGAACAGGAACTTGGTCCCGACCGCCGGCATGTAGTGCCTCAGGGACATGTCACTTCGTGCCGGCGGAGCTAACGGTCACGGCGCCGGCGGTCAGCTTGGCGATGGTCTGCTCGTGTTTGATAAAGTGCAGGCCCCCGGCGAGGATGCCAGTCACCTTGTGCAGCACGGTCTTGAGGGCACATGCCGGCATGTGCGAGAGCCAGCCCGGCGCGACCCATGCGCTAAACAGGTGCAGGCTAATATAGGCGATCAGGCACCAAAACAGGAAGTCGGCCGCGTGCTGGGCGTCGGCCGCGAGAGTCTCAGACGACAGCCGCTTGGTGATCCACGCGGAGATCTGCTGCTGGTAGCCCTTCTCCTTCACCCGCTCGTCCGCGATGGTAGCGTCCTTCTGGTCCACCAGCTTGTAGGCGTCATCGGCCCGCTGGGTCTGCTGCTGCTCCTTGGTCTCGGCCACCACCTGGGCGGCGTGGGCGGCGTCGACCACCTTGTCCTTCGCCGCCATCGCCGCGTTGAACTCGGCCTCCTTGCCGGCCTCCCAGTCGGCCACCAGCTGCTGCACCTGAGCCTCAAGGTCGTCCGACAGCTTGCCGTTCAAGGCCACGAGGTGGATGTTGTTGTGCAGGAGAAACGAACGGGCGCCCTTGACCTCGGCGGTGACGTGCTCGGGGGCCACCTTGTCGAGGAACACCTGGGCGCCGCGGTCATTCTGCTGGATGTCAGTGATCTGCAGCTTGACCGCGGCCTTGGCGTCAGCCTCGGCGTCCTTGGCCTGCTGGCGGGCGGCGGCGGCGTCCTGCTTGGCGGCGTCCCGCTCCTTGGTGGTCTGATCGATTTGGTCCTGCATCTGCTTGACCTGCTCCACCGGCGGCTTCTTCGCGAACGGGTTGTGCAGGGAAATCCGGCCCAGCGTCAGGCCTCCCCACGCGACGACGACAACGACGACGAGGATCGCCAGGTCGTCGATGCCGGCAACACCGCGGCTGTTAAACCTCATGCGGGGTAAGAACTGCGTCACGCGCCTTGAACGCGCGCTTCGCGTCCGCCCGCAGGGCCAGCAGGTAGTTGGCGTACGCCCGGTCGCCGTAGCGGTCGCGGTCGTTGACGCTCCACCGGATCTGCCAATGGGGCAGCCTCCAGGTGGCGGCGTAGGCCGCGGGCGGCGGGCCGGCGGGCTTGCACTTCCCGGCCAGGGCCCGCAGCAGGCCGGGCTTGACGTTGAGCTTGGGCTTGGCCCGCTCCGACTCGGCGGCGCGCGACACCAGCTTGTCGTGGCGGATCGTGGCGCTGAGCCAGCGGTAGAGCGCCCGCCATTCGTAAACAAAATCCCGGTAGGCCGGGACGCTGGCCGCGAACGCGAGGTCGATCGGGGCGTGCTGCGGGTGGAACGAAAGGGGCGTGTCCGCCCCGGGTTGGGCTGTGTCGGTGGTGTTCATGGGAGAAGGGGCAGGCGCCGCAGGAACGCGGCCTCGCCCGCGGTGAGCGGGCCGACGCCGAGCGCGGACACGGTGGGGACGCCGCCGAACGTGGTGTTCCGGCCAGAGTCCTCGACGAGGTAGCAGGGGAGGCCGAGCGCGAGGGCGCGGTCGTAGAGGCGCCCGAGGGCGTTCAGGCCCGGGGCGCCCAGGCAGACCTTGACGCCCATGCCGCCCGCCCGGTAGGCGGACTGGCGCTCGGGGCCGGCGCGCAGGAACGCCTCAAGGTAGGCGTGGCCGACCTGGCTGGCGAGCTTGCCCGGCGGCATCGCGAGGTCCTCGCGCACGACCGCGTACAGGCGGTAACCGTCCCCGGGTGCTACCTACTCGTCCATGCCCCAATAGAACAGCATCCCCGGCCCGGAGTCAACCGATAGTAGTTACGGCATGAGGGCACGCCAGATCCTGGAGAGGTTGTTCGAGGACGACTTCGAAGTCCAATGGAAGGACTGGCTCCGGCGGGCGGCGCCCGACGAGTCGCACCGGGCGGAGCGCCTGCTCGACCTGGCGGCGACGGCCGACCGGGCCGGCGGCCTGACCAGCGCGCGAACCGCCCGGGTCTACCGCGACGAGGCCCAGGCCCTGCTGGCCCAGCTCGGCATCGAGACGGAGTTCCGGCAGCGGCCGGACGGGAGCGTGTACCCGGTCTTCACGGTGGGGGCGCAGCGGATGAGAAGCCCGCAGCGGGCGATCAGCCACGCGGCGATGCTCGCGAAGTGATGGTGCCCTCGGCGGGGGTCGAACCCGCATCCCCGGATTTAGAGTCCGTCGCTCGTCCAAGATTGAGCTACGAGGACACGCAGACCAGAGCCACCTAGGCCCCCGTTCCGGGGTTGTAAACAAAAAGGTTCACGCCCGCCCCGCGAGGCCGGGGCCGACGGGGGAGGCGGCGGGCACGACGGGCGCCGCCGGTGGCGGGGGCGTGGCGGGCGCCGTGGCCGCGACGGCCACCGGCTTGGTCACGCGGATCTCCGAGCGGGTGAACGAGTCCTTGGTGGGCTTATCGCCCGAAAAGCTTAACTTATATGTTCCGTCCGCGTTGCGGCTCGCGACGCTGGCCGTGTAGGTCTTGCCACCCTCGGCCACGACACACTCGTCGCCCACGCCGGGGTCAACGTCCTCGGCGAGGCTCTCCCTCATCACGAAGCGAGGGTAGGAGGCAAAGGTGTCCACGTCGAGAGCGTGGTCGACCTCGGCGGGCTTGAAACCCTCAGAGGCCGCGGCGGCGCGCAGCTCGTCCAGGCAAGAGGCCCTGCTCGGCAGCCCGACGCAGCCGTCCTCGCGCGCCTCGATCCAGCCGCGGGCGAGGGCCTCGGAGTACTCCTCCTGGGTGACCGCCCCCTTGATGGCGAAGGCGTCCACGGCGCCCATGTTGGTCTGGCTCTGGAGGATGGTCTTGGCGATGCGGGAATAGTTCATGGGGTTCAGGCAGCTGGGGGTGGTGCGGCGGCGGGGGCGGGTTCCCCCTCGGCGGGAGTTTCCTCCGCAGGGGCCTCGCCGCCGGCGGGCTGCTCCTCGGCCGGGGCGCCGCCGGAGGGCGGGGGCGGCTCCGCGAACGGGGGCGCGCCGGAGCCGCGGGCGGCGCTGTAGGCGTCGACCGGCAGCTGCTCGACGGAGGCCTTGAGCTGGCGGAGGTTGTCGCGGAGGTTGGAAAAGTAGGTCTGGAGCTTCCAGGGATCGACGCCGAGCACCTCGCAGGAGGCGAGCAGGGCGTCGATGGTCTCGACGTTGAGCGAGCCGGTGAGCTGGTGCTGGCGCCAGGTCTGGAGGAAGGCGCGGAGCTTGTCGGCGTACCCGGGGTTGCGGGCGGCCTCGTACTCCTCGATGTGCTTGATGAGCTGCCGCTCGATGCGGCCCTGCCAGGCGACGACCTCCTGGCCGGAGTACATCTCGTCCAGCCTGGGCGGGGCCTCGAAGAAATAGGCGAAGGACTCGTAGTCGGGGATGTTCATTTGCGCACCATCTTGCCGCCGCCCTCCGGCGTGACCCACACCGTCGGGGTGGCGCGATAGTCGTTCTCCGCGTAGGTCTCGACCTTGTCGGGCCAGTCCTCGTTCCCGTAGAGGATGGCGATCTTCACGCCCGTCACGTCGACGCCGTGGACGTCGTGCAGCCACTTGAGGTCCTCCTCGGACTCCAAGGGCGTTCCGCCCGACCGAGCCTCGGCGAGGTACTGGAGGGTTTCGTAGTCCTTGATGTTCATTTGACGACGAGGCCATCCTCGATGGCACCTGAGATGATGTCGTAGGCGTAGCGCCGCTCGACGGCGAGCGCGCCGCCGAACCACTGGGCGTCCTCGCCGACGTGCTCACGGAGCCACTCGTCGGCGGCGTCGCTGACGGGGGCGAGCAGGATGATGGAGCCGTGGTTCTGGACCTCGATGTCGGGGGTGGAGGCGGTCTGGGTCGGGTCCCCGTCACGCTCCACGTCGAGGATCTCGGCGAGCAGCGACTCGGCCTGCGGAACCGGGACGCTCCTGGTCCTGACGTGCGGGTAGGCGTCCGACGGGGGCGCATGCGCCCCCTCCTTGGCGATCATCTCCTGCCACTTGAGCCGGAGGGGCACGGGCACGTCGAACTGCGCCGCGCGGAGCGGGTCGGCGACGTCGGCGGCGGGGTAAAAGTTGTCGTGCCAGATGAAGCCCTCGATGGTGTTGTCGTCGTAGTAGGCCACCTCGAACTCCTGCCGCTGGTTCCACCGCGCGATGACGCCGTCAAGGGCCTTGTGAAGCTCCTCGGACTCGCCGACGCCGACGCGCTCGCGGCGCGGGGTCGGCTCCAGCATCTCCTGAACCATGCCAAGGATGCCGTTGAAGCAGAGCATGGCGCCGTTCACGTCGCCCTTCTCAAGGGCGTCCGCACCATCCCTCGCCTGCCGCTCGATCTCGCCCAGCGTCTGGTAGAACCCCACGACGCTGGCCTCGGAAAGCAGCCCGCGTATGACCTTGGAGGCCATCAGGGCATCTCCCCGCTTTCCAGGAACAGCCAGTCGTTGGCGTCCGCGGTCTCGCCGAAGCCCTCGTCGGAGTACTCGTGCTCGTAGTCCGACTGGGCGTCCTTGAGCCACGTCTCGAAGGCGGCCTGCATCAGGGCGTTGAGATCGCGCTCGCCGGCGTGCCACGCCTGTCGGAAGCCGTCGATGGCGCTCTCGTCGCAGAAGACGCCCGTGAGCTTGCAAGCGCCGTGGCCCTTCAAAGTCTTCTCATCGTAGGTGCCGAGGCCCCTGAGAGTCGCCTCGATTTGCGTCGGCTCCATATCGGGCATGTCGAACTCGGCCGAGGAGCGGGTGCCCCCGCCCCAGTCGATCTCGTAGTCCTTCAGCTCGCCGCCGAAGGCCTTGGCCAGGGCCTTCAGGCTCTCGATGGACTCGTCGGCCCAGGAGTAGCCGAACGCCTCCTCGGCGTTCCGCTTCGCCCGTTCCTTGGCCTTGGGGGAAAGCTCGTCGAACTTGTAGAGGTGCGCGGAGGCGGTGGCGGGCTGCACGTCCCGCGGCTCGGCCTCGTCCTCGCCGAGCAGCTCGTCCACGAGGGCGGACGCCTCGGCCCGGAACTGGCCGAGGTCAGCCTCCTCGGCGGCGCCCGGATTGGGGGCGGCGGGATCGCGCTGGATCACGTGCCCCACGTCGAACCAGTGCTCCGGGCGCGACTGGCCCCCGCCACCCCGCATGCCCAGGGGCAGCTCCTTCGGCTCCTCCTCGGTGTCGGTGCGGCGGATGTAGGACTTGCCGGAGAACGGCTGGCCGCGGACGCCGCCCTGCGAGTGGACGCGCGCCGGGAGCCCGAAGGCGTCCAGCACCGCGTTCAGGCGCTCGCGCGTCGTGGCGCTGTTCCACCCGGCCATGCTGACCCAGAGGTGCCCGTCGCGGATCTCCGCGATCTTGTTGCCGTGAAGGAAGAACGCCTGGCCGTCCGTGGAGGTGTTGGCCTCGCTGGCGGGCCGGCCCGCGGCGAAGGCGGCCGCCACGCGGCCGCTGCCGATCCTGGCCTCCTCGACGGACTCGCGCCAGGCCATCGCGTGCTGGCGGCGCCCGGCGATGCCCTGGTAGCCGCCGCGGCGGCGCGCCCGCTCGCCCTGGAAGATCTCAAGGGCCTCGTCCCAGACGTCCAGGTCGTGGCCGTCCGAGGTCGGGCAGGTGGACTGGCCGGCGGAAAGAAGCTGCAGCGCCCGCTCGACGGTGAGCGTGCCGGGCTGGACGGCCTCGCCGACGGGCTCCTCGCACTTCGAGTCGTCATCGCAGGCCTCGCGGCCGGCGAGCTCCTTGACGACCTTGCGGGCCTCGTCCTTGGTCATGCCGCCCATGACGTTGGCCATCGCGTCGTTCATCTTGAGCGTCTGGCGGGCGATCCTCAGCCGGTGCTGGTCCGCCACGGAAAGCTCACGCGCCTCCTCGCGCCTGGGGATGCCGGCGCCCTTCCAGAATCCCACGCCGATGGGCGGGAACCCGGCCTGCGCTTCGGGACTCTCCTCGTCGACTTCGACCACCTCGCACCCGAGGCGCTCCTCGGCCTCCTCCGGGCTGGCGAAGCGCTCGCTGTCCTCGCGGCAGTCGCCGCGGAAATCGATCCTGTGGTAGCCCTCGCAGGAGCCGCAGTGCACGATCTTCACCGGGCCCTTCGCCGCTTCCTGGGCGTGGAGCAGCAGGCCGCCCAGCGATTCGAACTGGGCGGCGTCCTTGCCGACGCCCTTGGGCAGGCCGCGGCGGCGCCCCTTGGCGCCAGTGAGATCCTCGGTGCCCGGCTCGTTCATCTGGTCGGCGGCCTTCTCCGGCCGCTCGCCGGTCTTGGGGGTCCGCTCGGCGGGCTGGGCCACGCCGACGTGCACGAAATTGATGCGGAAGTCACCCGGCTCGGTCATGCCGGCGACGTCGCCCTCGGGGACGGCTACCCAGCCGGCGTCGGCTAGCTCGTTGACCTTGTTGACGTCGCCGAGGATGGCGGCGGCCCTGAGGAACTCCTCGGAGTCCTCGAACGTGAGGGTGAACACGTCGCCCTCCCCGACTGCGAACTCGCCGCCCTCGACGCCGAGCGCCCGGACGGCCTTCTCGGCCGGCTTGCGCGCCTTGACCTCGGCCGCGCCGATGCCCATGGCCTTCAGCTCCTCCAGGAGGGCCTCGATGTCGCCCTCGCGGGCGTCCTGCTCCTGGGACTCGCCGAAAATGTAGTTGAGGAACTTGTCCTTCATGCTGCCCTAACTACGCGGCCGGGCCGCGGGGGGCCGCGCCCGAAAAGATTTATGATTCTATCCGTTGACACCCCCAGCATGCAGTTCTAAAGAACAACTTTTGTAAACAAAATGCCGACCCCGCGCGATTATTTTCCGACGGCCGCGCCGCGGCCCGCCCAGACCGAGTCGCTGGACTTCATCCGCCGGGCCTACGAGCAGGGGTTCAGGGACGTCGTGATCGAGGCGCCGACGGGCACCGGCAAGAGCTTCATCGCCAGCGCGGCGGCGCTCTGGGGCCAGGATGCGTCGGCCATGGAGCTGGGCGGCATGGCGGGCGGCTACGTGCTGGTGAACCAGAAGATGCTCCAGGACCAGATGGCGGTGGATCTGATGCGATTCGACGCCTCGAAGGGCCGGGCCGCGTTGATCAAGTCGGCGGTCGAGTACGAGTGCCCGATCCACAGGCTCTGCTCGCACGGGGCCGTCCGCAAGTGCCCGCACCGCAAGGAGGGCGACTGCGCGTACCGGCTGGCGAAGGAGGTTTTCGTGACTTCGCCGCTCGGCGTGACCAACTACGCCTACTTCTTCACCGAGCGGGCCTTCGTCGGCGAGCTGATCGCCCGGAGGGTGCTGTGCCTCGACGAGTGCCACAACCTGGCGAAGCTCATCACGCGGTTCGTGGACGTGACGGTGAACGAGAAGGGGCTGGAGAAGTTCGCCAACAGCGAGCTGGCCCCCGACCTGAAGCGCATCGAGACGGTGGCGGAGTTCGTGGCCTGGCTGGTGCGGACGTACATCCCGGCGGTGAAGGAGAAGGTGGCCATCGTGAACGCGCTGGCCGACACGCACCACGACCTGCCCGACGCGGCGAAGCTGGCCCACGAGGTGGCGCAGCACCAGCAGAAGGTGGAGGCGGCGGTGGAGCGGCTGCTGGAGGGCGCGCAGGACTGGATCTTCTGGCGGGAGGACGGGCGGGACGGGGTGGAGCTGACGGCTCGGCCGCTGGAGGCGGCGCCGTTCTTCCCGCAGCTGGTGATGTCGGCGGGGTCGCTGCGGATCTACCTCTCGGCCTTCCCGGGCGACCGGCGGACGTTCTGCCGCGACCTGGGGCTGGACCCGGCGGCGGTGGCCTGGCTGTCGCTGGATAGCACGTTCCCCGTCGAGCACCGCCCGGTCTACCTGACGACGGTGGGGAGCATGAGCCGGGCGAACAAGGAGGCGACGACGCCGGCCCTGCTGCGCATGGTCGCGAAGCTCCTCGCCAAGCACGCGGGCGAGCGGGGCGTGATCCACAGCCACAGCTACGAGCTGGCCGACAAGGTGAACGAGTGGCTGACCTGGTCGCCGCACGCCCGGCGGCTGACCTACCCGAGGAAGGCGGATGACCGGGACGAGGCGCTCAAGGCGCACATGGCCAAGCCGGACAGCGTGCTGCTCTCGCCGAGCATGGCGGAGGGGTTCGACTTCAAGGACGACATCGCCCGGTTCCAGATCATCCTCAAGTGCCCGTACCCGTCGCTGGGGGACAAGCAGGTGGCGGCCAAGCTGGCGCGGAACCGGCGCTGGTACGAGTCCGAGACGGTCAAGACGATCCTCCAGGCGTGCGGGCGGGCCTGCCGTTCGGAGACCGACCACAGCTCCACCTACATCCTCGACGCCGACGCGGAGCGGCTGCTGCGGGAGTGGCACGACGACCTGCCTGGGTGGTTCACCGACTCGCTGGTGCAGTTCCGATGAGGGGCTCGAAACAGCTCAAGGCTTTCGTAAGGCGGTACAGCGCACTGCATCGCGGGAAACTCAAGCCCCCCATAGCCATGAAGCCCAAGAAGTTCAAAACCCCGAAGAAGAAACGGGAGCAAAACAAGGCCTACTACCACGCCCACCCGGACAAATGGAAACTAATTTACCGGCCCAGCCAAAAAGCGGAGGAGAAGCCAGAGGACGCGGTAGGCAAGAAGATCGTACGCAACGCCAAAAAACACCCCTGCTGGAAGAGGCCGCCACCCCACAAACAAGCACCGACCCCAACCCCGGTCGCGCTGACCGCCGGCAGCGGGAAGATCGCGCCGCGGGCGCCGACGGCCGCCGACGCCGAGACCAGGAGAATTGGAGCCAAGGCCTACCGCGACGCCCACGCCGGAAGATGGCGAAAAGGCGGCATCTACTATGAGAAACGGAAGAAACAGGGCGCCCCGACCACCACTCCACCCGCCCCGCCTAGTCCACCGCCGCCGATAACTCCGCTTGCACAAGCACCGGCCCCGGCCCCAATCACGCTGACCCCTAAAAAAGTGTTTTACGAGCTCAAGCCCCCCGCGATCAAGCCCCCGGACCTGACGGCCCCCGTCGCCAGCACCGCACATCAAAACTCGATCTGGCGGTTCAAGGCCAACGCCTGCCCAACGACGCCCCGCCGCCAGAGGCACCGTCAGCCGGAGCCACCCCCCGATCCCTTCGCGGACTTCACGAAGCGCGAGCCGACGGCCAGCTATATCGGGCTGAAAAAACAGTGGGAAGCGAAGTACCTGCTGGGAAGTTCTTAACGATATGCCGATACCCTTGGACAGGCTGCGCAACGAGACCATGTACTCCCTGCTGAAAGACTCCGGGCGCCGCGAAAGCATCCTGGCGCGCGGCTCCGACGTGCGGGCCGACTGGGGCCGGGCCGACTTCCAGAAGCTCTCGGCCGACTCGCCCCTGTCGGGCGACTACGTGCGCGTCGAGTGCGCGCCCGGCGAGTTCATCGCCGCCTGGCGGGACCCGACCCGGCCGGAGCTGGTCGAGGAGGGCGGCGAGGAGCCGGAGGTGCTGGCCCGGGCGGTGCGCCCGCTAGTGAGACCGGAAGCGATCGAGGAGTTCAACCGGGTGGCCGAGGCCCTGGAGGCCGACAGCTTCGCCGCCGAGCCGGCCCCGGACCCGCTGGAGGCGGCGCTGGCGGCGGCGGCGCGGGAGCTGGTCGCGGACCTTTCCACATGAAACTCATCGAAGCACCCGACCCGTCGTTCGGCGCCCTGGGGGAGCCGGACCTGTTCCTCGCCGGCGGCATCACGGGCTGCCCCGACTGGCAGGCGGAGATGGCGGGCCTGCTGGCCGGCACCTGCCTCACCGTCTACAACCCCCGGCGGAAGAACTTCCCGATCCACGACCCGAACGCGGCCAAGGCGCAGATCGAGTGGGAGTATCTGCGGCTGGATTGCGCCTCCATGGTGCTGTTCTGGTTCGCCCGCGGCTCGCTGAACCCCATCGTGCTCTACGAGCTGGGAATGTGGGGGAACTCGCGGGTCAGGCCCATCTTCGTCGGCTGCGACCCCCACTACGAGCGCACCCAGGACGTGCTGATCCAGACGGGGCTGGCGAGGCCGGAGGTCAGGGTGGCGCCGTCGCTTTTGGATCTGGCCGAGCAGGTTCGGCAGGCTGCTCTACGATCTTGACCTCGTAGGGCGACTGCCGCGGCGGGGAGAAGGATACGTCGACGACCTCAACCTCCTTGGGGGTAGTCTCGTCCACGATGGCCGGGCCGACGAACCTGCCCGTGACGCCGTTGCTCAGCTTCACGGTGACGGTCTGGATGAGGATGGTGGGCACGCCGGTGTAGAACTCTCAAGGGTGCGCGGTGGTGGTGACCTCGCCGCCCGTGATGCTGCCGTGCCAGTCGTGCGGCATGAAGTTGAGGGACGGCGCGAGCGTGAGCGTCTCGAACGTGTCGCCGACCCTGGCCCACTTGAGCTGGTCGGCGAAGAAAGCCGCCTCGTCCCAGCCGTGCCTTTTCGCCAGCCCCTCCGGGTCGATCGCCGGCGTGAACAAGACGGCCAGGCGGCGCGCGCGGTTCCACGGGGAGTCGAAGGAGAGCCCGACGTGGTAGATCGAGGGGCTCGACCAGTTGTGGAGGCCGACCCACCGGGGGCGGAGTTCGACGAGCCTCATCTAGCAACTTTCCAACCGGCCAGCCCTGAGATAGCCGTGCCACTTGGGCACCTGGGCCGAGTCGAGAATACTAGGTTCAAGCGTGGGCCTGTCCAGGTCGCCGTCCCAACCCCAGACCGCCCTATCCGCGGGGGCGGGGCCTCGGACAACAGGAAGCCAGGTTTGTTCGCCGGTCGGCATCACGATCTGCATCCCCTGAACCCGGCCGTCCTCGACGACGGGGATGAAGCGCCAGTTGAAGTCCCCGATTTCCCTCAGCTCGGAGGGGTCGCAGTTGTCGGGTTTCCGGCGGCAGTCGTAGAAGCCGGTATTCATCGGCGCTCGCTGAGCACCCCGTTGGTGAGGAAGCCATGCCAGTGGGGGGCCTGGATCGAGCCGGCGCCCGCCTGACAGGTGTCGCCGTTCTTGTCGACCGTGAGCTCCGCCTTGGTGGGGTCCCCGTGGCGGCACCAGCACTTGTGGACCTTGTCGTCGGGCCTGGTGCAGTTGCTGCACTTGCCGTCGACGTGCCAGTCGTGCCCGTCGGGGCACTTGACGATGACGGCCCGGCCATCCAGCCCGCACCACTCGGGGATGTCGTGGTACCAGACGGCGTCCCAGGAGGCCCCGGGCGGGGCGTCACGCAGGCCCAGGATCTCCCCGGTGTCCGCGCGGCGGTACAGCGTCTCGCAGAAGATCTGGAACTCGTCCTCGGCCGGCGTGAAGACGCGGCCACACTTCGGGCACGCCTTCGGGTGGCCGGGCATCGGCTCCACCGAGCGGATGGCGTGCTCCGGGCCGTCGTCCACCTCGTCGAGCGGGGCCGACTCGTCGCAGTCGCAGGCGCGGGCCGCCACGTCCTCCGGCATGCCCCACGTCCTGCGGAACACGCGCAGCCTGCGCCGCACGCGCGAGGTAGGCTCCAGCCAGAATGTGCGAACGTCATCCATCGCGCGCGAGGAAAACAGGGGCCGGTTGCTAGCTTTTCAAAACCACCACTCGGCCATCTTCAGTCTGGTAACTCCACCGGTGCCCGTTGGGGCAACGAGCACCGTGCCCGTTCCTCAAGCTCTCCACGGTATGCTTCACGTTGCTGCTGCAGCGGCATGTAGAGACATATCGCTCCCCGCAGACGGGGCACAGTTGCCGGTCGACTGCGGAAGCCGGCTCAAGCCCCTCCAAAAGCCTGTCAAGATGCTGTTTTGCGTTCATCAGTCGATGTCCAGCGGGGCGAAGATCTGCGCCGCCTGGAGGTGCTCCTCCAGCTCCTTGAGCTTGGCCTCGGCCTTGTCGCGGCGCTGCTGGTCGAACTGGAGGTTCTGCAGCGGGCCGGGGATGGCCCCGGAGTACTTGCTGAGGATCTCGGCGTACTGGTGGCGGGCCTTCTGGAAGGCGTAGTCCTTGACCCACTTGGCCCCGAACTGGTCCAGCCCCTTCGTGTCGGAGTAGGGCTGGTACCACTGGAGGCCGGCCTGGTAGCGGTCGAGCGGGTTCCAGATGAGGAGCTGCTTGTTGGCGAAGTCGTAGGTCCAGTTGGGCTGGATCGAGGTGACGCGCATCCAGACCTTCATCCACCGCAGGAAGCTGTCGAGCTCGTCGAGGCCGTTGCGCAGGAGCGGGGCCGGGTCGATGAGGTTGCCCCAGAACAGCTCGGCGGGGACGGGGTTGGGCTGGACGAAGTCGACGCGGATCGGCCCCTGGCCCATGTCGACGCCCACGAGGTATTGGAACTGGCCGCGCTGGAGCTGGATGGCGCCGTAGCGCAGGACGGGGCGCCAGGTGCTGTAGAGCACGAGCGCGTCCTGGATGGCGTCGAGGATGTTCTGCTGGGGCAGTTCCACGATCATCGTGGGCTGGCCGAGCGACCGCTTGATGTACGAGGACAGCTGGTCGATCGTGTACCCGTAGGCCGGGAGCGTGCTGGTGGACTGGGCGCTGGTCGTTACCTGGTGGTCGGCCTGGGGGACGGGAACCAGCGGCTGGGTGGACGGGGCGGGCATGCCCTAACTACCCCTTGGGGTAGGGCGCCATGACGGCGCCGAGCTGGGCCGGGTGCTTCCCCTTCGCGTGCTGCTGGAGATGGTTCCTGGTGCCGAAGGCCCTGCCGCAGGCGACGCACACGAACTTCTCGGTCCCGGCGGCCTGCGGCGGGGATTCGCCGACGGGCGCGGGCGGGAGCCTGGGCTCCGGGAGCGGCCGCTCCACGGGGGGTGTGGCCTCCTCGACGGGCGGGGCGGCCTCCTCCGGCGCGGCGGCCCGGGCGGTAGCCTCCTCCATGACCGGGTCGATTACAACGTCGGGGACCTTCCTCGCCGCGGCCTTGGCGAGGCGCTCGGCGATGCCACCCTTCTTCATCACGGCCGGGGGCACGGGGGGCGGCGGGTTCATCCTGGCGGCCGGCGGGGGCTGGCGCTTGACCCCGGCGTCCCTGGCGATGCCGATGTAGGGCGCGGCCTTCCCCACGTCCCTGCCGGGGACGTCCTCGATCCCCTCCGGGGCCGGGATGATGTTCGGGGCCACGAGGCCGCGGGCGCGGGCCTCGGCCATCGTCATGCCGGCGACGGGCGAGTAGCCCGCCTGCGGCGCCACGGGGACGACCGGCTGACCGGCGATCCGGGCGGTGGGCGGGCGCGGCCTCGGGGGGAGCGGCGCCCTCGGCGCGGGGTGGGCGGCGGCCTCGCCGCCGGGCCTCATCGAGGCCGGGACCTGGCGGCTGCCGGAGAAGCCGGGAGCGCCCATGGGGGCGGGCGCGCCGGGCGGGCGCATACGGAAGCTGATCACGGGCACCGGCTCGTCCGAGATCTGCTTCGCCAGCATGTGGGGGCCGACGAAGGCCTCCAGCGCCGGGTCGTTGATCTGGTTCCCCCTCTCGTCCGTGATGAACTTGTTGGGCTGGACAATGAGGTTCGCGAGGCCGAGCTTGGAGGAGTGCAGCGAGACGGGGTGGTCGTTCGGGTTGAAGAACCCGACGGTGTTGGTGGTCGCCGGGGCGGCGACGTTGGCGTTGGTGTCAGCAGTTGGTGAGCTCACTGGGAATAAATGGTTGCTGTGGACTAAGAACAAAAAAGCCGGCGCGGCCGGGAGGAAATCTGTTCTGACCTCGCATGGCGATTTACCTAGGCATAGACAGCGGGTTCGCGGCCCCCGGCTTCGCGGTGGTCGACGCCGGCGACGGGCACGACAAGGTGCTGCACGGAAGTTGCTTCCACACCAAGGGCCTCACCGAGAAGCAGCGCGACAAGAAGGATGTTTACAAATCCGACGACGACGCGCGCCGCTGCGTGAGGATAAGCGACGAGATCGAGAAGCTGGTCCGGGCGCACAAGCCGGACCTGGCGATCGTGGAGCTCCCGTCGGCCGGGGCGAGGGACGCCGCGGCCATCAAGGGCATGGCGCTCGGCGCCGCCACGACGGTGGTCACGCTCCACCGGCTCGGGGTCCCGGCCCGGTACATCTCGCCGGCCGAGAACAAGCGGGGCAGCGCGGGCGCCCCCGACGCGGAGAAGGACGACGTGCTGGCGGCGGTGAAGAAGGCCTGGCCTGACTTCGCCGGGTGGCCAATGAAGAAGACGAAGGCGACGGAGCCCGACCTCGACGACTGCTACGCGGTGGCCGACGCGCTGTCCTGCGTCTTGACGCACCTAGAAGGGGGCTGACGTGGCCAAGTGGATCGAGTTCACGCAGACGGCCACCTCCCCCAGCGGGAAGACCAAGGTCTGGAGCGTCCACGCGAAGGACGGCGGCCCCCCGCTCGGCAGCGTGCGGTGGCACGGGGCCTGGCGCCGCTACTCCTTCTTCCCCGAGCCAGGCACCCTTTTCGAGAAGGACTGCCTGCGCGACATCGCCAACTTCCTCGAAACGCAAACCGAAGCCCAACGGAGGCCAGCCACGGAGCTGGCGGAACCAACATGATGAAAAGCATAGAGGAGCGGCTGGTCGGCATCGCCGAGGGGCAATGCCGCCTCGACGTCGACAAGCTGCTGTCCCCGGTGAACGACTTCCTCACGAAGCACGGGATGGGCCCGGTCGCGATGGGCGAGACGCCGCCCGTGCCCTACCAGCAGGCCAAGGGCGCGCTGGAGACGCTGCACACCGTCCTGTACGACCTGGCCGTGGCCGACTACCGCGAGAGGCAGGTCGAGACGGCGGTGCGCAAGCTGGAGTCGCTGCGCGCGCCCCCTCCGCCCCCGCCGCAGGGCTACGGGGAAGAGGAGACACCCCAGCCGCCTCGCAAGCGGGCACCCTAGTTAGCGCATGGCACACCAAGGCTGGATCGGCGTCGACCTCGACGGCACCCTGGCCCTCTACACGGGCTGGAAGGGGCCCACCCACATCGGCGAGCCGGTGCCCGCGATGGCGGAGCGCGTCAGGAGATGGCTGGCGCAGGGCGTGGACGTGCGGATTTTCACCGCCCGCTCCAACCCGACCAACCCGGACGCCCCGGCGGCGGTGCCGGCGGTCAGGGCCTGGTGCATCGAGCACTTCGGCCGGGAGCTTCCGATCACCTGGGAGAAGGACATGGAGATGGTTTGCCTTTACGACGACCGAGCTAAGCAAGTGATCACGAACACAGGCATACTCGTCGAGAGCCTGGTGAAAGGCTATGAGGAACCGACAGATTGAACTAATTTGCAGCAACTGCGGCAAGCCGTTCAAAGTGCCGCCGTCCCAGGCCAAAAGGCGCAAGTCGTGCAGCAGGGCGTGCGCGAACCAAAGCAGGGTGTCTAGCGACCCCCAGCACAAGCTTTACAACAACCGAAAATGGCGGGAAAAGCATCCAGAAAAGATGGCCGCCATACGCAGAAGATACCTCTACGGAATCACACAGGAAGAGTTCGAAAAGCTATACGACAGACAGGATGGCCTGTGCGCCATCTGTCGCGTCAAAAAGGCGTCCCACTTGGATCACGACCACGACAGCGGAAAGATCAGGGGACTGTTATGCGGCGGTTGTAATCGAGGCCTGGGCCTCTTCGAAGACTCAGTGAAGAACCTGCGATCAGCCATAAACTATCTGACCGGTAGTTAGGGCACCAAACAGATTCTCGTGGAGATCACCGAGGACACCCAGCCTCAGAAGCCTTTTGGTACTGTGGAAGCTGCTTTGCTCGACTTTATCGAGACGATTGAGGCGGCGGGCGGCGTGGCGAAAAATCCAGATGGCTTTTACGCACCTGTCGGAGACCGCGAATGGACCGACTTAGGTGACGCCTACATGAAGGCATGCGCTATCCTCAAACGTGAACCGTATCTTGAGGAGGAACCCTCGCCGCCTGGCTCAAATTGGTAAGTTCCTCGCATGAACCGGGCCGTCCAGCGGCTGCTCGACGAGCACGAGGTGGAGGGCGGCAAGCTCCGCCCGGAGGTCGTCGTGTACCTCAAGCCGGAGCAGATCGGCGACCCGGCCGGGTGCCACTGCGGCGCCTGCATCTTCTTCCACGGGGGCGAGTGCATGCTCACCAGCCCGCCCGCCTGCGACGCCAGGCGCGGGGTCTGCGCCCTGTTCCTCGGGGCCACCGGGGGCCGCGCCGTGATCGCCCAAGAGGGCAGCAGGCCGCTCCAGCTCATCCCCAAGGAGCAGGCCGGCTACGCCGAGGACGGCCCGACCCGGTGCGCCAACTGCAAGTACTACGGCGGGGGCGGGGAAGGCGAGACCGGCTCCTGCAGCGAGGTCGGGGGCACCATCTACCGCGACGGCTGCTGCAACAAATGGGAGCGCGGGGACGAATCCTAATTAGGCCATGCGCGCCAAGCAAATCCTCGAAGCGATCCTCCCCATGACCACCTCGGCGGGCTCGGCCGTCGCGAAAGCCATGGCGAAATGGGTCTGGGTCCGCTGGGGCGACGCGTCCAACTACGAGAAGTACGATTCCGTCTCCGAAACCGAGTCCGACTTCGCCGACCACCTCCGCAAGGGGAGCAGGGTACGGCGCTGGGTGAGGTACGGCGTCCAAGTGGTCCCCGGCTACGACGGGTACAACTACATCTCGATTTTCTGGGGCGACGACGACGCCAACGCCGCCCGCGAGCTCACCAGCGAGGAAAAGAGTCAGATCGAGAGGATAGTCGAGCAGACTCCGGGTTTCGACTGAGCTACCGGATCGTCTTCCCGGCACTGGGCATCGACTCGATCCGGGCCTCGATGAACCGGACGAGCGCGGCCTCGGCGTCGACGTAGAACTGGGCACCGACGCGGGTCATCTTGGCGGCGAGGTGCGCCCGCCTGGAGGCGAGGACGGCCAGGGCCTTGTCCCGGACGGCCGCCCGGTTGATGAGGAGGCGGGTGCGCTCGCTCATGCGCCGGCCCCCCTGCCCGAGTAGACCAGCCGCTCCCACGCCCGGACGAACGACGAGTATCTGCTGCCCTCGTCGGTCTCCAGGTAGAACACCCAGGGGCCCGTGTCGCGGTACCCCTCGCGCTTGCTCTCGACTATCTGGACCCGCACGCCTCCGAGCTTCCTGGCGGCTTCGCGGGCCTCGGCTTCGGTTGGATATATCTTCTGCATAGTGCGCACATTATATCAAATCGCGTTTACGACTTTTTGCGCGGAGGGGCCGAAATCAACGGGTTGCGGGACCGCCCCGCTCTGAGAAGATTCCGCTTGACACGATTTTTCACTTCCGCCCGCGGCGCACCGCCACGTCCTGCCCGGGGCGCTCGCGGCGCCACGCCAGAAAGGCCCGGATCACCGGGTGCGCCCGCAGCAGCTCGACCGTGTGGAGCTCGCGTTCGAGCTGCTTCTCGGAGAACGTGGCGTGAACCATGCGGTGGCAGGGGGTGCAGAACGGCCGGGTGCCGCGCCCGCCCCGGCTGTGCGGGACGAGATGGTGGCGCGAGTTCGCCCAGCCGGCCAGGCACAGGGCGCACAGCCGGCCCCGCCACCCGCAGTCGCGGCAAAGGTAGACCGAGGCCAGAGGCTCCCTCTCGGCGACAGGTTCGAGACGGGGGCCGCCGCATCCGGGGCAGATGGGGGCAGGCGCACTCACGCGGCCTTGGCGATCGCGGCCTGCGCCTTCACGATCACGCGGACGATCCAGTCCTTCCAGCCCTGCACGCCGTCGCGGGCGAAGTCCTCGGCGGTGAAGTAGCAGGTGGGGGTGGCGGCGACCAAGGCGTCGATCTCGGCGCCGGGCAGGAAGCCCTTCTCGCGGATGTACTCGGTCATGGAGCCGGGGTGCGGGGTCGAACCGCGCATGCCCTTGACGCGCCTGCGCCAGATGCCCTCGGTCAGCGGGACGCCGACGCCCCGCGGCCAGCCCTTAGCCTCGGCGAACTGCAGGTGCCGCTGCGCGGTGCGGGCCTCGACGATGACGACGCGGCGCAGCTTGTCGGGGTCGATCCTCGCGAGCTCGTCGACCTCCCACGGCTTCATGGCGGTGCAGAAGTAGCAGGACGACTTCGGGGGCACCGGCAGGCCGGCCTTGGCGATCTCCTCGATGCAGCGCTCCAGGTTCCAACCCCACTCCTGCAGGGGGAACCAAAGCTGGTACTTGGTCTTTTCGAGGTCGCTGACGGCGAAGGTGGCGCAGCCCCGCTCGGCCCGCTGGTGCTCGTGCGGGGAGTCCTCGAACCCGACGGCCTTGACCACCTTGAGGCCCCTGGCCCACGCGTCGAGGGCGGGCTGCCACTTGGCCACGTACTTCAACTGCGGGGTGATCTTCCACTTGCTGGAGCAGGAGTGGCCGCCGTAGGCGATGCTGGGCAGGCTGACGTTGGTGAGGATGTTCTCCTCGATGGTGTGGTAGTGCGGCCAGTGCTTGAAGTTGGACGGCTCGTAGCGGACGACGGTGACCTCCGGGAACCCGGCGGAGCGCAGCCACGCGTTCATCACGGGGAGGTAGTCGTAGGTCGGCTGGCGCTCGGCGCCGACGTCGGCGAACAGGATCAGGTCGGGCCGGATGCCCCGCTGACGGAGACCCACGAGCATCGCCGTGCTGTCCCTTCCCGCGCCGTAGCAGACCACCAGAGGCTGTTCGTTTATCATGCCGGGGATCATAGCCGCCGGGCGCCCGGACTCAAGCAAAAAGTTTATGACATTTTGTGTACGTCAAAATAATAACATACACGCCGGAAATGACATACGTCACCCCCCGCGCAGGAGGTCGAGGGCCGCCTCCGGGTCCCCGCAGGCCTGCATGAGGGCGCCCCTGGCCTCCTCGGCCGTGCACGTCGACCCGGCCTGCTCCACCAGGGCCGCGACCGCCGAGCCGTCCACCAGCCGGGTCTCGACCGCGCCGCACTCGCACGCGACCTCGAAGACGACCTCGCCGCCCTCGTAGGAGTTCACCGACTGGACCACGTATTCGTGCGCGTGCATCGCCTGGCGCACCGCCGCGCCACCCAGCGCGGCCCGCAGCCTCCGCTCGGCGGAAATGATCCAGACCCATGCGCCTGCAGACAACGCCAGCGCCGTCGCCGAAAGGACGAGGGCAATCAAGTCATCGTGCATGCTTATTAGAACAACTTAACTGGCCGTTCCATTCCCAAGGTACGGCAGCACGCAGGCGGGCAGGTCGGCCAGCTCCTCGGGCCTCCAGGCCCGGATCAGCGGCCAGACCTGATAGTGCCTGTACATGTGGGCGTTCCTGAAGCCAGGCTTGATCTTCGGGAGGGTGTTGGCGATCCAACCCTCGAAGTCATAATTGGGGTCGTCGTAGTGGCCGCTCTCGCGGTGCTTCTGGACGACCTCCTCGTAGGTGCGGCGGGTGGCGGTGAAGTGGATCACGTCGTGGCCCGGCAGCTCGGCCCGGCTGCCCGCCACGGTGCGGCAGTCCACCAGGTGGTGGGGCGCGGCGATGTAGACGGTCGCCTTGTCGGTGGAGCCCTCCACCGGGTAGCCCGGGTAGCCCACGACCGGCGTCATGCCCGTGTAGAGGCCGGCGGTGACGCCGGCGGTGGTCTGGACGCACTCGGCGAGGCGGGCGTAGAAGCCGCGCCGCCAGAACTCGTCGCCGTCGGCGATGATGACGTGGGCGAACCCGTCGGCGTAGATCCGGTCGAGGGCCTCGTTGCGCATGGCGGTCTCTACGTCGATCCGGGTGCGGAAGAAGGCGCGGGCGGGCCCGACGCGCTGGTCGACCAGCACGGCGTCGACGCCCTCGGCGCACAGCCGGTTGGCGGCCGCCTGAACCTCGGCCATCTCGGCGGGGGAGCGGGGCCGCCCCGACCACCACTCGTCGGGGCACATCAGGTAGACGCGCCCGACCGGCGCGGGGCCGGCCCTCCCCTCGTCGACGATGCGCCGGGCCACGTCGTAGAGGCAGAAGTCGTCGCGGATGGCCTGCATGTAGAGGGCGAACCGGTCCAGCTCAGCGGGCGGCTCCACGTCGATGGGGAAGTTCTGGCTCATGCGGAACTTGAACAGCATCTCCCCGCGCTGCCAGCGGCCCTTGGAGGAGTGGGCCTCGTCGACGGCGTCCCGGGCGCGCTTGCCGCAGTCGGGGTGCCTGTGCTCGAAGAGGAGCCGGGGGGCCGAGATGAGCCTCTTCTCGTAGGCCGCCGAGTAGGTGAGCTCGGTGTCGCTGTTGTGGCTCAGATAACCGTCCGCCACGTAGTTTTGGGTCTCCGTGGAGAGGCAGTAGACTTCCTTGTCATCGACATACGATTCGATGCTGACGATCTCGTCTGGCGCCCCAAACCTGGATGTGAACATTCTCTTGGACACCGCTCGCTTGAAGCTTCTCACGGGCCGGACCCACGACAGAAACTTCAAGTACTCCGGCCTCCCGCCAGTGATGCAGTAACCGTGCTGCTCGATCAGCTTGCCCCTCCATTTCCGACGATAACCTTTCACAGTGAAACTGAAACCCAACCGAGTCAGCACGCGCTCCAGCTCCTTGCACACCTCAGGATTCTTGTCGAACGACTGGGTTATGGTCGGAAAGCACCCCTCGCCGTCATAAATCCCAGCGAGCCAACCCAGTTCCCGAACCGATTGATCGTCCATTGGCGGCGAAGGGGGCATGTCCAGAACCTTCACCAACCGACGCCCGATCCTCGGAGTTCCGTACAAAAGCTGGCCGTCGGCCTTCTGACGCGGGTGGCCCCCCTGTCCACGCAACACGGTTCCAGCTTGGTTTCGCAAATACACGCGGGTATCCCCATAGTAGGCCCAGACATGGTCAGGAGTGCACAGGATCACCTTACCGGACTTCAGCGTAAGCCTCACCAGCCTGTCGCGCTTACGATGGACCTCCAGCACTCGGGACGGCTGAAGAAACTCCCGCCTTTGCTTGCCAGTGCCCCGCGACCCAATCCTGCGAACCGAACCCACCACGACATCGCCGGGGACAACGTCACCAATAGGTTTAAGAGTATGGTTGGCCATCAGGATAGGCGTGTCGGGCGGAAAGCAATAGATCGACTCGTAGTCGGGGTAGAAGAGGTAGCCGCGGCGGCGGTAGCGGCGGGCGGTCACGATGCCGAGCGTGCAGAGGTCGGAGTTGTAGCCGTCGTAGACGCGGACGGCGAAGTCCTGGAGCCACCAGCCGGGGGCGGCCACGCCCGCCAGAAGGTCGTCCCAGCGCTCCGGCACGTCGAAGTCGTCGGCCACGGCGATGAGCACGTCACCCAGGCCCTGGCGCTCGGCGAGCTTGGCGGCGGCGTTCCAGCCGGCCACGCAGTTCTTGGGCCCCCCGTTCACGACCACGTCCTCCGCCGTCCCGGCGGCGACCGCGCGGGCGGCCTCGTCGTCCACCGCGATGGCGAAGCGGGCGTCGGCCGGGCGGGCGGCGCGGCCCTTCCACCGCCGCACGACGTCGGCGATCAGGTGCGGGCGGGCCGAGGTGTAGATGAGCGAGAACTTCGGGAGGTCCATCGTCTAAGTAATCTGTTCTCATAAGAACGATGGCCGAGCCCGAAAACCAACAGAAATCCGCCGCCGACAAGTTCGCGCGGGAAGCCCGCCTGCACCTGAGGGCGCTGAGCGCCCAGTACGGCATGATCGGGGGCTTCTATCAGCTCACCGGCGAGAGCCTCGCCCTGTGCGAGCGGCTGCTGGAGGAGCTCCAGCGCCGGGACGCGGCCACCAAGGAGGAGAGACCCCATGAAGAAGAAACCCCCCGCCCGCGCGCCCCGTAGGCTGCTGGCCAAGCTGGCCATCGCCGCCATCCTCCGGTCCGCCGGCATCCGGGTGGAGCCGAGGGTCTACGTGTACGACGGGAGGCGCGTCTACGGGTACGGGGTGCGCCACCGCACCGCGGCGGGCGAGAGTGACACCGGAAACATCCAGTGGACCTTCGACAACGCCCTGCACTACGCCTTCGCCACCCTCGCCATCAGGACCGAGGATAATGTTTACGCCCTCCCGACCCGCACGGCGACCAGCGGCGGCCAGGGCGGCACGCACTGGGCCGGCGCTCAGGCCAGCTCGAAGGCCTCCAGGCGCCCCTCGCCGGCCCGGAGCTCGTAGCTGACGAACAGCTTGGTTCCCCCGCCCGGCCTCACCGGGCGCTCGCCCGGCTCCAGCGGCCGCGCGACGACCTTGACGCCGTCGCACTCCGGCCGCAGCTGCCCCGCCTTGGCCAGCGCAATGGCCGCTGAGAGGCCGATCACGACCTGGGAGGGCTTGGAGCCGTGCCGGCGCTCGAAGGCCGCCACGGCCTCTGGAAGGTAGTCGGCCATCAATAGGGGCGCCCGCCCGGGTTGACGTAGCGCCTCGAACCGCCGGGGACGATTGTGAAGCTGCCGTCCTCGGCGACCTCGACGTCGCGCCAGTTGTCCGCGATGAGGTCGTCGTCGCCGAGCCTGGGGCTGCCGCTGCCACGCCCGATCGGCTTCGAGGGGGATTCGTCGACTTCCGCCTCCCGCTGCACTTCCTCCGGCACGCCGGCTGTCCCGTCCTCCCACCGATTCGTGGCGCGACCGTCCCGGTAGACCAACACGCCCAGTTCGAGCCGGTTGCCCTCCTCGTCATAGGCGCTGGCCACGAACTCGTCCTCGCCACGGCAGGCCTTGAGCGCCTCCGGGTTGCCCAGCTCGTACTCGGTGAAGCACCACCGCTCCTGTCGCGACTCCCCCAAAAGCTTTTTGACGGCGTTCATGACTTAACTACGGGGCAGGCGGGGCGACCCAGCCCCCATACCGCTCGCGCACTGGGCGCGCAACCTCCATGGCCTCATCGAAGCTGGTCGTCACCGCGTGGGGCGGCAACCCACCGCCCATGAAGGTGAGAAACACAGGGGCCCCGGCAGCCAAACGAAGCCGCTCGGCGTCAGACGGCCTCCACGCCGTCACTACGACTTCAGCGCCGTCACAGGAACCGCCCCGAAGTGTGGTACGATGCGCCCTGACGGTGGCCACCTGCTCCTCCGAGAAGCCCGGCGGGGGTCCGAACGACACGTTCGCCTCAAGAAAGTCTATGGGTTTCATAAATTGATCAAATCGCGACCCTCCTCGGCAGCCTGGATGAAGACCGCCGCGAGCTGCGGCACGATTGCATTGCCGTAGCCCCGCAGGAGTCCCACGCGGCCGGGAAGCCCATCAACCAGCGGGGAGAGCCGGGTTCAACACGCCGCGCCTTGCCGTCGCGGCAGGGGACGAGGTCGAAGTCGTCCCAGACAGCGAGGGATGGCCAGCCGGGACCGCCTCCGCCGCCGGCACCACCTCGCCCGTCGTCTGCCTCCCGATCCCCAGGGCCACGTTGTGGAGGTTGCACCGGGTGGTCGCCCACGTCGCCGAGTGCCCGTGGGCCTCGTCCGTCGCTATGGGCGTCGGCCAGCCCGCCAGCCGGGCCTGCGCCCCCAGGTCGACCTGCTGCTTCGTGCCGTCCGGCCGCCAGTTCGAGTCGTTGCTCGTCCGGCCCCCGTTCGGCACGTTCGGGGTCGCCCACCCGGCCAGGTCGGCCGTCTGCGCCATCACCTGGAGGCTGGTGATCGCCATGCGCTCGGCCCCCGTCCCATCGCGCACGCCCATCCTCAGCTTCATCGCGAGGTGGGCCTCCGGGGTCTTGTTGTCGTCGTTCGCCACGGGCGTCGGCCAGCCCGCCAGCCTCACCTGGTTCCTCAAGTCGTTCCCGGCCGAGCTGCCCCCGTGCGCCGCGCCCGCTGCGGCCTCCGTCGGGGTCAGCCAGCCCGCCACAACCATGGACACCGTCTCCTGGTTCCCGCAGTGCGTGCCCGCCCTGACCTCCTCGCCGATCGGCGTAGGCCACCCAATAGAGCCGCTGCCGGATCTGGGGCGAGCCGACGCCCGCAGCGCACAGATCGGCGGCCCCGACGGCATATCCCAGTCGCGCCAGGTTAGCTCGTACTCCGGCGAGCCAAAGGCGCCCAGCCGAGCTCGCAACCTGCTCCCCAAACACGACTGGAGGGCGGCACCGAGCGACCAGGTGGCGAAAGAACGGCCATAGGTGGCGCTTGTCCTTCGTTCCCAGCCTTCGCCCGGCCGTGCTGAACGGCTGGCACGGGCACGAGCCGGTCCAGGCGGGGCGGGAGTCGGGCCAGCCGGCGAGGCGCAGGGCGTAGGCCCAGCCGCCGACGCCGGCGAAGAAGTGGCACTGGGCGAACCCCCGGACGTCGGCGGGCTCGACGTCGGCGACGCTCCGGTCATCGACGACCCCCTCCCCGATCCGCCCGGCGGCGATCAGCTCGCGCAGCCAGGCCGCGGCCTCCGGGTTGTTCTCGTTGTAGTAGTTCATCCACGGCTTAACTAGCAGAACTCAGGCGCCGCCGGATGAGGCCGCAGTAGTCCGGGTTCAGCTCGATCAGGATGGAGTCGCGCCCCAGGCCGGCGGCCGCCAGGCCGGTGGTGCCCGCCCCGGCGAAGGGGTCGAGGATGGCGTCGCCGGGCCTGCTGCCGGCCAGGATGCAGAGCCGCGGCAGCTCCGGCGGGAAGGTGGCGAAATGGGCCTCCTTGTAGGCCTTGGTGTTGATAGCCCAGACCGAGCGACGGTTGCGGGTGGCCCAGCCGGACGCCCTGGCCTTCTCGGCAAAGGCCACCAGGCCGCCCTTGGTGCGCTGGTGCTCGTCGAGGCCCGCGTGGTAGGCCGAGGCGCCGCGGTGCGCCCGGTTGCCCGGCGGCCCGGAGGCGCAGGGCTCGGCGATGGCGGCGGCGTCGTAGTAATACCTCTGCCGCCTGCTGAGGAGGAAGACGTACTCGTGGGCCTTGGTGCAGCGATCGAGCACGCTCTCCGGCATGGCGTTGGGCTTGCTCCAGATCACGTCCTGGCGGAGCCACCAGCCGTCGGCCTGGAGGGCGAAGGCGACGCGCCAGGGGATGCCGCAGAGGTTCTTCGGCTTGAGGCCGATCTGGGCGGCCCGGATGTTGGGGCGCACCGCGGCGTCCTGCTTCCAGCCGTGCTCGGTGTGGAGGGTGTTGGTCGTGTTGTAGGTGCTGGAGCTGGCGTAGCTGTCGCCCAGGACGAGCCAGAGCGTGCCGCTCCGGTCGAGCACGCGGCGCACCTCGCGAAATAGCTCGACCAAGTGCTCGACGTACATTTGGAACGTCGGCTCCAGGCCGAGGGAGCCCCGCCAGGCCCCGCAATGGGTGCACACCCACTGGACGCGCACCCGCCCACGATGCCCGAGGCTCCCCGCGTTCCGCACTTGCCGGCCGGCCTTGATCTTGTCGTCGTCGTGTGCGCCCCAGCGGGGGAACTTCCACGAGGCGTCGGCCCACTCGTGCCCGCAACCCGAGCACCCGCCCCAGACCTGCGGCGCCGTGCCGTAATTGCGCAGGCCCCAGTAGGGCGGGCTGGTCACGCAGCATTGGACGGACTCGTCCGGCATCTTGCGCAGCTCCGCCAGGGCGTCCCCGCAGATGACGACGTGGGCCATGTCACCAGCCCATCTCCCTGATGGTGTTCGCCAGGATCGAGGCCAGCTGCGGCGAGAGCTTGAACCGCCCCGCGTTAATCTCCAATGAGCGGCGGATGTCGCCGCCGCCCTTCATGCGCTCGGTGGCGGCCTTCCAGTCCATGAGCATCTCGATCACGTCGAAGAGGCTCATGTCGTCGACGCCGTTCGGCCAGTGCTCCGGGTGGTGAGAGTTGTGGGCGTAGTGGTGCTGGAGGGCCGGGCCCAGCTCGGCCAGGGCCACCTTGTACTCAGGCGAGCCATAGGCCATCGACGCCAGCTTCTCCTTGCAAGCGTCGAACGCAGGCTTCTCGGGTTCCTCAAGTTTGCTCGCGTCGTGGTCGCAGCCGCGCCGCACGAGGTTGAGGCGGCACGCTTCGAGCAGATACTGGACGCGCTGGATGTGCGCGACGGTGTCGGGGGCGGAATCGCAGTTTGCGTTCATAGATTCAATCCTTCTGGAGATCGGCGGCCCGGACCCACCATGGCTTCCCGGCGGCGGGCCGAGGCCCCTTCTCCAGCCCAAGGCCGGGGCGGTCGGCGACGGCCGCCGACACCTTGACGAAGCGCCCGCAGTCGCTGATGTCGAGCACGCTCACCCACCACCGCCCGCGGCCGTTCTTGCGGGGCACGGCCCAGACGCGGGATTTCAGCTCGGCGAGGCTCGGCGGGGTCAGCCCCGGGCGCGCAAGTCGTGCAGGTCGACCAGGGCGGCGAACACGGGCACCGTCTTGATCGCCGGCTCGCCCAGTTCCACGGCCGCCTCGGCGACTGCCACCGCCGCCTGGGCGTCGGAGCAGCCGGTGCGCATGGCGATCTCGGCGATCATCCCCTTGTAGGGGTCGACCACCTTGTGGTAGAGCGGCGGCGGGAGCATCGACCTCAGGGCGTCCCTGCGCGCGACGAGGCCGAAGTCCGGTTCCGTTTCCATGGTGCTGAATCATCGCACAAGTGGGCTTTTTCATCAAGAAGAGTTTGTCCACAAAATGCTCAGACGGTGTACACCGGCGGCGCCTCGCGCTTCGGCGGGGGCGGCATCATGTCGATCGGGGGCTTCTCCTCCTCCATGTCGGGCGTCATCACCGGGGACGCCCCGGCGGAGACCGCGCCGGTCGCGTATTCGCTTTCGAGGAGGTTGTAGTAGGCACCGCAGGCGGCATCGGTGAGGTCCTTCGAGCCCTCGGGCCGGTGGTCCACCTTGTCCGGGCCGTCGATAAGCTGCTCGGCCTCGCGCATGAACAGGCCGTGCCGGTAGAGCCAGACGCGCCGCTCGGTGAACGCGGCCCGCCAGGCATAGTAGGGCAGCTTGGTCCGGTCCACGGACACGTTCCGCACCTTGAAGCCGCGGGTCTCGAAGACCTGGAGGGGCATCACCGACTGGTACTGGTCGGCGCTGATCATCTCGAAGCGGAAGCCGCACCGCTCCCGCAGCCAGAAGAAGAAGCGCAGGACCTTCTCGAAGCTGATCGGCTTGGTCTTGCCGGAGACGATGGCGAGGATGAAGTCGTACTCGGCGACGACGCGGTACTCGCTGAAGAGCTGGAAGGGGATCTCCGGCTTGAAGACGTTGGACACCTCGACCTTGCCGACCGGGTGGCAGATCGCCACGCCGGCGATGGACTCGGTGGCCATGTCGAGGTGGGCGAAGCGGGGCGCGTCGGGGTCGCGCAGGGGGACGATGGAGCCGGAGCGGCGGGTGAGGAAGCGCTCGTGCTTGAGGTAGTCCCAGACCTCCTGGGTGTCCTCGACGGAGATGGGGATGTGCTCCACGTCGGCGGGGTTCCTGACTCCCTTGGCCTCGCCGGTCTTGACGGCGGTCTCCAGCTCGACGGGGCTGCCGAAGAAAAGGTGGGAGCCGCCCGTGGACACGCCGCAGATGCCCTGCAGCGAGAGCTTCATGTTGCGGCGGAACTCCGGCAGGAAGTCCTCGGGGACAAGCTTGGTCTGGGAGCCGTGCGGCGCCTCCTCGAACGGCCCCTGCACCTGGGCGCCCTCCTTCGTGTAGAAGCCCTGGAGGATGGCCGGCTCGATGTTCTTGAGGCCGTACATGACCCTGAACCACCGCTGGCCCCGGCGCAGCTCACCCTCGCGGATCTCGTAGCTGGCGTGGCGGTAGACGAGCTCGACGGCCGGGTTGGCGGCCTGGTTGATCTCGTTGATGACCGTCTCGGTGAAGGCGGACTCGTCGCGCGCCGAGGAGGCGAGGATGCTGATGGCGGGGAGGTAGCCGGTGACCTGCTGGAAGCGGCCCTTGATGCGCTGGCGCACCTCGCCGTACAGGTCGTAGGCGCGCTGGTCGGGGTTGGCCTCCAGGCGCCAGTTGCCCTCGTCGAGGGCAACGCCCATGGTGTTGCGGCCGATGACGTGCCAGCCCTTGGAGCCGGCGGTGATGAACAGGCCCCGCCCCAGGCCGACCCGGAAGTCGGCGTACTTCCGCTCGGGGTTGAAGTGGCACTCCTCCAGGAAGTAGGGGCTCTGGGCCATGAAGTTCTGGACGTCGCCGAAGATGGTGTCGCTCACGGCGGCCCGCGTGATCGAGAGCAGGACGTAGTAGATGCGGCTACCCTTGCCCAGGCCGAAGAACCGCTCCGGGTAGCGCAGGAGGGACGCCAGGACGACGCGGTACAGGAAGATGACGCCGGTGATGTAGGTGTTGTGGTGGACGACGCCGTCCGCGCCGAGGTAGAGCGAGGGGTGGGCGCCGCGGGCCAGGGTGTTGCCCAGGAAGGCGCCGTCCTCCACCGACCCGTCCGTGCGGTCGAGGCGCTCCAGCGTGAACCCGTAGTAGTCGCCGGTATGCCCAGCCGGCTCGACGGTGAACGGGCTGGCCGTGCGCTCCAGCACCACCGTCCGCCTGACGACCTCGTCCTTCCCGCGCCCGTGCGCCCGGTGCCAGGCCAGCGCGGTCCGGCGGGAGTTGAAGGTGACCGCGGGCGGCCGCCTGAGCTGCCAGTCGCGCCTGAGCGGCTGCGCCAGCCACTGCTCCGGCGTCATGGTCGCCCAGTCGAAGCCGTCGCTGACGACGAGCTTGTGCTCGCCGTTGACCCAGAAGGCGGGGAAGTCGCGGGGCTTGACCAGGTACAGCGGCCCGGCGCCCTTGCAGACGCTCACGACCCGCCGCGGCCTGGAGTCCGGCCCCATGAGCCAATCGCCCTGCCGCACGTGCTGGACGGCCACCGGCACGCCGTCGAAGCCGAGCACCTCGTAGCCGTGGTAGTGGCACTTGCCGATGGCGAGGCTCCCGGTGATGACGATGTTGTGCACGCGGCTGTCGATGTCGAAGTCCTTGACGAGCTTCTCCCTCCAGGTGGGGAACAGGCCCCGGCTGAACTCGCTCGGCACGAGCACGTCGCCCATCCAGTACGGGTCCTCGATGAACTCGGCCATGGTCGGGGGCCGGCGCGTATAGTCGACGAGCCAGAGGTCGTCGCTCACCGGGCCGCCGCCCTTGCGGAGCCGGGCCACGAGCTGGTGGAACAGCTCCTTGTCGCCCTCGGAGAGGCCCGCCATCAGCCGGTCCACGTCCTCGCCCCGGAGGGCCTGCTCCAGGACCTGGTCGACGCGCTCCGTTCGGGTCGTCTTCTTCACGCCAGTAAGAACGGTGAAGGAAAAGACTTGCCCTCGGGGAAAATGTTTACAACTTCCTAAAGCCATGTTCTCCGTACGACAGAAGCGTGAAATAGCCGACGCCGTGCAGAAGATCCTGCGCGACACGAACCACCCCGAGCTGCCCGCAGGCGAGATCAACTTCCTGCTCCACGTGGACGGCTCCACCCCCATGTCCTGGGCGGACATCCGCAACAACGGCGCCGTGACCAACCCCGGCGTGAACCTGCACAACGAGATGCAGGACCCCAAGAGCGCCGGCAAATCGTAACCCCATGCCCAGCGCCCTGACCGTGAGCTACCACCGCCTCGACCCCCACGAGGTGTTCCGCGCCGGCGACCTCCACGTCACCGAGGCATGCCTTTCGTGCGACGGCGACCGGTCGCAGTTCGGACCCGCCGACGTGTACTTGCGCCCCGCCGCCCCCGACCTCGCCGCGGCAAGGGGCGGCACGCGCACCGTCCCCGTCGCGTTCCACGGGGGCACCAAGTTCGAGGACCTGGTGGCCGCGTGCCACGCGCGGGGCCTGGAGATCCGCGCGACGCTGGTCCCGGCGCCGCGGCAGGCCCGGATGGAGAAAGCTTTGAAGGAAATCGCCGCCTGCAAGGACGACACGCCTGGCACCATCCCGGCGCTGCGGACTAAGATGAACGTGCCCCCGCTCAAATCCATCCTCGACCTCCCTGAGACCAGCCGCGAACCGATGAGCAGGAAACTCACCGAGACCTTCGCCAGGCTGACGATCGCGGAAAACGACGGCAGCGAAGTCGCCAATCCAATCGACTGGGCCGACCCCGCGAAAGGGATGCTGGCCCCGATGAAGGACGACGCCAGCCTCCTCATCCTCTGCGGCCGCATGGCGGAGCGCTCGCCGACGACCCGGGTGTCCGTGGCGGCCGTGATGCTGGTGCTCTGCATGTGCGATCGGCCCGGCAAGGTCGTCCTGTGGGCCCACGCCCTCCACGTGCTCCACCACCGGCTGAACGCCCTGATCGGGACGGAGCAGCTCGCGTTCGCGTTCCCCTACGGCTTCCCAACCGAGCAGGGCTACCATGAAATCTGGCTCGCCCAGAAGGGCGAGGCCCTCGGCCTGCCCGAAGTCGACAACGCCCTCGACCACGAGGAACCCTGGACATGGCCGCAGTAGACCTTTCCAGCTACGAGTGCAACCGCGAGTACACCTGCCGGTGGCCCAACGGCGAGGTGCAGCGCGTCATGCTCACCAAGGTCATCGGCGCCCAGATTTCGGCAGCGGGGGTCGACGACACGCCCTACGGCAAGGTGATCTGGAACGAAAACCTGGGCGACGAGGACGAGCCCAACATCATCGGCATGGACGCGACCGTGCCGCTGGCCTGGCTCGACCCCGTCGACCCGTCGGCCCCCAGCGGCCTCGAACCGGCATGAGCGACCCCATCCGCAGGTTCGACCTCGACGGCAGGCCCCGGCCCCCCGCCGGCCCGGCGTACCTCAACTCGCCCGTGAAGTGCTGCGACACCTGCGCCCACCAGCGGCCGGCAGACTGGGCGTCGACCGTGGCGTCGGCGCGCGAGCACGCCAAGTGCGCCCGCTTCCTGGAATACTGCTCGCTGGCAGTGAAGTGGCCCGACCACTGCTCCCTCGACCTGCGCGAATGGCGGCCCGTGGTGCCCACCGGCCGCCCGAAGCCGCCGGCCGGGGCGCACAGGAGCCTGCGCCAATGGTTCCACGACACCTTCCTCGCATGAACGACGTGACCGACAGGGTGTCCTTCCAGCGCAACGACGACGAGCACCTGCCGCTGACGAAGTGCGTCTGCGGCGCCGAGTTCCCCGCCTGGAGCCAAATCGTGGGCATCTACGAGGAAAGCCCCTGGGCGTGCCCCAAGTGCGGGGCCAAGCTGGTCTTCAGCATCGGCATCCGACGTCCTCGCCCTTCAGGGCCTGCTCCAGGACCTGATCGACGCGCTCCGTTCGGGTCTTCTTCACGCCCCATAAGAACAGGAAGGGCCGGCCTGAGGCCGGCCCTTCACAGCGCCCACGCTTCGCACCACTTCACGTCGCGAAACGAAGCCACACAACGGCCTTGGCACCACCGCGCTCCACTGTGCTTTGCCTTCGCTGAACAGTCTCCGCGCTGCCCTGCCGTGGCATTGCTATGCCCCGCGTTGCCTTCGCGTCGCTCACTCCGCCGGGGGCCGCCGGGTAGGGCCCGTGCATCGCTGTGCTGCGCAGTGCTCGGCCGAGCCTTCGCCTCGCTCCGCGCAGCGTTACTCTAGCCCTGCCGTGCATAGCAACTCGCTGCCGGAGCCTCGCTTCGAGTGCGGGGCCTACGCACGACAGCGCTGCGCCTTGCCATGCCAGGCTGTGCTTCGCCGTGCTCGGCTTCACCTTCGCTTCGCCGTGCGCTGCCACGAGGTGCAGTGCTACGCCCTTGCCGAGCCGAGCCAAGCCACACGCTACTGCGCATAGCTAAGCCCGCGCCTAGCTTGGCCTCACCTAACGAGGCTCTGCCGATGCGACGCATTACTAGACGGAGCGCAGCCATGCCCCTTGCGGAGCGGCCCTGTGCGCTGCTTAGCCGTCGCGATGCCTGGCGATGCCCGGCGTTGCCCCACGATGCCTGAGCTTCACTGCGCCCTACTTGGCTAGCACAGTGCGACGTTTCGCATGACCACACGATGCCTGGGCTGTACCCCGCCGAGCATCTCCGCACACAGCTGCGCCAACACCATGCTTTGCGATGCTTCGCGGTGCGGGACGGCGCAGGGCCTTTGCGAAGCGAGACGGCGCTTCGCGCGGCGCCGCAGCGCCCGTACAACGCTCCACTATGCTCTACGGTGATGCGCTTAGCCAGTGCCCTACTGGGCCACACTTTGCAGTGCCTTCGCGTCGCGCTGCCGAGCTCCACGCTGCGGTGCCCAGCCTGAGCGGTGCTGAACATTGCTTCGGCCATCGCGAAGCCCTGCGGTGCGTAACTATGCACGGCCTTAGCTGAGCGGAGCGTCGTGGTGCGATGCGATACCCAGCCCCAGCGTTGCTTACAGCCTCGCTCCGCTTCACTGCGCCAGCGCCGCGTAGCGCTTCGCTCTGCTTTGCCTTTGCTCCACACGACGATGCTTAACAGCGCTGTGCCTCTGCGGTACCGGGCGTAGACGTGCCTTACGCAACACCGATGCGTCGCATCGCGATGCCCTGCAGCACTAGGCAAACGCCTCGCCTGCGCCCTACTTTGCGGAACAACGCCTTCACGCCGCTCCACGTTGCAATGCAGTGCTCGACTTCGCCTTTGCTCAGCGTGGCAGACTCTGCTGTGCTCTACATCGCCCATGCAACACTCTGCTTTGCAGTGCTTAACCATGCCGCCGCTCAGTCCAGGATCTGGTAGCTGAACGCGCCCTTGCCGCTGTTGCGCCACTGGCCGAGGCCCTTGAGGGCGCCGTAGTCGAGGCACTGGAGGACCATCTCCTCGGTGACCGGCCCGCCTTCGACCAGGCTGACCTCGCAGATGAAGTAGGTGCCGGGGTCGACGACTTCGGAGCGCGCCACGGTCACCCGCGGGCCCTGCTGGGTCTCGGCCCGGAGCGGGCGTTCGCAGACGCCGTCCGGCCTGGTTTTGGCCGCGACGACGCGGCCGGGCGCGAAGAGCTTGATCTGCCGGGGCGACACGAACAGGAAATTGTCGATCTTCGCCTTCGCGTTGCCCCAGACGGTTCCGCGCTTGCGGGGCTTCTTCACCGCCGCCGCCCCCGCCGCAGCCTCGGGTGGCTCCTCGCCGTCGCCGGACATGGTCTGCCGGATGACGTTGGCGGACTCCTTGAGGAAGCCCTTGAACTGGTAGTTCCACATGATGAGCGCGCCGTCTGCGTCGCGGTGGAACACGGTGGTGCCCGCCTCCTCGCGGTGCTCGGCGGTGTCAAGCTCCTGCTTTCGCAGGTCGTCGTCAGGCGCCTTGGAGGCGATGTAGTCCGCGAACACGTCCTTGTTCGCCGCTTTGGTGCCCAGCATCTGTTCGATGAGCGTAATCTTCAATTTGATAGTTTTGAACTTCATGGCGAGGCGAAGCTAGGTTGGCCGACGGCGCCATGTCAAACTTGTTTACAAAAAAAGTTTATGATAAAAAGCTTGAACCTCCGTCAGCGTTGTCTACAACGTCCCAGCATGGCAAAGTCTATCTTCAAGGGCGACACATGGACAGCCTACCGCCCCGGCGAAGACCCGGTTCCTGCGTTCAAAGACTCATGGACGACCCGAAACCGATTCGGCCATCTCATGGCCTGCGTCCATAGCGAAAAAGAACTGATCAGCAATGCGAAGCATTGTCGAGTGAAGCTCAAATGGAAGCACCGCACCGCCGTCAACCCGGCGAGAAAGGAAGAGGCTGACCACACCATCCCCGTCGTGTTCCACGGGAGCACCCGCTTCGAGGACCTGGCGGCCGCGTGCCACGCGCGGGGCCTGGAGGTCAGCGTGGCGCTGATCCCGGCGCGGAACCGGATGGAGAAAGCTTTGAAGGAAATCGCCGCCTGCAAGGACGACACGCCCGGCACCATCCCGGCGCTGCGCAAGATCGCCCGCGCCGCGCTGAGGCGCCGCGTCTGATGCACATCCACTACATCCTCGACGACCAGCGCCGCCCCGTGCCCGTCGACCCCAAGACGTGGATGGACTGGTTCGAGACGTCGGCGGCGCAGCGCCTGGTGGCCGAGACCATGTGCGGCGACTGGCGGGTGTCCACGATCTTCCTCAGCCTGAACCACAGCGACGGCGAGGGGCCGCCGGTCCTCTGGGAGACCTCGGTGTTCCACGGGACGGAGAAGCTCAAGCTGGCCAAGGGCATAAAATACCTCAACCCGCCGGAGGACGAGGCCCCGGAGGTGACGGAGCTCATCGCGATGCTGCGCGAGGCCGTCAAGCACCTCCCGAACGAGATCGAGATAGAGTGCTGCGTCAGCACGATGCACCTCCAGTGCGCGGGCGGGGTCGAGCAGGCCGAGGCGATGCACGCCGAGATGGTGGCGCGCGTCGAGGCGGTGCGGGCGCTGGAGCTGCCCGACGCCCAGGAGCCCGCCCAAAACCAGCCATGAACAAATCAAGCGTCAGGACGTTCTACCGCAAGACCGCCGTGATCCCCAGGGGTGACTGGCCGTCGTTCCCGGCGGCGCGAAAAGCCAGCCGCCAAAGCCCCTTCAGGACGACGCGTCTTCCAGCTGGACCGATGAACGCCTTCCGCACATGGCGCCTGTGGGTGACGTTCGCCGTCCCCGGGTTCGGCTGGCCGCTGCTGCTGTACGGCACGGGCATCGCCATCCCGAACGAAATCGCGCTGACGGTTTGGAGGATCTACTGGACCACCCTGCTCCTCTGGCTGGCCTACGTGGCCTGGTTCCAGCTCCGCAAATGAGCCAGCACGGACCCAACCCCTTCATCGAGAAATGCCCGGCGTGCGGGGCCGACGTAAAGGACGACCACGTGCTGTTCGTCTGCCGCAAGTGCTGGTTCCAGGTGCCCGCCAAGAACCGCGTAAAGCTCTACAACATGCACCACCGCAACCAGGACACCACCACCCTCTTCGCCAAGGTGCTCGCCAACCTGCGGAGGCCGCCGGCCCGATGAAGCGCCCCAACTTCGGATCGAAGGCCAAGAAGGCCTACGACGCCGCCACGGACCTCTGGTTCGCGAGCGGGGTCGAGGGGCACGCGGAGGGCCACCCGGGCGTGCCGGGCCCCGCCCGCGACGAGCCCTGGGACTACGAGCGGGCGCACCTCGATGCCGCCATCCACACGCTCACGCTGATCCGCGAGCGGCTGTACCTAGCACAACCCCAACCCACATGCCCGACAAAACCACAGAGCAGCGCGTCAGGGAGATAGTCGTCAACCAGCTGAACGTGATGGAGGAGCAGGCCACCCCGGACGCGTCCTTCGTCGAGGACCTGGGGGCCGACTCGCTCGACCTCATCGAGCTGGTGTTCGCCTTCGAGGAGGAGTTCAAGGCCGAGCTCAAGGCGCCGATCGGCGAGGCCGACGCCGCGAAGCTGCGGACGGTGGGCGACGTGGTCGCCTACATCGACAAGCCTATTTAGTCCATGGACCCGCAGATGGCCGCCAAGCTCGGCGACGGGACCCTGATCGACTTCGGGGCCGGCTCGCACCTCCCGGTGCTGCTGGCCTGCCTGCGCGCGACGACCGGCCCGGTCCTGGAGATCGGCTGCGGCCACATCTCCACCCCGTGCCTGCACTCGGCCTGCTGCCCCTGGCGACCGCTGGTGAGCCTGGAGGAGAACCCCCACTGGCTGGCCGTGTTCCAGGAGTGGGCGGTGGACGGCCACAGGGTCGAGGCGGACAGCCCGGAGAACCTGGCCCAGCACGCCCGGCAGCCATGGAGCGTGGTGTTCGTCGACGACAGCCCCGGCCCGCCGCGGGCCGAGAACGTGCGGCTGTTCCTGCCCGTGGCGGACTACGTGGTCGTGCACGACGCCCAGGGCGAGGACATCATGGTCCCGATGCGGCCGGTGATCGCGGGCGTGCCCCACCAGCTGATGCACAGGCGCTTCTTCCCGTGGACGCTGGCGCTGAGCATGACGAGGCCCATCCCGGCCGTCGTCTAGTTCTCCGGCGCGTCGTGGTGGTCGGGCGCCAACTCCTGGGCGCGCTCGGACGGGCGACGCCCCGGCCGGCGCATCCTCTCGTCGTAGGAGAGGAACTCCCTGTCGCGGTAGGCCGAGCCGAACTTGGCGTGCGTGACGTGGACGTCCCCGTTCGCGGGGTCCATCAGCTCGTCCACCCACGCCGTGCCCACTTCGCCGCCCTGCATCTGCACGTGCCTCAGAAGCCCGTTCTTCAGGGCCGCCAGCGCCTCCTGCTCGGTGCGGCCATAGGCGTCGAAGGAAAAGTGCCGGGTGTCCACGCTGGCGTGGCAGAGGTCGCCCTTCATCAGGTCGGCGACGCGGAACTCCCCCTCGGCCTCGCAAAGCCGCTGGATCACGGATCTCATGCCGTAACTACCGGCCGACCTCGCGGACGGCCTTCCCCAGGCGGATGGCCAGCTTGCGCACGACCTCGCGGCCCTGCGGGGTGGTCTTGGCGAACTTGGCCTTGAGGGCGTCCTCGTCGATGGCCAGGGCGCTGATCTTCTGGATCTGGCCCAGCAGGTCGCTGATGTTGACGGCGCCCGAGTCGATCCTGGCCTGGATCTTGTCCTCCACCTTGAGCAGGAGCTCCAGCAGGGCGAGCCGCTCCGTGGGGCTGAGCTCGCTGCGGTAGGCCTGGACGATGAGGCCGTGCTCCAGGTGGGACCGGGCCTGCGCCACCACCACGGCCCGGATGAACGTGTGGGCGAGGATGATCTGCTTGACGACCTCGGCGCGCTGGTCCTGGTGGGAGATGAGGCGGGAGATGGTCGGGTAGAGGTGGGCGACCGGCTTGCCGTCCTGGGTGTTGAGGATCAGCTCGCGCAGGGCGGTGAGCGCCACGTCGGCGGCGGGCGGGATGGGCGGGACGAGGGTGGCGGGGACGGCCACGCCGAACTTCACCAGGGCGGCGGACTCCTCCTGCTCGGTCGCCAGGACGCGGGCGAGCGTGTCCGCCAGCTCGTCGGCGGCGCCGCCGAGGAGCTTGTCGATGGGCAGGGCGGGCAGCGGGACCAGCCTAGCCGGCACCGGCCTGTGGAGGCGGCGGGGCATGCGGGGCCGTCACCCGAAGATCTGCCGCTTGACCTCGACCTTGGGCGCTGGGGCCGCGCCGCCGGCCTCCTGAAGCTTCTGCTTGCGCTTCTCAACCTCGGCCTGGGCCGCCTGCTCGTCGGGGAACGTCGCGCCGTCGCGGCGCACGCCGCCCTCCGTCACGACGAACTGCTCCCCCGGCTGCTTCGATGTTTCCTTTGTGGGCATACGATTGAGAACAGCATAAGTACCGGCCAGCCGCCAGCAAATCGTCGGGGCTAATTAGTTCGTGGCCCTACCTCTGAACGCCGGGCAGCTTTGCACCACGCTGGACAGCCTCAAGATCCTGGCGATCTCGACGCTGTCCAAGCTGACCGGGAGGCTGTACGCGCTGCGCAGGCTGGCGAGCCTGCTGGAGCTGGCGGGCGACTCGATCACGCTGCCCGACCCGTCGACGCTCATCCCGTACAACCTCGTCGACCCGACCCTCTACAACCAGATCGCGGACGCCTGCCCGGGGCTGCTGCCGCCGCTCGACCCCTTCAACGTCGGGGTGAACCTGCTGCGCCAGATGGTGCGGGACGCCTACGCCAACCTGGCGGACTCGCTGCTGGAGCACCCCTACGAGAAGCTGATGGGCCTCGACAGCGAGCTGAACGGGCTGGTCAACCAGGCGGCCACGGGGCTGGCCAACGCGGCCATCCCGCCGCTCTCGGCGCTCGACTGCGTCACGGCCGTCTGCGCGATCGGCGGCGTGGGCGACCCGTCGGCCCCGTCCGTCATCCCTTCGGTCTCGCCCGACCTGATCGCCGGAGTCGCGCAAGCCATCCAGACCGGCGGGGCGTCCTCGATCACCGCCTTGAGCGCCTCGCAGAAGCAGAAAGCTGCGCAGATCAAGGCCCTCATCGCGCAGGTCAAGGAGCTGGCGGCCGGGCCAGCCACAGCAACGGCCGCTACGACCGTTTCCTCGGCGGGCACGACGGCGCCCGCCACCAAGGCGACGCCGGCCCAGCGCACCGCGGCCATCCAGCAGATGGGCGTCGTGACGACCGGCACCCCCGGCGGCGGGGGCTTCGGCGCCGGCAATCAAGGGCCGCAGGGGGCGCAAGGGGCGCAGGGGGCGCAAGGAACCTCCGGCTTCCTCGGGGGCACGGGCCCGCAGGGCCCGCAAGGCTACCAGGGCGCGTTCGGCGGCCCGCAGGGCATCACCGGCCCGCAGGGGCCGCCCGGCACCCAAGGCCCCCGCGGCTTCCAAGGCAGCCCCGGCCCCCAGGGCAACCAGGGCAACCAGGGCAACCAGGGGAACCAGGGCTACCAGGGCTACCAGGGCAGCACCGGGCCGCAAGGGTTCCAGGGCTACCAGGGTTCCACGGGCACCCAAGGGAAGACGGGCGCCCAGGGCTCCACGGGGGTTGGGACGCAGGGGGCCCAGGGCGCGACCGGCCCGCAGGGGGCGTTCGGGGGGCCGCAAGGCGCGACCGGCCCGCAGGGGTACCAGGGCTACCAAGGGAGCACGGGCGCCCAGGGCACCCCAGGCACCGGGGCCCAGGGCTACCAGGGCCTCCAGGGCAGCACGGGCGCCCAGGGGTACCAGGGCAGCACCGGAACCCAAGGCGGCACCGGCACCCAGGGCTACCAGGGCAGCACGGGCCCGCAGGGCGCGTTCGGGGGGCCGCAGGGCGACACGGGGCCCCAGGGCTACCAGGGCCTCCAGGGGAGCACCGGCCCGCAGGGCAACCAAGGCTTTCAAGGCCTGCAAGGCTCGACCGGAACCCAGGGGTACCAGGGCCTCCAGGGGAGCACCGGGGCGCAGGGGTACCAAGGCCTGCAGGGCAGCACCGGCTCCCAAGGGAACCAGGGCTACCAGGGCAAGACCGGGAACCAAGGCTACCAGGGCAGCACGGGCACGCAAGGCTACCAGGGCTATCAGGGGAGCACCGGCGTCCAGGGCTACCAGGGCGTCCCAGGCACCGGGGCGCAGGGGTACCAGGGCTACCAGGGGAGCACCGGGGCGCAAGGGTACCAGGGCGGCACCGGAACCCAGGGGTACCAGGGCCTGCAAGGCGACACAGGGCCACAGGGCGCGTTCGGGGGGCCGCAGGGAGCCACGGGGGCGCAGGGCTACCAGGGCCTCCAGGGCAGCACCGGCCCGCAGGGCGGAACGGGGGCCCAAGGCTACCAGGGCCTCCAAGGGGCGACCGGAACCCAGGGGTACCAGGGCCTCCAGGGCAGCACGGGCGCCCAAGGCTACCAGGGCCTCCAGGGGGGCACGGGCGTCCAGGGCGCGACCGGCACGCAAGGGTACCAGGGCGTCGTTGGCTCGACGGGGAGCCAGGGCGTCCAGGGCAGCACGGGCGCCCAGGGATTCCAGGGCAGCACGGGCCCGCAGGGCTACCAGGGGAGCACCGGCGTCCAGGGCTACCAGGGCTACCAGGGCGGCACCGGCACGCAGGGGGCGTCGGGCACGGGGGCGCAGGGGCCGCAAGGCGACACCGGGCCGCAAGGCTCCTACGGGGGGCCCCAGGGCGCGACCGGCGCCCAGGGCTTCCAGGGCGACACCGGCCCGCAGGGCGCGTCCGGGTTCCTCGGGGGCACCGGCCCGCAGGGCGCCACCGGCCCGCAGGGCTACCAGGGCGGCGCGGGCGCCACGGGCCCGCAGGGGGCGCAGGGGGCGCAAGGCAGCGGGGCGGTCCTCGATTGGGTCTCCGTCTGGCTGATTACTTAAAACATGGCCCAGCAACACAGCAGCCTAGGGTACATCCAGTACGTCCCGCCGAGCCCCGGGGCGGTCTACGTGAACGGCTCCGGCACGCGCGCCTACATCCGCGGCCTCTACTTCTTCAACGCGAACCAGGCCGCCGTCGAAACGGTGAAGGCCTACGCCGTGCCCATGATGGGCGGCACGGTCGCGACCGCCGGCACGCAGAACCAGTTTTTCAGCTTCAACCTCCAGCCGAACCAGGGGGTCTCGCTGGAGCTGCCGGGGCCGGGCCTCATCCTGATGACCCAGTACGACTCGATCCAGGCCTCGACCACCACGGCCGCCCACGTCACCTGCCTGATCTTCGGCGACTACGACTGCTGACATGCTCCGAATAATCACCCCGGACCCCTCCGCCGGGTGCATGACGCCCGGCGCCTACGGCTTCAACCAGCTCCCGGTCGTGTCCGGCTTCGGCACGACCTCGGCGGTCGAGGTCGGCGACGATTTCCAGCAAATAATGTCGCTCGTGGGCGCCGGCACCTACCCGTGGAACATGCCCAACGTGCCCGCCTTCGACAACATCGTGGGCAGCACCCCGTGGGGCGGCCCGGGCATCTTCGCCGCCGTCGACTACGCCCAGGCCACCGACGACTTCCAGGGCGACCTCAGCATCGCCGGCACGCTCTACGACGTCTACGGCGGGAGCTACTGGCTGGCCGACGGCTCGCTGGCCAGCGTCGACTACACCTACGCGAACGACGATTTCCAGGCCGACGCGGTCGGCACGTACGCCACGCTCTCCGGCGGCTACAACTGGGGCGGCACGATCTTCTCCACCGGCACGCTCTTCACCAACGACTATCCGGTCGTGGACAACGACGACTTCCAGTCCTACCAGACCAACCCCGGCGTCGGCGGCGTGGTGCCGTCGGGCGGGACCATCACCACGCTGGCCGGCGGCAACGGCTGGGCCGCCGGCGGCACCTTCGTCTCCCCAACCTAACATGGCATCCTCAGGCTTCATCTGGGCAGTGAACGGGGGCACCGACGTAGTGATCCTCCCCGACCCGCGCGCCGCCTACCGGCGCCAGTCCCTGATCGGCACGAGCTGGAACGAGGTGCGGCTCGGCATCCTCTACACCTGGGTCCCGTCCGTCTCCAGCGACGCCGCCTGCTCGACGGAGGCCATCACGGCGGCCAGCTGCCTCGACTGGTTCACGCTCGGCCTGAAGGACGACTCGGACACCGCGCCCGGCCGGGCGGGCTCCACGTTCATCGGCTTCTGCTTCCCCGGCACGACCGCCACCTACACGGTGACGGTGAACAGCAACGCCAGCGGCACCGCCAACCTCCAGACGTCCAGCAACCACTCCTACGTCGCCAGCATCAACGGCACCTCGCTCCTCTCCACGGACAACATCGACGCCACCCTCACCATCCAGTACCCGATCTTCAGCACCGGCAACGTGTGCGCCTTCCTGGCCCTGAAGCTGGTGGTGAACAACGCCGGCCTCTCCAACCAGACGGTGACGCCGTCCGTCAACACCACCACCGGGCCGGCCACCGACCTCAGCGTAAACAACATCCGCAGCCTGCTCTTCTCCTCGACCTACACCGCCTTCTCCGCGCTCACCTGGAACAGCGGCGGCGTGGCGCTGGCGCTGCCGTCGGACTTCTACGTGCGCGCCCCGTTCAACAACAACCGCATCCGGCTCAGCTGCCACGAGGTGCTCAAGATCTCCTAGGCCTACTTACTACGATGGGCGAAATCCAACAGATGTCGGTCACGCAGGACGTGGTGCTGATCCAGGAGCCGCGCGAGTACTACCTCCGGGCGCCCCCGTGGACCACCTGGACGGAGGTGCGGCTGGCGATGATGTTCACGATGGTCCCCACGGGGAACTTCTCGTCCTACGCGCCCGCCGAGACCATCGGGCCCCTCACCAACCCCAGCGCCACCTACCTGGACTGGTTCTGCTGGGGCCTGAAGGACACCTCCAGCAACCTGCCGGGCGCCGCCGGCAGCCAGTTCATCGGCCTGGGCTGGGGGAGCGGCGGGGTCGCCATCGCCCTGGCCAGCAACCTGTCCGGCAACGGGAACATCGGGAGCGGCGGCGCCCAGATCTACATCGCCCAGAACGGGGCGACGAACGTCGCGACCAGCACCGACGCCGGCTTCGTGCTCAGCTTCCCGCAGTACTCCCCGACCGCCTACTGCTTCACCAACGGGCTGAGGTTCGTCGTGAACAACGCGGGCCTGTCCACCCAGACGGTCACCGCCAGCTACTACGCCAACATCGCCAGCCTCGCCGGCGACTACAGCGTCGCCAAGCTGCGCACGGACACCTTCAACACCTCATATTCGGGCTCCAAAACCCTCACCTGGAACAGCGGCGGCGTGGCGCTGGCGCTGCCGTGCTGCTGGTACCTGCGGATGCCCTTCAACCTCAGCCGCGCCAGGATCTCGACGATGGGCATGTGGAAGGTCTCCTAGCCATGGGCGAAATCCAGCAGATGCCGGTGACGCAGGACGAGATCCTGATCCAGGAGCCGCGCGAGTCGTTCCTGCGCTCCCCGCCGTGGACCGCGTGGAACGAGGTGCGCCTGGGCATGACGATCACCTTCGTGCCGGTCGGCGTCTTCCAGCAGGCCTGCACGACCGAGACCATCTACCCCTACTCCTATCTCGACTGGGTGTGCTGGGGGCTCAAGGACCCCTCGCTCAACCTCCCGGGGCAGGCGGGCGCCAGCTTCGTCGGCCTGGGGCTGGGGACCACGGGCGTGAGCAACGTCCTGAGCAACAACGCCAGCGGCACCGGGAACATCACCTGCGCCAGCAACAACGCCCTGGTCAGCGTCTACGGGACCTCCGTCCTGACCAAGTCCGCCGACACCGGGACGGTCATCCAATTCCCGCAGTACTCCGCCACGCTGTACTGCTTCACCTCCTGCATGAGGCTGGTGTTGAACAACTCGGGGCTGTCGAACCAGACCATATCCGCCCAGTGGGTCCAGAACACCGCGAGCCTGGCCGGCGACTACAGCGTCAACAAGCTGCGCACGGATCTCTTCAACAGCGCCTACGGCTCAACCTACACCCTGACCTGGAACAGCGGCGGCCAGGCGCTGACCCTCCCGTACTGCTGGTATCTGCGGATGCCCTTCCTCCTGAACCGCGCCCGGATCTCCGCGCTGGCGATGTTCAAAGTGTCCTGACCGGGCGCCGCGCTCAACCCGACCCCACAATCTCCTTCCACGGCAGCGGCACGCCCATCTGGTCGAGCGCCTGCCGCGCCATCTTCGGCAGCCACGGCGGGGCGGGCTTGGACGGCAGGACGTGGGCGCCCCACTCGATGAGACCGCCGCCGTCGGGGTCGATGGTCAGCACGCGGCGGCCACCGAGCTCGGGGCGGGCCACCCGGTAGGCGTTCATGCTGGGCAGCGGGGAGCCAAGCTGGTAGGCCATGACCATCACGCCCTCCAGCCTGTGCTCGGCCACCGGCACCGGGTCGCCGGGTTTGGCGCCCTTGACGTACCAGGCGTCCATGACGAAGCCGAAGTGCACCGCCTCGAACGCGAGGGCCATGAGGCGCATAATCTGAAGGTAACGGGGGTTGCGCTCCGGCCCGGCGTCGAAGCACACGGTCACGAGCTCGCCGCCCCGGCGCTGGAGGGCGGCGGTGATGGGCGGGCACCCGTCGCCGGAGTAGGCCCGGCGGGCGATGCCGTCCAGCTCCTTGAAAAACTCCACGAAGTCGGGTCTGCCGGGCGCGTCCATGGCAACTAACTAGAACCCCTCCACTCCCCGTCGAAGTCCTCCCGCCGGGCGGGGTCGATCATCTCGACGGCGACCCTGTGGGCCACCGGCGAGTGGAAGCCGCCGGGCGTCGAGATGCTCTCACTGACCCGGTAGAGCCTGCCGCGGAAGAAGGTCCTGAACACGCGCCGCTCGTTCGTCCGCTGGTCGAACGCCAGCGGGAAGCCCTCCCGCTCCAGCCGCAGCTGGACGAGGTCGGCGCAGTCGGAGCAGAAGAACCATCCGAACCGGCCCGGCTTCCTGACGAACTTGACGTTGACGGTCACGGACGAGGCAGGTAGGCGAACAGGAAGGACTCCAGCAGCTTGACCGGGGGTGTCTCGCCCCTGCGGCGGCTACGCAGCCGGAGCGCCGAAGCGGCGCCCGCCACGGGGCCCATGTAACCGAGGGTAGCGGCGAGCAACATCGCCCTGGCCAAGCGGGACGAGCACTCGCCCCGCGCCAACACGCAGCTGATCGCCATCAAGGACACGGAACAGCACTGCTCGACGCGCATCTCGGACGCGCGGCTGCGCAGGCCCATGTCCACGGCCAGTGCGCCGCACTGACACTTGATGAAGTTGTGGAGGGCGCGCTCGACCAGCGCGGAACCAAGGCAGCGCACATCCTGGCGCCGCCGGGTGACGCGACGGCGCCACAGAACATCCGCAGGACAGCCAGCGCGATGGCGCAGGACGGTCACCAGCGACCGGCTCCAGCGGGCGTCGCCCTGCCACTTCCAGGAGTACTTCGCGCTCATGGGGGGAGCGTGACACGTCGGGCCGCGTTTGTAAACAAAAAAGTCTATGACATTCTGTCGGCACGCCGCCTGATCCACACGCCACCCCCGACCCCGGCGAGGAGGAAGGCGAGGCTCCAGAGGGGCGACGACGAGCCCCACGACAGCCGGCCCATGATGAAGAAGGCGGCCAGCAGCACCGAAACGGGCAGTGCGAAGATCTTCACCATGCTCACCCCCCGTTAAGGAAGCGCCCAATCTCCCGGGCCAGCCGCAGGGCCTCACCGCCGGTGTCGGCCGAAATCTCGACGCACGGCCCGGCGCTCAGCGCGACGCTGGCGCTCAGGACGGACCGCCACCTCTCCCCGGGTGGCTGCTGCGTCGCGACCACCCGCCACGGCCCCCACCCTGCCGCGGGCGCCGAACCGCTTGACGGCGGCGCCGCATCGCCGAAGTCGAACCTACGGATGGGGCGGGCCATAGACCTCCTCAACCGCACGGTCGGCGGCGTGGACAGACAAGCCGATCCACCCGGGGTTTTTGTCGAGGGTGCACTTGAACACCGTCCACCAGAGCACGGCGCGATCGCCGGCCAGCACCTTGTCGGCCGGGAGCTGAGCGAGCGGCTTAGCGTCGGCGGGCATGTTGACCACGACCAGCGGGTGGCGATGGACGTACAACCCGAGGGAGAACGCCACGAGCCCGGCGAGCAGAACCCCCACAAGGAACCTTTCGAGGCTGATTGATTTGGGCATAAGCTGTTTGCACCCCCAGGCCCACCATCCCAGGGCGACCAGCAGAACCAGGCCGAAGCCGATAGTCTTCGACCAGACGGGGTGCTCCCTGATGAACCGGGTCGGGTCGTCCATCAGTCCGGCTCCTCCTGGGTGCGGCGCTCCGCAGGCGGGCGGCCCTTCCGGGGCGCGGGGAGGACGCCGGTCCCGATGGCGACGAGCCGCACGTCCCTCTTCGTCTCCTCGTCGAAGACCGTGCCCGCCTCCTTGAGCACGCCCTTCTGCACCAGCCCGGTGATCCTGGGCCGCACGGTGTTCGGGTCCTGGTAGCCGAGGGCCATCAGCTGCCGGTCCGTCATGGGGACGCCGGCCACCCGGAGGCTGGCGAGAATCCTCACCGCCCGCTTCTGCGCCTTCCCGCTCGCGACGAGCTTGTCGTGGGAGGCTGCCGAGTTGTCGTGCACGCCCATCAGCCCACCTCGTACTTCTCCTTGAGCCGGGCGACGGACGCCCGCTGCGCCGGGGTGAACTCCCTGCGGTCGAGGTTCGACTCTACGAACTCGGCCTCCCATTCGGTCAGGTTGGGCTCGCCGTCCAGCGCCTCGATCACGCGCCGGCACTCGTCGTCGGTGGGCAGGATCATGGTTCAGTAGTTAGGGTTATCAAAAGGAATGAGTTACTAATACTTCACCCGCCGACCCCGAAGCGGCCACCCTTGAACCTGACCCTGGTCAGGTCCTCCAGCGGGACGTAGGGCGAAAACCTGCTCGGGCTGTGGCTGTTGTCGAAGACGAACTTCCCGTACACGGTCGTGGCGCCCACCGCCGTCCCGTCGTCCTGCAGCCAGACGATCATCTCGTCCCCGACCTCACGCCGATACTCCACCAGCGCGTCGCCGACCACCGGCTGGCCAACCAGCGAAATGCCCTCCGAAGCCTGGTCCAAGCCTTCCAGGTTGAAGAAGCGGCGGCGGTGCGGCAAGTAGTCGTACTCCCTGCGACAGAGGCGCTTGACCGTGATCCTCGCGGCGAAGGCGACGAGCACCACCCCAAGCAGGATCGGAATGAGAAGGAGCCAGTTCATGTTTTGTTTACAGAACACTGAGGCTGGACAGGCCGACGTATAAGTGCGGGGTTCTTCCCCCGCTGTCTCCAGGGTCCCCATTCACGGCAATGTGAACACGAATAAGAGATCTGACCATAAATCAAAAGCTTTTCCACAACACGGCCGCACTTTGGGCAAAAAGGGTGGCCATCACTCATGACTCAGACGGGTTCAGGCCAGCGGAATCGCACGCGCTTACAACCACGGGGCTGGTGGGGCGGCGTCGCCGCGAACGGCGGCGTCGCGCCAGGCTCCGGCATGTGCTCCTCGCAGAGGAAGACGCCCTGGCCGGCGTCGACCCCGTCGACCAAGACGCGGCCGGTCGCCAGCTCGACGCCGCGGGTCGTGGGCCTGCCGCACTCGGCGCAGAAGAACAGGAGCCCGTCGTCGAGCTGGCGGCAGAGCGGCGCCATGGCCACCAGCCAATCCTGCACCTCGGCGTCGTGGAGCAGGGAGTTGGCCGCCAGCAGCTTCATCGAGCTCTGGCCGTCGAACCACTCCTTCAGGCTGGCGACAACCCCGGCCAGCTTGAAGAGGAGGGGCGGCGGAGGCTTGAGGGGGTCGGTCATGGTCGTCATCGCAGCAGTTCCGCGCAGAGGAGCAGGGCGATCTGGCGGGCGAGGTTGTCCGGCTGCCAGGTGGCGCCCTCCCCGAAGACCGAGACGAGGAAGCCGACGGCCTGGTCGGCCTCCCCGGGCCTGCGGGCCGACGCGATGAGCGCCAGGCCCGCCGGGAGCTCGTAGGCGTCGTCACGGGCCAGCCACTTCGCCGCGTCCACAAAAAGCTTCGGGTTCAGCTTCATCGGCCCACCCGCCGTCGGAGCAGGAACTTGCGCGCCTCCGCCTTGGTCGGCTTGTAGGGCGGCGCCCTGAGCCCGTGCCGGACCTTGAGGTAGCTGACGATCTCGGCGTAGCGCACCCGCCGCGGCAGGGCCCTGTTCGGGAAGCACCGGGAGATGCACTCCCGCTCGTGGCTTCCAAGCGCCGAGTCCCAGACAGTTACGCAGCGGTAGCCACGCGAGATGTGGAAGATAGCTAAACGTTTCATTGAGGGTATACGATGTCCATGATTACCCGTCGCCTGGGCGTATCCAACCCACCGAGAAGCCTGCGGCGCCTACGTTTTGGTGACCTGTCGCGCACAACGGGGCAGCCGTTGACCCACGCGATCTGCTTAGTGCGTGGGCTATCAAGGGCGCACATCAGGCTACTGAGCGAGGACGCCTCATGGTAGGGCACAATCTCGCCATTCGGGTGTTGAATCTTGATCACAGCTCGGGCAGGTAGAGCATCTCGGCATCCCAGGCGCCGAGGATGTAGTAGTAAAAGCCGAAGGGGGACTGGGCCAGCACGATGGGATCACGCTTGATCTCGCGGTCGGCGACCTCGCGGAACTGGTCGTTGGTGGCGATCACGAAGAGCCGAGGCTTCTTGCCACACAACTCCATGGTCCTATCAGTGACGGCTTTCATCATCCGGGTGGCCTCGTCGGGCATCTCGGGGATGAACATGTCGGCGTCCTTGAGCACGAGCTCGTGCTTCTCGCACAGGGCCATGACCTTGGCGTGGTCGGTGGTGTCGAGGCGGGAGAAGAACTCGCGGAAGGTGGTGCCGTCCTTGGACTTGGCGTCGTACTTCTTGCGGTTGCGCAGGCACTGGAGCAGGGCGTCGACCTCGGCGGTGGAGTACTTGGTGCCCTGGATGAGGGACCGCTTGGCCTCCATCATCTCGATCTTCGTGTCGAGGCCCTCCAGCGACCAGTGCGTGGGGACGCGGCCGAGCTCGGCCAGCACCTCCTTGGGGCGCACCCTGATCTTGGCCACCTTCTCCGGGGCCGGGGCGGGCACGCCGAGCACCTGCACGCCGGACGTGTCGGGCGTCAGCCACGCGGCGGTGGGGGTCGTCGCGTTGGTCGAGACCATGTTGATGAGGCTATACTGGGTCGGGCCAGTATGGGCGAAGCCGCCGCCGGCGAACCGGTCGGAGCGGAAGTCGGCGAGGAAGTCGCCGCCCGGCGACTCCTTCTGATCTTTCACGACCGCTTCCTCGACCTCGTCGGCTGTGCGGCCGCTAATGGCCGCGATGAGCGTCTTGATCAAACTTGGTTTTTTCATAAGATGCCTCTTAGTTCCTCGGAATAGGGTTCCGAAGCTTAGTGCGGTATGTGGCCTTGAGGTCGCTACCCTGGCAGCCGTCCGCCGACCTATACCAACTGAGGGTACCGTCCTCACCGGGGAGCCATATCTCAATTTCAGGCGTCGGTGCCCTAGGCCCGATCTCCTCGGGCGCCAACAGGCGCCAGCCGTCCTTCACGCCCACGCGCGAGCCGCGCAGCTTGCACGGGTTGTAGCCGGCGGCGACCTCGTCCTTGGGCCACTCGCCGGGGAAGACCATCTTCATCTCGTCCCAGTCCCAGGGCGCGAGCGGCAGCTCCCGCGCGTGGAGGGCGCGCAGCTCGGCCTTGCATTTGAGGATGGCCCTCTTCATGTCCTCAAGGGCGTCGTTGGAGGCTGGCCAGCCGCCCCGCGCGCACCATTTTTTGGCACAGTCCAGGACGGCGCGGGGCAAGTCGTCGGGGTCGAGGAGGAGGGGCTGCATCCAGAGCAGGCGGGTGGCCCGCTCGGAGGCCGTCTTCGACTCCTTGATGACCTTGCGCCGCTTGTCGGCCGTCTCGCTGAGGGGCTCCAGGAGCACCTCGTGGTGCACGTGCCAGTACCATGTCAGTTCGATGCTCATAAATCCTTCCGGTTCCCGCTCAGCCTCTTGCCGGCGCCCGCGGTGACCCGCACGATGACCTTCTGGACCTCGCCCACGATGTCCTCCAGGACGTAGGGGAGCATCCCCACGTCCACCAGCCGCAGGCCGAGCGGGCGGGCCTCCGCGTCGAGCTGCGCGAACATGGCGTTGAGCATGTCCTGCTGGCCAGCCTCGGCGTAGCCCTTTCCCAGCCAACCCTCGGTGAGCGCCACGGTGTAGGGGCGCCCCCGCTGGACGTTGTGCACCTTGGGCAGCAGGTCGGCCCCGTCGAGGACCACGATGACCGGGGGGTGCGCGCCGGCGACGGGGTTCGCGGCCCCGGGCGCGGCCCGCAGCACGGCCTGCACGTCGCCGTCGTAGACGGCGCACACGGTGAATCTGTTGGAGCCGCTCACGCCTTCTTCCCCAGCGCCCGCAGGCGCTTGTCGATAGCGGCGGCGCACAGGGCGCCGGCCCTGGCCAGGTCACGGATCTCATCCTCCAGCCTGCCCGCGGCGGCCTCCTTCTCAGTCCTGAGCACCCGGCGGTGCTCGGAGGTGCCCGGCTTCCACCAGGAGGCCTTCCACGGCCAGACGGTGACCATGACGCCCTCCTTGTTGGGCAGGCACATGTTCTCGGCGCGGACGCCGCCGGCGTTGAGGGCGTAGGCGGCCGCCCCGCGCTCCAGCTCGCCGGCCCGGTAGGCGTCGTCGCGGCCGGCGTCGAAGCCCTCGGCCTCGACCTGGCGGGCGCGCTCGACCGCGATGAGGTGGACACCCTCATTCGTCATAGATTTGCTCTCTTTTTTCATGGATGGTTATGATGCCGAACAGCCGCCACGTGGTGACCCTCCACGCCCGGAACCAAAAGTCGCCGGAGCAGCCCTGGCTCGCCTCGAATCTGACGGCCTTGGTGATCATCCCGCCGCCGTCCCCTTCCCCGGCTTGCCCTCCCACAGCCACGCGACGGGGAGCTTCGCGAAGCCGGGGTCGAGCGGACGCCACGCCAGGCAGGCGGGGCGGAGCCCGACGTACATTGAAAGGTAGGCGGGCGGGACGCCGCTTAGGCACATCCTGGTCTTCAGCGTCTGCACCTGGCCGTCCGTGGCCACCTCCACGCAGTAGGCCTCGACCGGCTGGCCGGGGTTCGGCTGGGAAGGCCACGACCCGTCGGGCCGCCTGACGACCCAGCCGTCGCCCGCGGCTGGGCCCGCGTCGCGGAAGTCCCGGTGGTCCACCAGCTCGTCCACCTTGCAGTCCTCCAGCTTGAAGCCGCTCTCCGGGGGCCTCGGCAGGGCGACGTGGAGTATCGTCGACGCGTCGTCGGCGACGTGCGCCACCCTCCTGCCGAACTCGTCGCGGTGGACGTAGACGTACACGGCTACTTCACCCTCGAATAGTAGGCGTTGCTGACCCCGGCCTGCGCGCTCCAGCGCCACTGGTCGAGGACGTACTGGGCGAACTCGCCCTCGGTCAGCTCGATGACCTTGTCCTTGGTCCAGCGCATCATCGAAATGACACGGTCGTAGTCCTCAGTCTGGTCGACGGGGGCCGCGACCTGCACCTGGACCTGGAGGGGGATGCGCTTGCCCCTGCGGGCCAGCCTGAGCATCTTGTCGAGCTGCCGGATGACGGTCTTCCGGTAGCCCTCCTGCGCCTTGAGGAAGATGGCGCGGTGGGCGTTCCTGTTGGCCACGAGCTTGGCCAGCAGCTTTTCCTTGTCGATTTTCACGGTTTCCATAAAGCCTATGAGAACTCACTTCGGCGCGGGAGCAACCGGCGGAACTCGCGGGGGTCGGCTGGTGAGCCTGTATGCCCGCACCACCCTCTCGTTGACGATTTCGAGGAGCGTCCAGCCATTTTCGTATGCAGCGGCCAAAAGAGCGTCCCATTGCCCTGGCCGCATTGTGATGTAACCCTGACCCGCCGGGCCCACCACAGGAAATGGGGAGGGGAGTGGGATACGATCTAGCAGCGGACGTTTCATGGGATGCAGGTCAGAAGGGCGGCGGGAACCTGGAGCCCTCGGCACCTATCTCCGGCCACCGCATGCGGTCCGGCCCGGCCCGCTCGGCGGCCCGCCTGAGCGCCTCCAGCTGCGGGGCGTCGAGGCCCTTGCTCTTGTGCTCCTCGATGCTCTTCAGCAAATGCTCGACCATGCCGGGCGGCATCGCCGCGACCAGCTCCTCGGCCATGCCAGGCGGCACCGTCGACGCGAGGTGGTCGGCGAGCAAGTTCAGGACCTCGCCCAGGGCCTTCTCGAACTCCTCCGGCGAGAAGGTCTCGTGCCCGACGGGGAGCCCGACGACGGCTTCGAGCTTCGCCTTCAGCGCCTCGATGAAGTCCTCCCCGGACCCGCCGATGAAAGGCTCGCCGCTCACCGGTCGCCCTCCTCGCCCCTGGCGTCCTCAAGCTCGGCCTCGGCCAGGGCGTCGGACTGGCGGTAGCGGACGGGCTTGCCGTCGACGAGGCCCACCGCGTTCCGGGCGGCCGCCTGTGCGTCCTTGGCCATCCTGAACACCTTCTCCGCGTCGGCCTTAGAGAGCATCCGCATCGAGAAGAACGACGGCATGCCGTTGATCGAGCGGGGGCCGGCCTCGGAGAGGTACTCGTAGATCAGGCCCGGCGGGTTCTTGATCATCTCCCTGCGCTGCTTGGCGCCCATGAAGATGAGGACCATGAACACGGACGAGAGGTCCTCCGGGCTGCGCAGTGAAGACGCGGCCCGCGGCGATGTCCAGCGCGAGCTGCCCGAGTTCGGCTTCGGGGAGGTCCTTCATGTATCAGGAAAATGTTTACGCCACCCTCGGCCTGCTCGACGGCATGGGGCCGGGGCTGGGCTTCTTCTTCGCGTCACGCTCGCGAACCTCCACAAGCATCGGCGGGATGGCCTTGCCCTTGAGGCGGCGGATGTCGAAGTCGAGCGGCAGGATCGCCTGTCCGGTCTTCTCCAGCGTGCCGCGGGGCTGGATCTCCACGTGCGTGCAGCCGCTGACGTGCACCAATAGGTTGATCGCCATGCCGGCGAAGCCGGTGTAGGTGTCCTCGACCTGCGTGCCGAGCACTTCGATTGGGATCTCGCAGTCCACAAGTTCGATTTTGTGCTCGCCAAAGCCTTCAAGCCTCTCCGCGGCCAGCCAGACTTGCTTGAGCGGCCGCTGGTCGGCCGGGTCCAGGCCCTTCGGCTGGACGAGGTACAAGTGCGAAAGATCCAACCCGATCTGCAGGAGCGTCACGGTGCCCCTGAGGCCCGTCGCAAGGTCCCTGACCTTGCTTCCAAGCTTGATGATTTTCATTCTAGTTTTTGTTTACAACTTTATGTCTACAACAAAATGGTGGCCGCATGTCAACTGAAACCCGACGCCGTCAGCGCCGCACACGCCTCCATGGCCGCCTTGAGGCCCTGAGCGATCTCGACCCACCGCACGGCAAGGACGACGGCGTACACGGATGGCTTCACGCCGTAGGCGCCGCAGGCGTAGGCGTCGTTCGCCTCGATCAGGGCCGTGATGGACCCGCCCCGCAGCACACCGAAGTCCAGCAGGAAAGCGACCGGCCCGCCCGCGGCGAAGTACGCGTACGCCGCGTCCTCGACGACGCCGCGGTCCACCGGCGTGGCCTCGTCGCCCCAGTAGTGCCGCACGTCTAGGACGCGCCCGAGCAGGACGAACGCCCGCCACTCCGACTTGAAGTCGACCACGTCCGAGCACCAGATCTCGTCGTCGGGGCGAATCCTGGCCAGGGTCGGCGTGCCGGTGACGAAGCCGGTGAACTTCTTGACCCGGCCCCGCGGCTTGACGAAGAGCGGCGCCCTCCCGCAGACCTCCCGCCAGGTGGACGGCCACACGCACCGCCGGAAGAACCGGCGCAGGCAGTCGGGGTAGTCGAGCGGCCAGGGCGGGGTGAGGCCGAGCTGCCTCAGCGCCATGTGGACGACCGGCACCGTGCCGCCCACCAGGGTGCCCGTGGAGAGGGGCACCCGGCCCCTGAAGAGGTTCTTCTCGTAGAAGCCGAACCACGGGACGCGCGGGCTGAGCGCCGACAGCCCGGCGGCGAGCGCCTGGCAGTCCGTCTCCAGGCGGCCGGGCGACTCCAGCAGGAGCTGCGCGGAGGTTATCATGTCAGCTCCCGATGGCGATCGAGCCGTCGAGGATCTGGGCGATGTACTGCTCGTGCGTCGCCTGCGCCCGGCGCCTGGCCGGCCCGCCGGCGACGCGCTGCCAGAAGGAGGGCCGCGAGGACATGTGGGCGTCCACGCGCCTGGCCTCCTCGATCCTGGCGTCGAGCGTGCCGCCGGCCAGGGCCCCGGCCTCGACGCCGCGGCGGGCCGTCTCCAGGGCCCTCGCGATGGCCTCGCTCCGCCACCAGTGCGCCGGGATGTCCCGCGGGGTGTAGACGACGCGGGGGACGCCGTCCCATTCCGGCCGCGCGCCCACCGGCCCCTGCACGCCCGTCGGGCCCACCGGCCCCTGCATGCCACCGCGCGGCCACATGCGCGTCGGCTCGACATGCCCGCGCGGCGGAGGCCCCGCGCCGGTGACCCCGGAGGCGGCGGCCCATCCCGGCCCCGTGGCCCCGGGGAACATGGCGAACGCCCCGGACTCGCGCGCCCCCGGCCACGCGTCCGCGCCGCGCACCTCGAAATTGGAGTTCATCGCCTCGATCACGCGCACCTGCTCCTCGGTCATGGGGGGCGTCGCGCCGGGCCGGTCCAGCCAGGCGGGGTGCTCCACGGGCTGGCCGTCGACGGGGGCCGTCAGGACCATCTCCTCGCGGTAGCCCGCGCCGAGCGGCCCCTGCCACTCGCCGTCCTCGTTCTTCCACCAGCGGCTACCGTCGCTAGTGTCCTCGACCGCGGGCAGGCCGCGCCACTCGCCCGGCCGGAAGCGGGCCTTCGGGGCCTTCGGCTTCTTCGGCCTGGGGGCGGAGGGCTCTTCGAGGTCGAACTTTCGGATGGCGGCCACGGCTCTGGAAAGAACTCAGGTCATGTAGACCGGCACGCACACCGGCACGGCCACCGGCATCATCACCGTGATCATCGAGATGAACACGGGCACGGGCACCGGCACGGGCACCAGCACGGGCACCGACGGCGCGGCTGGCGCCCACCCCCAGCCCGTCCAAGCCAGCCAGCCGAAGCGAGGATCGAAGCAGACCGTCCCGGGCGGCGGAAACGGCTGGGGGCAGTTCGAAGTCCAGAACGACGGGCGCGCGGGGGCCGGCTCCGGGGGCGGGGGCGGGTCGCCGAGGTCGAACCTGCGGATGGGCGTCTGCACGGGATTCGAGCCGCGATGGCCGGGCATTTGTTTACAAGCCCCGCAGCTTCCTGCACCCCGGGTTGCCGGACATGCAGGGGCCGCCGAAGCGCCCGCAGAGCCACGTGCCGCAGGTGATGCGCCTGGGGCCGCGCACGCACCTGACGCCTTCGGGCGAGGAGTCGTCGGAGACGTAGTAGCGGACGGCGGTCTCGGTGACCTTCGGCCCGCGCCTGAGGAGGCCCGCGGCCCCGCAGAGGCGGAACTGCTCGCTGAACAGGCGGGGCGCCTTGGGCGGGGACACCGTGCCGGGGGCGGCGGACTCCATCTCGGCCAAGACGGTGCCCTCCAGCGTCTGGAGGGCGCAGCCGAGCACGTAGAGCTTGCCGCGCAGGCCGCCCTTGGGCGGCAGGGCGTTGACGGCCGCCCAGAACGGGCGGGACTTGGGGCCGGAGTACCGGCGGTGGAGGGGCTTGGCCCGGCGAAGGAAGGCCTGCCGGTCCTTGGCGAACTTCCTGAGATCCTTCAGCCATCGGGCGTGCGTCTTTTTCGGTGTCTTTTTTGGTGTCTTTTTTGGCATCTTCATGGCGGGTTCAAAGTTCGACCTGCTTGCCGTCGAAGCCGATCCAGGGCTCGTCCCTCCAGTCCTCCCCGTCGCCGCGGTCGCCCCAGTCCGTGGCCGCCGTCGGGGTGTCGATCTCCGTCCACGGGGCGCCCGGCGGGACGTCGCGCTGGTCGCCGCCCGGCCCGGTGTACTTGACGGGGGTGGAGGGGTTCCGCTCCGCGAACAGGGCCACCGCGATCAGGAACGCCCGCTCCGGCGTGTCCGTCGCGACGTACGGCCCCGGCCGCAGGAGGCCGAAGTCGTGCACGACGCCCCTGACGTACCGCCGGCCCCGGCGGGGCAGCCGCTCGTACGCGGCCTCGTTGAACGTCCTCGTCTCATTCACGGCACGGTCTGGAGCCTGAAGGGGGAGACGATGACGCGGGGCTCGACGTAGACGGGCTTCACGTCGCCGCCGTTGGGGTCCTTGAGGAGCACCCAAGTGCCCTCGGCGGTGGCGGGCGAGTAGAGGCCGTTGGGGTCGGCCTGGGCGATGGTGGTCGCCCCCTGCCCGTAGGGGATGGTCTGCTGCGGGTTGGTGAACTGGGTGGCGTAGGGGATGCCGTAGCCGACGGACTCGCCGAGGAAGACCAGCTTGCCGGTCATCTCCGCCACGATGTAGGTGTAGGTGACGAGGCCGTTCTGGTCGCGCAGCTCGATGATGTCCTTCAGGAGCTTCTTCTCCCTGAAGTTGTGGACGGCGGGCATGCCGACGGTCATGTTGGACTCGCGCTGCAGGGTCTCCTGCCGCTGCTTCTCGACGGCGATGCTGTCCGGCGTGCCGGAGCAGGAGTTCTCGGCGCCGCACCAGAGCAGCGCGAGAGGGATCAGGACTGTGAGGGCCAGCTTTCTTTTCATGGGGGCTGGGGGTCAGGGGTTATTGGTTGAGGTGCTTGCGGGCGCGGAGCTGGCGCATGAAGCCCTGGAGGTCGGCCGGGAGCTTCTCGTCGGGGTAGTCGGCGTAGCGGTGGAGGATCAGGCTGGCCAGGGCGTCCTTGCCGCCCTCGTCGGCGGCGACGTACTGGGCCTCCATGCCGTAGAGGTCCTGGATCATGCCCTGGTTGTAGGCCTTCGACTGCTCGAAGGTGGAGCGGCGCACCGCCTCCATCCTGGGGTTGAACACCTTGAACAGGAAGTAGTCGTTCCCCTGAACGACCCATCCGATGGCCAGCACCGCGAGGAGGCCGGCGAGGAGTATCGTGGCGATTTTGGTCTTCATGGAAGGGGGTCACGGGGCGAAGGACTACCCGGGGGCGTCCCAGTGCTCGCATGACTGGCAGAAGCGCATGGTCAGTCCCTGTCGACGCAGATGGCGATGACGCCCCCGACGGCGAGGACGATGAAGAAGACGACCTGGCAGCCGCCCACCCACCGCCAGAGGGACGGGTGGCTGTGCTTCCACCAGACGCCCTCGAACACGTCGAGCATCCCCTTGGCCTCGCCCTGCTCCTGAGCCGTGATCTGCTGGATGGCGGCCTGGTACTGGAAGGAGCCGACGTCCATGTTCAGGATTTCGTGCAGGCGCCCCTGGAGGCTCTTGACGGCCTCCAGGTTGCGGTCGAAGGAGTTGTCCGGGGTCGTGAGGAGCACGGCGTTGTGCTCGCCGGCGAAACCCCCGGCCTCCAGCGCGGCCACGAAGGCGTCGACGTACTTCGACTTCTGCGGGATGGTGGAGGCCTTCTCGGCGAGGCTCCAGTACGACCCGAACTGGCGGCTGTACTGGTACTCGCCGACGATCTCGTTGGCGACGTTGAAGACCGTGGCGGCGACGCCGACCAAGAGCATGACGATCCCGGCGGGCGTGAGGGCGGACCTGTCGGAGGGCGACGATATGGTGTCCATAAAGGTTCAGCGCAGGCCGAGGACGCCGGTAACCCCGACGCCCGCGGCGAGCAGCAGGGCGACCATGCCCGCCTCCGCGAGGGAGGCGCACTCGCCGCTGCGGACCTCGTGGGGCCACGGCCGCGAGAAGTCGAACAGCGTCACGGTCCAGTAGTTGACCTGGTCGGGGCCGATGTGCCGGGCCTTCCAGTCGCGCCTGTCGAGGCAGGCCAGCACGGCCTTGGAGTCGCCGGTGAAGTTGGGCAAGCCCTCGAAGACGCACCGGTCACCGTCGAACCAGCCGCCGGGGTCCACGAGGTGATAGTCCGAGTCGAAGGCGGGGGGACGCATGACGAGGCCAAGCGCACGCTCGGCGAAGAGTTTGTTCTTCGCGGTGGCGTCCAGGGCGTTCCAGTCGATTGTCATTGAGAAGGCGGTTGAATCTTCGGCTTGGTGATCTGGTGATTGTATTCGTCGGCCAACGAAGCGGCCATGAAGACCTCCAAGGCGTTGAGAGCGGCCTGGGCGTCGACGCCCGACACGTCGGTAGAGGTCGACAGCCCTCCGTCCGGGCGCAGCATCTCGGCCCTGGTGGCGATGTTGTCGGCGTCGATCACGACCTTCCAGCCGTGGCGGAGCAGGCGGTTGATGAGGGGGTGGGGCGGGCTCATGCGCAGTTTGTGTTAGACTATTAGAACTGCGGGTCGCAACTTTTTTCGTAAACAAAAGTTAGAGTCCGATCTCCCGCAGCCACCGGCTGTACGCCATGACCGTCGCGTCGTGCGCCGCCCGCATCGCCTCCAGGTTGCCGGACTTGACGGCGCAGTGGAACTCCGCGTTGGCCTCGTTGAACTGGCGGAGCCAGAACTCACCCTGGACGCAGGCCTGCTCGCGCCCCACGCTGTAGCGCACGAGGCCGACGAGCGCCGCAGCGATCGCGATGTAGACGAGGCCGACGGGCAGCGAGACGCAGCTGTTCGCGACGCCCAGCCCCGTCGTGACGACCACCATCCCGACGGCCAGCCACTTGGAAAACCTAGCCGAGGCCGCGCTTGGACCCTTGATGATTTCCATTGGAAAAAACCGCGGGCGGCGCAAGCCGCCCGCGGCTATGAATCCATCCACTCTCCAGCGCCGGGGGCGCTGGCAAACGAAAGTTAGGAGACAGGGGCGGACGCCACCTCGACCGGCCCGGACACAGGCGAAGGCGCAGCCGAGTCGGGCTGGGCAACCACGGGGGCGACGGGCACTGGCGGCGGAGACCGGGGCGGCTTGACGGCGGGGGCCACGTAGGGGCGCTTGCGGACTTCGATGAAGCCGGAGGCGAGCAGGCTCTTCTTGTAGAAGGAGAGGACGCGGGTCGGCTTCTGCCGGGAGTTCCCGAGGTGCCTGGCCATCGCCGCGATCAGCTCGCGCCGGGTCAGGGGCCGGTGGTGGGTGCGGAGCACCGACACAATCATGCAGCCCTGCGGGGTGAGCTTGGACGGGTCAGCCGCCCGGAGCGCCCGAAAGGTGGCGACCATGCGTTGCGGTCTTTTGGCGGTTGTTTTCATAGTTTCACTGACAAGAACTGCTAGCACACCCACGCGATGTTGTAAACATTTATTACCAGAGGCCGAGCCTGTGGCCGAGCGCGCCCAGGATCATGGCCACGACGGACACCAGCATGGCCGCACTTATGACGTTGTCCCTGAGCCTCTCCCGCCGCTCGTTGCGCCGAAAGATCCTCTCCGTGTCCTCACGGACCCCGCCCATGACCCTCGCCCGCTGATCCTCGGTGAGCGATGGCCCCTTCGAGCCTTCCGGCCCCTTGTCGTTCATAGCATTAAGCATGGGGAGGGGGAGCGGGCCACTTGTGCTTCCACCATGTAGAACTGGCCGTGGTGTCGTTCTGGCAAAAGACGTAGGGGGACCCCCTCTGCTTCCTCACGATGCCCTCCCAAAAGGGGAGGTTTTCGGACAGGTGGCGCAAGAAGGCCTCCGTGGGCGGGTTGAAGATCCACGCCGCCCCGACGGCCCGGCAGGCCTCCTCGGCGACCCTGGCCCGCTCGTCGGGGCCGGCCCGGAGGTAGGACGTCCCGCCGACGGCGAGCGCCTCGAACGGGTAGAACAGGCCCTTGTAGACCTCGCCGTCGAAGCAGGAGCCGGGCGGCAGCTTAGCGAAGTCGGGGAGATTGGCGACCTTGTAGTGGTAGCGGCGTCCGTGCCGGTTCTGCACCAACAGGGCGATGCCGTCCACGACGACGGGGGAGAAGAAGCTGCGGTCGGCGTCCGACAGGGCCGAGGCCCGCACGGTGGCGACGCCAGCCCTGTCGCCGTTCAGCTTGGGCTGGAGGGTGTCGCCGTTGCCCTTGAACTCCAGCACCAGTTCGACGGCCCTCGCCGGGTCGGAGAGGGCGCGCCCCTCGGCGGGGCGCATGGGATAGAAAGGCACCGCGATGCCGGGCACCACTCTGACGCGGGTCGGGGGCATCAATCGGCCCTCGGCGTAGCCCCACCCAACGCCAAATCGACGTTGAGTGAAAGACAGACAAGAGCGCCGTCCTCAGCATTGGTCTGAGACATGCCACAGACGTTGAAGGAACCAACGTGACCAGTGCCACGCAAAGCCCGGCGAACACGCTCCAAGTCTTCTAGCAGATGGACACGCTCCTCAGGGGTACCAGCCTCTATGTAAAGGCTGGGCACGTTATCATGGACAACAACCTGAAGGTGCATGTTACTCGACGGTGGCGGTGATGGTGTTCTTGACGACCTCGGTCACCTTCTCTTGGTCGCCCACCTTGGGGAAGGCCGCCCAGCGGGTCTGATGGAACCCCTCGCGGACGGTGACTTTTTCGAAAGTGCTGAGCGGGCACGCGGTGCCTTCGGGGAGGTAGCCACGCTTGATAAGCTCGGCGGTGACGGTCTCGGCGGACTTCCGGTAGGCGTCGTAGATGCGCTTGCTGAACTCGCCCTTGTCCTCCCCGACCTTGGAGACGAACACGGCGTCGTCGAACTTCGCACCCGCCCTCTGCTGGACGTAGTCGTTAATGTCCTTGCCGAGGGACTTCATCAGTTCGTCGACGGCCTCGACGTTAGCGATGATGGAGTAGCGGTCTTGAAAGCTGACCCGCACCGAAGTGCCCTCCCTGTCCGTGAGACGCACCGTCGCGACGGGCTTCATCGGCTCGGCGATGTTGTGGATGAAGAGGCGGTGGGTGGCGTCGGCCTTGATGGTCGGCTCCAGTTCGGCGATCTCGGCCTCGGCGGCGCGCTTCGCGCGGATGGCCTCGGCGTAGCGGCGGAGCCCGTCATTCTCGATGACGAAGCTGGGGACGTCGGTACCGTTCTTGGCGCCGGCGGTGGTGGAGGTCTTGAGGGCAACTGTCTTGAGTGGCATGGGAGGGTGGATTGGATTTTGTTTTGGTGAGTTCTAAACTATGCCCGGAGTATGGGGGTTCCGGCCCCGGTTGTAAACAAAAAAATGTCATAAACTTTTTGCTTGCAACCCCGGCCCGCTTCCCCCAGCCTCCCAGGAGTCACCCGCCATGCCCCGCTTCGTAAAAAACCTCAACTACGGCCTCATAAAGGACATAGACCTCCAGAAGATGAGCCGCATCGCGCCCATCATCGCGAACGTGGGCGCACAGGCGTTCACCGAACTGCTGCTGATGCACCTCCACGCCCGCGTGGGCATGACCTTCATCATCCAGAAGAAGGTGACGGACGACCTTAGGCTGACGGACTTCCACGAGGGCCGGTTCGAGGACCTGACGTGGCCGAGCACGACCATCGAGTTCAACTTCGAGGACCCGGCCCTCGGCACGCTGCTCGCGGGGAAGCTCACGCGGCAGCAGGTGCTGGAGGCGTCCGAGCGGCTGAACGTGACGCTGCGCGGCTACACCGCCGCGCCCGACCACGACCACCAGCTCATCATGGTGTGCCAGGCCTCCGACGGGAGCGGCTCCTGCGTGATGGTCCACGACGAGCACACGTGGCCGCGGCTGATGGCGGGCGAGGAAGTCGAGAGCATGACGCCCACCGGCCCCGGCGACGGGCGCATGGAGAAGGCGGAGTCGGCCGAGATGATCGACCTCGCGAAGCTCTGCATGAAG